GAATTCCCAGAACTAGATTCTAAAATCTCAAATCTTAAAACTTCTAACCTCCATTTCAAGAAGCTCTACGAAGAATATAATACTTTAGATAAAGAAATTTTTAAGATGGAAACATCAGAAGTATTTACAGACAAGACACTTGAAGATTTAAAGAAGAAAAGAGTTTTCTTAAAAGATCAACTTCTAACTATTTTAAAAGAGAATTAATATTCTTTGAATATAGGATTATTCTTTATAGTTTTTCCATGTGCCTCTCTAACAATAGCCCCAATACATTCGGTATTATACATAGATTTTAAATTATATGTTAATAAGAAATATCCAAATTGTTTACAGACTTCACCACACCGATCAATAAATTCAAAATAATGATCTGATTCAACTAAATTTTTATAATCTTCTTCCAATTTACCGGAGTCCCATCTTCTATACTTCGGGTTTAAAATTCCAATAAACATTTTATACTGATCCAATCCATTAGAATAGTTCTCCGATTTCAAATCAATCTTACATTGATATCCCTCATCTTCTAAAATATAAAAGAGGGATTCGATTTCTTCTTTAAGATTTCTAGCATTCTCCAACTCATCTTTAAATTTTTTCAACTCATTCAAGATTTTAATATATCTCATTTAATATATATTAAAGAATGAAACAAGATAAGGATAAAGAACTCTTAAAATCTCTTAAAGATCTAGAACACAAAATGGGTCAGCTCAAAAGATACTCAGAATTTGTGAACAGGAAATCTATGTTTCCATCTGACGAAGAACTAAAGAAAGATAGATCCAAACTAACTAAACTTTCTTCTTCTGTGGAAGAATTAATTTATTCTATGACGGATAATGGTTGGTTATATTACAAAGATTACGAACTTGTAAATTTTTACTCAGAAATAACCTTCGAAAAAGAATTTCCTTTCTCAGAAGCTTCTCAAGATTTAGTGGATGAGATTTCTTCAGAAATGGATGAGGTAGTTTCACACTTCTCAGAAAGAAAGTTTAACTGTCACTACAAACTAAAGTTTAATGGTAAAGACCAATCTGAGAACGATCCCCAAACACACAAGAATGATATCTACACATTCAAAGGACCAGTCCCAAGATTAGATAAATATAATAAACCATACACAGGTCGTCTCTTCTATCCTCAGGAAAGATTTGAAGAACTTAGATCCGGTGGTTGGACTCTTAGGATGAAATCCTACGATTCTTCAGAAAATTTCATTGCACAAATTATTTTACTTTACATATGAAGATAGAAAGATATACTGAATTTATTAATGAATCTCTGAATTTAGACTGGGAAGAAATAAGACATATTCTAGATGATATGGGATCTGGTGAATTTACTCAAGATATATCTAAGTATTATACTTGGGCCAGAGAAACTCACGGACTCCCACTTGGGTTCTATGTTTGTGGTTATATTAACCAGATTCAAGATCCCTCAGAAGAAGATATTGAAACAGCTAAGGATAGATTGGAAGATATTGGACTCACCCTAGTTTCACTAGACATTCCATCTACCTCATCTGACGGTATTAAATTTCTTTTAGTAGAAACCGATTTACTTAATAATCTAAAATCATCGGGTTATAAGTTCCTAGATGATTTAGATTGGAAAGATTGGCACATGAATAAAGTATTTCAAGATACAAGAATTTTTAGGCAATATACTGGGGTTAATGATATTCCTGAAAAAGTTATAGACACAAAACACTCCAGACAAAAAATTGGAGATTCTGAAATATCAATTGTTTGGGGACCAATGGGTCCATTTGAAGATGAGGGTCTTGATCAATATGAATTCTATGATGGTGATGATACTTACAAAATATATTCCAAAGTTCAGGCAGAGTGTTTTAATATACATCTCCAACAAAGGGAAAGAGGTTCTCAAGAAGTATTTAAGAAATTAAGATCTTTTGAATCATTTTCTCAAGAAGAAAAGTCACTAGGTAGAGTTCTCATTCTCCATGGTTACGAAGCAACCGCTTCTGACTGTTTTTATCCTTGGTTAAAAGAAGAATTAGAAAATATTGGGTATGAAGTAGAACTTCCTGAACTTCCATCTCCATTTAATCCAAAAATCGCTGACCAAGTTAAATATATACAAGAAAACTATCCACTCCAGAAAGACATAATAATTGCTCATTCTCTAGGTGGTTGTGTCGCTTTAAAATATTTGGAACAATCAGAAATGAAAACTAAATCACTTTACCTATTATCTTCTTTCTTAAACTTTAATTTTTATAAAGGAGATGAAGACATTGAAAATCTTAAACATGTTTTTTCTTGGAAATTTGATTTCCATAATATTAAATCAAAAGTAGAAGATATTTTCGTTCTCTATCCCTCAACTGATACCTCAGTTACGTTTAAACAAGCTTCCGAAATGGCTGATGCTTTTAACACAGAGGTTATTACTATGGAGTGCTCAGATGATCATTTTTGTGGGGAACAAGAGCCACAGATTTTAAATTTCATAAAAAATAAAGAAGGCTTGAATGAGGAAGCTTAAACAATATAATAATTTTTATAATCTTCTTCTAGAATCACACCTTCTAGTAGATGATGAGTTTAAAAAAATAATTATTTCCACTAGAACAAAATCTATTGTTTCTAATAATTTATTTAGATTATTCAATAAGGATATTCAAACCAATGTCAATTATCTCTCACTTGGTAAAGCCAACGATGAGGTTTTATTCACCAACGACAAACAAGTATCTCGTATAGTTCAATCTGGATCAGATCCATTTGAAAAATCTAGAAACAATTCAAAAGTAGGTCGTCTAGTTCGTCAGCTTTTGGTAGCCAATAATATAGATGTTACTGACAAACAAATTGAGGATTTTGTTAATCTATATAAGATAGAATGGGATGCTCTAAACTCACCTGGTAATTTTGAAATAGTAGAAGGTGATAAAATTAAATTCTGGTATCTAGAATCTAACTACGAGAAAGGAAATGGCTCACTTTCTGGATCTTGCATGAGATATCCAAAGTGTCAGGACTTCTTTGGTATTTATACAGATAATCCAAATGTTTGTAAATTAGTTATCCTAAAATCAGAGGATGGTACAAAATTACTTGGTAGAGCTCTTCTCTGGAAAATATGTGATGGTCAAGCTGATTACTACCTAGATAGAACTTACACACTAAGAGATTATGACGAGGGTAAAATGTTAAATTGGGTTCTATCTCAATTTCCAGACAAAAAGATTATATCCTACAAGAACAACGATTCTCTCTCAGGAGTAACTGTCCTTCTAGATAATTGTACTTTTGATAAGTATCCATACATGGATTCTCTTAATTATCTAAATGTTTCAGAAAAGAAACTAATGGCTTCTCTCTCAAACAAAGAAGACCTATTCTTCCAGTTTGGAGATACAGGAGGACAATACACACCAATCAATCAAGTGTACTCAAAATTATATAAAAAGTATCTTAAACAAAAAGAATCTGCTTACGTACAATCTCTCTCTGATTATGTTCCAACTTCAGATTGCTATCTAGAGGTAAGATCTCTTAAAAGAAATCCGGTCTGGGTTTATAAAAAAGATGCTGTCTATTCAGAACTCTACAAAGGATATATCTTTAAAAAGGATGCACTCGAAACAGATAAATGGGGAGTAGTTCCTCGCTGGAGTTTAGTGGAAGTTACTATTAATGATTTAGGAGGGAAAGAAAAAATACCTCTCGAAGCATTTGGTGATAAATATTGTAGAGCATTTACCTCAGAGTACCACCACAAATTCATTAGGACAAAAGAAGCTTTCAAAGATATCTTAGGAACTTATTTTACAAATAAATCAAAATCTAAATTACTTTCTTCTCCAGATATTAATATCTGTGTCTTAAAAATGGCTAAGGTAAGTTCTTCTGGTTTGGTTAAATTAGGTTCTCCCGATATTCGTAAAAATTTCTTTCAAGTTGGAATGTTTAAAGAGGAACTTAACTCACAAACTGTTCAAGTTTGGGGACTTGAAGGAACCGATCTTCCACTTGCTGTAGAATATTCTCATGTTCCAGGAATCTACTCTCCTCTATATTTAGCTATTTCTTTTGGTTTAGAGATTATCACTCAAGAAGAATTATACTTAACTCTAAGGAACTTTGCATTTGATGCTCTTGAAAGATTCCCAATTTATAACCTAGATAGAATAAACGATAAAACATCTAAAGAGACACATTTAAATACGGTTCATACTCTTCTTGACTGGGATAAACAAATGACCCGCAGAAGTGGATACTATGTTCAGAATAAAGACTTTTTAAGTATTTCTCATATCTCAGAAAAAGAAAGGTTTAAAATTTTTAACAAAACAATTCAAGAAGGTTGGTCAGATTCAAGAATCTTTAAAAAATGGATCATGAATTTTAGATCTCAAATGCTTGATCCAAAGAATTCGGAAATATTAAATAGAGTTCTTGGATACTTTAACAGAAGAAGACCATTCGGAGTCAATAGAAGATACAATTCACTTGAACTCACTGACTGGTTTGAATCTAACTTAGATAAGATATTATGTTATTTTTATATCTGGTATCTTACATTCGATAGATACAGCGCATCTAAAATGGCTGCTGAATACTTTGGAGACTTTACTGAGAATACCAAATCTTGGTTAAATGAATTTACCTTTACCGAAAATTCACTTTCCTTTGGAGATGATCTTTATATGTTTGTAGAAGAAGGAAATTATGATTCTAAAGATGGCACTTCTGGTAAAGTATCTAGATGGATTCGTCAACAATTATTGAAAAGTAGTACCGCTAATGATGATTATAATGATCAAACAGATGAAGGCTCATATACCTATCCGAATATTCTTCCTGCTCTTGAAAAATTTAAATCAGAAAATATACCACCTCTTTTAAAGAAAGGATAATTTTTACTAGATGAATTTTAATATATAAAATATTATGTCAAAGATTAAGAAAGTATCAGAAGATTTAGACCTTATCTTAGAATCTATTCTCCAAATGGATAGAAAGTTTAGACAAGTTATAGAGATATTAGTGAACAACTACGATCCAATAGCTACCAATTTATATAGATTATTCAATAAGGATATTAAAACAAATATTAACTTCTTAAATCTTGGTCCTGCAAATGATGAGATATCCTTTGTAAATGATACACAAGTTGCTAGAATTCTAGATGCTGGTGGTGATCCATTTTCAAAATCGAGAAATGTTCAAAAAGTCGGAAGAGCGGTTCGTCAAGTTCTAACCTCTAACGGAATAGAAGTAACGGACAAACAAATTGAAGAGTTTGTAAATAGATATAAAACAGAGTGGGACAAGCTTAATGCTCCAATTAATATAGATTTTGTCACAGGAAATGAGATTAAAAAGTGGTACTTGGATGTCAATTATGTTTCTGGATCTGGTCAACTAAATAATTCTTGTATGAGATATCCAGCCACTCAGAACTATCTTGAAATCTATACCAGAAATCCGGAACAATGTCAACTGGTTATATTAAAGACTCCAGACAACACAAAACTTCTTGGTCGAGCTCTTCTCTGGAAATGCTCAGAAGATTCAACAACAGTAGCAAGAACTCCTCTTAAAGTAGATTATTATTTAGATAGAATATACACTGTTTTTGACCATGATAGAGATAAGATTAAAGAATTTGTTAAAAACAAATTAAAGGATAAAAATGTTATTTGTCATATTGATGTCGTAAATGACTTTTCAAAACTTAATAGAATTAAAGTATCTCTTGAGAATGTAGAATTTGCGCAATACCCATACATAGATTCTCTTTACAATGTATATCCAAATGAGAAATTTATATCTGCTGTAGATGATGCTCGTTCACTAGTCTACCAGTGTCGTCAAACAAACGGTAATAAAATAGTTAGAAACTGGGTTCATTCTGTTAATCTAAACAGATATTTCCCAGCATCTGAAGTTATTATGGTAGATTCATTAAGATCGTACATGCCTTTATCTGAATGTCTTCAGGACTATCAAGGTAGATGGATTTATCGCGGAGATGCTATCCAATCCGAAATATACGGGGTAATTACCCGTAGAAATGCTCAACAAACTCGTTGGGGTTGGGTTCCGAACAATGAGTTGGTGACAGTCTATACCAACACTTCATCCACTGTTGCAATGCCTAGAAGACTTCTAAACATCGAATTCTTTGAATGTAGAAATAGAAATGGTTCTTCATCTTTCGGAACAGAAGAAGCGTCTTTCTTGGATGTTACTGGTAAAAGATATCTTTTAGCTGACAAGAGACATTTAATTGCAAGTTCTGCTAACTGGGAAGGTTTAGTTAAGGCTGTTCGTATTATGTCAGAGGATGTTAAACCTCTTGGAAATGTTCATCCATCAAGTTATGCTCCAGGAGTTACTTACCAGTTATATTCTCTTCCAGACTCAACTCTTCCAATTGCTATTAAATATAACTATCCACCAACAGAAAGGTTAGTAGCAACATATTCATTCTCAACACCTGTTTCACCAACAGCTTCGGCTCCCTCAACAACTTCAGGAGTTATAGCTCTCGAAACAGATGTAAATGCATTTAGATTGAGAAAAAGGAGAGCAGCTCGTGGAACAAGATCAACAGACATGTGGATCCTAAAGAAAGGATATGCTCTAGATTACTTCTTAAACCACCCAATCACAGATAAAGTTATTTCAGATACACTTACTCTAATAAAGGTTGCTGGTAACCAAGAAACAACTTCTGCTAAAATGCAATTGCTAGCTGATACCAACAACTACTTATATTCCCAATCAGCTCCTTACCAAAGGGCTCTTAAAGAAGCGGTTTTAAAATCTTCTACTAAAGAATCTCTTTACAAAGAAGTCAATAAGAATCTAGAGAACTTCTGGAGAACAAGGGATTCTAATATAAGAACTTATATGTCAAATATGGTTCAACATTTGTCTGCTCAAAGAGGACAAACCGCTCCAACTCTTCTTGACCAAATGTTAGAAGATTTTAATGGTCGTGGTCCATTTGAAACAGAAAAGCCTTTGGAACTAAACGAGTTCAAGCAGTTTCTTTTAGAAGCTAGAGAAATGTTTATCTGTCAAATTTATATTTGGAGTCTAACTAGAAATAGAGTTCTAGCCGGAAGAACAGCAGCCAGACATTACGGGTTTTCTGATAGAAGAAGTGCTGCTTACCTATCATCTTGGAGCTACAATAGATACTCCGGTCAAGTTGGAGAAAGAGTTTTCCAAGTATGTGAATCTTTCTTCCCAAATTCTAGATTTCCAGTTGGAAATCCAATAGCTTCTATGAAGTGTGAAGCTGCTTATACATCTACTGATCTTTTAACTATCGATAAAAAGACAAATACTTATAAAGAACTTCTCAAAGCTTGGGATATGTTTGTTAAAGAAAACTTTTCAACTGTATTTCCTCCTCTAACGGTTCCACCAATTCCAGGTGAAAGACTTTCTAAACAAAGAGTTCGTAAATTTGGAGTTAAAAAGGAAGAGCCTCTTTCTCCAGAAGAAAGAGTTCACAAATACAATGAATTAAGTGATGATTAAATTTTCTTAATCACCAAATCTCGTCTCACAGATTTTAATTTTTGAAGTTTTTCTTCTAAATCAATTCGATAAGGAATATTATAAACATACTTGACCTGTTCTTTTTGGTGTTCATTCTCTATATTCTGAACAATCTTATCAATTTGCTTTATAGTCAATTCTTCTCTATGATACTTAAACCAATCATCCTTTATATAAGAAGGCATATTGATAATTTCATTTAACTTATCTTTTTCTTCTTTTAGATAGAAATATAAACCACCATCCTCAATGATTAGTTCTTCTATTTTGGTAATTGGATCTACCAGTTTATAGTAATTTGGACCAACTGGATCGCCTACCCACCTTTCAAACCTGAAAACAATTTCCATTTATTTGAATTTCTTTTTTAGTTCGTTTAAATCTTCTAGATACATATCCTTTGGATCGACTTTTTTTAATTCTTCTATCTCATTTTTCTTAATTTGAAAATCTTCTTTTAACTTCTCATACACCTCTTTAGTTAAGGAGTAAATTGCCATTCGAAGTAGATAATCAAAATCACCATCTATTTTTTCTAACTTTAACTCTTCAATTTGTTTAATAATATCCACCTTCGGAACATTATTCACTTTAATTTTACCATCTAAGATAGCCTTAATGAATCTACCACGATTAGAAAGAACTTTTAGCTCATGGTTAAGCTTATCGAGCTTATATTCTTTTCTTTTCGTATAGAACCCAAGTCTAAAAATAACAAAGTATCGAATGATATCAGACACGCTGGAGAATATTTTAAGTTTACCATTCTCATCTAAGGTAGTTAAATTTTCAGTCTCATATTCTTCTAACTTTAAAAGCTTCAAAATTTTCTGTTCATCCAATTTTTCTAAATAAGCTCGACTAAATTTGATAATATACTCAATACCATTTTTACAATTATCTTCATACGAATTTATTTTTCCGTCTTCTACTAGTTTGTCTAGATGAGATTCAAAAGCTTTATAGGTTAGAGAAGGTGGAAGCTCAGTTATTTTGATAGTAGAGGTATTGGTTTTTTGAAACAATCCTCGTATGATCCACCGGTTTGGTAGCTCAGGATCCTTGGTATAGGTTCCATGAAATACATTACTCTTTGGTTTAAGGTCTTCAATAGTCTTATTGTTCAATAATTTAATACACGAATCAATAAGTTCTTTTGGATCTCGATTAAGGATATTGGAAGCAAATCCAACGGCAATTCCAGATCCTCCGTTTAACAAAACAGTTGGAATAATCGGTAGAAAAAATCTAGGTTCAATTGATTCACCCTCTTCCTCTTTATATTCAAGAAGCTCGAAGTCTTTATAGAGTTGATGGAAGTTATCGGATAACTTGGTTTCAATATATCTTGCTGATGCCGCTTCAGGCGATCGGAGAGATCCATACTGACCAAGGTCTTCTAATAGAGAAGCATTATTTTTAAATTTTTGAGCCATATTCACAATAGCCGCATTAAGAGAAGCATCCCCGTGATGATAATAACATTCAGAAGCAACACGACCCGATAGTTGAAAAACCTTTAAGGACTTTTCATTACCAGTCTTCCATATTCTAGAAGCAACATGGATTACTTTTCTTTGGGTTGGTTTAAAAGAATCAATCACGGAAGGAATTGCTCTGCCTTCAAGAACATACATAGCAAACTCTTTATACTCGGTGGATAGGAAATCACTAATGGTTTTATTATTCATTATAATTTATATATAGATAAAATAGAATTGTTCATTTTGAAATATTTATTACCTTTTAATGAAAAAATGGGAATTAATCAGGATCTTGAAAACCAGGTAGATGATTTCTACAAAGAAATAAATTTACCCGAAAACAAAGATAAGAATGAATTTGATTTTTTTTATCACTGTTCTAAAGGTAATATTGGTTTCAAATTAATTATCAATGATAAATTAAATAAAGGAGAATCTGGTAAACAAGGAGAGTTCTCACATAATCCAATTTTATTTAACGGATTTACTATATCACTTTTAAATAGAAGAGATAAAGATGTCCTTCTACATGAATTAAAACACCTTGATTATGTTTTTCAAAATAAAAGAGCAAATACTAATAAATTAATTAAAGGTGTTCAGAGATTTGATAAAAAAAGATCAGATGGAATACAACAAGCTTTATTTCTATGTTATGTTTTTGATACTGATGAATTTCAAGCTAAATACCATGGATACTATTCTTATATAGATTCTTATATTAAAAAGAACCTAACAGAAGAATTAAAAACATCTGATGGTATTACTAAGCTGGTGAATGCTGCTTTAAAAGAAAATACCGACAAGACTTATACTTACTATCTAAATAAAGATGATTTCAAATTTTTTAACTATGGTATATCTCAAGATGACTTGAATACTCTATTAGTTAAATATATAAGAGATAAAGACATATCTTCTATTTCAAACAATACTGGAAATATACTAAAAGATGTTATCAATACCTATAAATGGGGAATTAAATATACTTGGAATGACATTAAACATAAAATAGGACTTATCACTAAATCAGAGCAAAAAGAAATTAATCTCTTAGTTAAAAAATTAGAAAAAGATATTAATTGGAAAAGAAAGAAATATAATCGAAAATTTAGAAGAATACTAACACTTATGCTGGATAAATATTTACCAAATAAAACAAGATGATAGACCAAGAAGAGCTTAGATATGAATATGTTTATGGAGATGTTATAGAAGAACCAAAATCCCTAATCAAAAAGTTCAAAGATTTTTTTAATAGATAGATATATGAAATACATACAAACAAATGAAGAGTTTATTGGAAAGGTAAAGAAGTTTTTTGGTATTAGTCCATCTACACTCAGAGACTACCAGGAACATTTTGATGGTATTATATTTGATGGAGAAACTAAATCGCTTACCGGAAAATGTAAAAAGTGTGGAGTCCGTGAGGATATTATAAAACACAAGTGTAAAGATGAAACATCTAAGGAGAATAAATGAAAATATTTCCTCTTTTGAGGAATTCGATCTAGAGGAAATTAAAAATCTTTTAAATATATTAAAAGATGATGGAGTTCCATTTGAATGTAAACTTGCTCATAGAGATAATCATTTCACTTTAGCTAGTGCTAATCATTTTCATAAAGACATCTATAAAAGTATATTTCCAGAAGAAACTAACTCTTGTAAAATTCCTTTTATCTATGTGATGATATATCCATATAAAGGTATTGATAAAAAAATTCCTTTACCAGAACATATTAATATAATAAAGGAAAGATTTGAGTCTATGTCTGAATTTATTAATAGGGTAAATGAAATTTATATATTTCATACACCAACAAAAGAAGGTTTGTTATCACTAGAAGGGAGACCTGTTTATAAAATTGCAATTGTATCTAAAAAATGATATTCTTCGAAAAATCTTAGTCTTTTATATCAAAAAGAAACAATAACTTAAATCTCTACTATAAATAAAGTATGTCTATTGATCCTAAAAAATTCAAAAAACTTTCCGATATCGACCATGTTCTGAAAAGACCTGGTATGTATCTTGGTTCTCTTAAACCACACACCTCTCTTAAATGGGTATATTCGGAGGGTAAAATGATTCAAAAAGAAATTACCTATAACCCAGGATTTCTTAAAATCTTTGATGAGATCATCACCAATTCAGTAGATGAATCTAAGAGAAAAGGTTCAAAACTAAATACGATAAAAATCACCGTAGATAAAGGTTCAATTACTATCTGGGATAATGGTGGTATTCCTGTTCTTAAAGATGAGGAGCACAATGAGTGGATACCTGAAATGATTTTTTCGAATATGAAGGCTGGGTCCAATTTCGATGATTCAGAGGACCGTTCCTGGGCAGGAACCAACGGTGTTGGATCTACGATCACCAACATCTATTCAAAAGCTTTCTCTATATCCACTTGTGATGGTAAGAATTCTTTTAAACAGACTTTCTCAGATAATATGCGGAAAAGAACTAAGGTAAAAATAACACCTTCTACCAAATCACATACTGAAATTTTTTATATTCCAGATCTTGAAAAATTTGGACTAACAGATATTGACGAATCTCACTCACTTTTGATAGAAAAAAGAGTTCTGGATATAGCCGCTTGTAATCCTAAACTTAAAATACACTTTAATGGAAAACCAGTGATCATTAAATCATTTGAAGAGTATATTAAACTATATCTTTCAGAATGTTTTTATGAATCAAAAAAGGATGCGTCTTGGTCAGTGGGAATTGGACTATCTGAGTCAGGATTTCAACAGGTGTCTTTTGTTAACTCCACAGAAACATATGATTCAGGAACACATGTGGATTATATCTTGGGACAGATCATTGTTTCTCTTCGTGAGTTCTTTCAAAAGAAATACAAGGTGGATATTAAACCATCCGAAATAAAAAATCATATATTCTTATTTATTAATGCAACTGTAACTAACCCAAGTTTCTCTTCTCAAACCAAAGAGAAACTAATCACGGAGATAAAGGACTTTGGATATACTTTTGAAGTATCTCAGAAATTTATACAACAGATTCTAAAATCCGAAATTGTTGCTTCTATTCTAGACTGGATTGATCAAAAGAAATTAGCAGAAGAGAACAAGCTTCAAAGAGATCTCAATAAGAACTTAGGTAAGATTAAGATTGAAAAGTTAATCGATGCTAAACATAAAGACCGTTGGAAATGCTCGATTGGTATATTTGAAGGAGAATCGGCTATCTCTGCTTTCAGAGATTATAGAGATACTAATTTTCAAGGAGCTTTTGCCCTAAAAGGAAAGTTTGTAAATGTTTCAGAGATACAAACCTCTAAACTTCTTTCAAAGAAAGCTTCGGGTGATTACAACTACGAGGAATTGGTTTCTATCATGGGAGCTATCGGACTTAAACTTGGTCAGGAGGTTAATTTGAAGGATCTGAGATACGGTCGAATTCTTTTCTATTGTGATGCGGATGTGGATGGTAACTCAATCGTTGGATTACTGGTCAACTTCTTTTATAAATACTGGCCAGAGCTTTTTGACCGTAAGATGATTTATAAAGTAGAAACTCCAATTGTGGTGGCTATTCCAAAGAGTAAAGGAAAAAATAAGATATTTTTTTATTCACAAACCGAATACATGAATTGGTGTTCTAAAAATGATTTAAAGAACTTCGAGATTAAATATAAGAAAGGTCTAGGTGCTCTAGTGGGTGATGAATATAAAGACATTATAGAAAATCCAAAGGTTCTACAAATTACAAAGGATGAAGCATCTAAACGATCACTGGATGTTTGGTTTGGTGGAGACTCAGAGCTTCGTAAAAGCGCAATGTTAGAGGTTAATATATAAGAGGTGGAAAATTTAAAAACAAACGAAGAATTTCTAGATATCTTCAAAACTCCTAAACGGAAAATTGTTATCTACCCTGCTCAAATTCTTAGAACAAGATGTAAAGATGTTTCTGAATATCCGAAAGAACTAGTTGAAGATATGTGGAAAGTTTTAGCTCGTGGTGGGGTTGGTCTTGCTGCTCCACAGGTTGGAGAAGACTTAAATGTATTCTTAATTAGTTATGCCTTTAAAAGAAAAGTAGTTCTTAATCCTAAAATATTAAAATATGGTACAGAGACAAGTTCATATAGAGAAGGATGTCTAAGTATTCCAGGAAGAATGGTTAAAGTCTGGAGACCTAATTCAATAGATGTGGAATTTAGAGATGAGAAATTTGAATTAAAGAAAGCCACCATCTCAGGATTTATGGCTCGTATATTTCAACACGAATTTGATCACTTACAAGGAAAATTAATTATTGATTATGCTTAAAGTAGATGATCCAATTAAATATCGATTAGGTGATAGTAAAGAAGAGATTGAATTTTTTAAAAATAAATTCAAAGTAGATCCTCATCACATAAAGGGTAAAGTACTTAGTATAAGTAAAGATTACTATTTAATAGAATTGGATATTGAGATATTTGGTGATAGAATCATTGGATTTTATGAAAGTGAAATAGAACTCGATGTGCAAAGGAAAAGAGAACAGACTTTAGAAGATATTTTTAGTTAATCAATATATCTTCCATTTTTATCTATATTTCTAGTTGGTTTTGCCTTAACGCCATATGGAAGTTCTTTAGAAACACTTCCAAAATATAAATGTATTTCATATCCGCCACGACACTTGGTAACATAAACATTTTTCCAACCAGGATATTTATGTACAATTATTTTATCATCCTTATTAACTAAGATATGATCACCACAAGGACTGGTATCTACTCCAAATAAGTCTTTAATTCTTTCTAACCTGTATTCCAATTCATCTTCACAAAATTCATCTATTTTTTTAAAATCAATTTTTTTATTTTGATCTTTCAATTCTGAAATATACCATTGCTCTGGATTGGATCTTCCAGAATGTTCTTTATGAAACTTTTTAAATATAGACTCATTTAAATTTATGGTAACAATAGTTAAATACCATCTCTCTTCATAGGAAACAGAATACTCACTACCCAAATCAACAATATCATTAAATACATTTTTTATATCTTCTGTGAAATGTTCATACTCAGTTTCTTGGTGTTTAGGGATATAAGTATTCCCTTTCATATAATATTTACCATGATCTTCCATCTCATCCAAGTCCATGTCTTTAAACCTCTTTATCATTTATTATATATAAACTTCTATAATCTAAATAACTATAACTTAATTCTATGAAGGGTCGTGCAAATAGGCGTTGGAGAGAAGAGGTGATTGTTAAGAAAAGACTTAAATCTCTTTCTTACCGTTCATCATGTTATAACTTTCATGATGGTAATGATGATCGTATAAGTTCACCAACTTGGAAAGATTTTATTGGGAGGATAGAAAGTTTCATGTTTAAAACTTATGTCACTCACAGATGGGATTCAAGACATAAAGTTAAATATTCAGGAAATAGAACAAAGGGATATTACAGAGACCCTGGTAAAAAGGGAACCAGAATTTATGATAAACAAAATCTTTTAAATATACTAGAAGAATATGGACTTAGAAGTGTTAATTCCGGACAATTCGGAAAAATGGATTATTCAGAGTGGTTATCTATTTGTGAACAAATATGCGAAGATCCCAATTTCTTTTATCAAGGAGAATGGGAAAGTGGTAATATTTCTGGACAACAAGATCAGAAAGGAAGTGATCAAATTGATGAATCATCTCATTCAAAATAATATAGAATTCCTATGTTATTCACCCACCTTTTCAGGACCAAAGAAATTTGATTTGGATGAGTTTAATGCAATAAATATTAAAAACTATTTACACGCGTATTCGCTAGATGGCTTCTATGATGGGTTTAATAAAATTGGATTTGATGTTTCTAAAGGTATTGTGGACTATTGTGTTGAATTTAATTGTTATCATTTGGTCCAACCTATTTTAGAGGATGTAAAAAAACATGTTCTTGGTCATCAAATGGATTGGAGAACCAATCAAAAGATAATGAATGTGGAGAGGCAAGATATTCGAGATAGCTTTAACTCTCTTTACAGAGATATACAACTATCTAATATTTTATAATTTAAGAAAATTACTACCCCTTAAATCTTGTATAATCACTTTATATCTAAGAGGTTTACCATCTTTATGGAATTTATTATTTTGTTTCCATTTAGGATCGCCTACCACACAAATTCGAAAATCTGGATACCCAGTCATTACACCTAGTGTAATATCTATCACTGGTGGATTTGTTCCGTTAATTAAAGTATCTTCGACCAACTCTTGAATTCTACCCATATACTCTTCAATAAGTTCATAAAAATCTTCACCTGGATAATATATTGAAATAATCTTATCACTAGTTTGAGTTTGAATATTGATATCAATAGCTGTTATCATAAGTCGATGTAATTCACCAGGACCATGCACAGTTATTTTATATCCCTCATCTTGTATGATATAAGATAATTCTCTAATCTCTTCTACGAGATTTTTAACTTCTTCCGATTCTGAAAAGTCTTTAAATTTTTTCATAGGATTATATATTAATCCTTCTTAGTGAACTCCTCTATAAACACCATCCCACTGCTTAACAACTTCTTGAGCAACTTGAGCTTGTGGTTGCTCAATAACAGTTGGTGTATTCTCAGCTTGTTTAATTAACTCCTCTAATGTAGATATACTTTGATTAACACGATTTTCCCAAGTAAGAACTTCAAATTCTTTGTTCTTCACTTCTTTAGTTCTATTTTCTAATTCAAAATCTAAGTCTTCTAATCTTTCTTTTCTTTTCTTGAGTTGTTCTTCACGAAACTCTACATCCTTTTCTCTTTCTTCCAAAGCTCTATTTACATTAGATTCTTTCTTTTTAAGAAGATTATTCAATTCTTCAATTTCTAAATCTTTTTCCTTAATTGTCTTTTTTAGTGATTCAATGTTTTTTAGATGCTCTGGATTATCCACAATTACTTCTACTTTAGATTCAACAGTGGAAATAGAAGTTGAATAAGAAGATGTGGATATCATATCTTGAATAAAAGGTTGAATTTTCTTAGAAAGAACAGCAGGCTGTGGAATTTTTTGGGATTTTAGATAAGCTGTTAATTCTGCTTTCCAATCAAAAATTTCAAAGAACTTTTCATTCTTTTCAACCGCTTCTTTACCCACTAAGAGTTCCCCCATAGTCCCCTTTCTAAAAATATAATCTTCTAGAATAGTTCCTGCTTTTATAGTAATGATATTTTTATCAGGTCCCATCAAATGAAAGTCCTCAATTGTTTTGTGTTTCATACTATTATTATATATTAAATTTCTTGGTTTGTTACTAATTATTTATTATTTTTGTAAAAGTGATCCTATATCCAAAGCATAACATTTATCTATCAGATGACTCAATTCCTATTTTTAGGGATGGTGAAAAGTGTGTTATGTCCATGATGGAAATTACACATACACTACATTCTAATAAAGGATATATCTCTAAGGGGGTGAAGTATATGATATATAACTATCACTACATAGATAACAGAATAGAATTTTTTATTGGAGACGATGATGAGAATGGAATTGACATGAATTCGGTCAGGGGATTTTTAAAAAATTTTATGAGGGAAGATGAGTTTAGAATGTCTCAGATAATAAATAAACAAAATTCTAAAAAATTAGAACTTTCTAAATAAATTGATTATATTTGTATTCTGATTTAATAATTAAAAGATGATATATCGCACTACGGTTTAAAGACCATGTGAGGAAATTCAACACATCTTTGCTTAAGATGGGAGGCCTAGTAGAAATTCGAACAGTCGCTATCACCATCGAGGATGCAACTCAAAACAGACTAGCGGGTGAGCAACGCAATAATGTCGAGGTAGAGGCCAGTAGATAAATGATATGTTTAAAAACAGAAAGTTGATTACGATCATTAATTAAAAAAACAGACATGTCGGTTTAATAACAAAGTTTTAAATAAAAATTAAAAACAACTATGATTTTAGGTGTTTGTGAACATCTTGAAAAAATGTTAGGAATTCCAGCTCTTCTTGCTAGAATTCTATTTGTTGTGTGGTTATTCAATAGTATATCTGCTTTCTGGATATACATACTTATTGCTCTCTTAATATCACTTTCTTAAATAAAAAATAAATAAACTTATGGCAAGTCAATCAGCACGAATTAGTAAAAGAGAATCATTTCTCGAAGTAGAATCTATCGAAATTCCAAAAACTGGAAACAAAAACGAACAGTATCTACAAATTTTAAAAGAAACCGGAAAATCTGCTAGATATAGTGGTAAAACAAATTGTTTTTACATCACTAAATAATAAATGGTTAGCAAGGTTCTAAACTTAGTTGCTTATGTACATATTCTGGTTCCACATCTTGAAAGAAGATTGAACCGGGTATGCTCTGGGTATTCTTGGCCAGCGTACTTTTCAACTGTTCAATTAGAAATAGATGATGAATTTAGCAAATCTTATCTTTTAGAAAAGTCAAATAAGTACCTTGGATTTGACTTACTTGATATAGATTATGATCGTATCTATGAAATAGATATGACGGATACTTCTATGTTTTCAGAAAAGTCAGTTAATCCAAATCCAATTAAAGTAAAAGGTCTAAAAGAAATTACTGATTATTTTATAGAACTTGGTGTGTATGGTAAAATACATGATATTAGTTTTGTTGAACCAGAAACATTTTTTACCTTTAATGATAAAGAATCTGATTTACTTGAAATGCCATTTAGAACACATGGAGCAGATCCTTGGGTCAATACCTCTATTAAAGAGTATTATGAAAAATACATTTGTAAAAGAACTTGGAAAAGGAACGACCATACTGCTGGTAATGGCACTTGGGAAAAGGAAGATAAACTTCCACAAATTGAAAGAGATTTGAAATTGAGATCTATTTTAGGTTAGGTTTATTAATTTGCATTTTCTGATACTTTGCCTTTCCGACCTTTTTAAGAAGATAGTTTTTCTTTCGATTAACTACTGAGTATCCCCATTCTAAAAAATCATCAATCGTTTCAATACTGGAAAAATCAGCTTCATTTTTATTAGCATCTCGGTATAGAATTTTAATAAATTCTTCATCTGAAATACCTTCAGATTCTAATTCTTGTTTAATGTTTTTAAGTATCCGAGACTTTGATTTACTTCTAAACCAATCAATATACTCTACCCAAAAATCACCGGTATTTGATTTTGATCCAACTTGTGCTAAATAAGCATCTGTCTCAGATTTAGTTAGACATATATACATCAGGGAAGTAAACACATTAAATAGATTTCCACCTCCAGTATATCTTTGCACAATATCACTTGAAAACTCCAATATAGTCGAAGTAACTTCATAATCTTCATAAGTTAATCCTTTTTGATCAATCTTATAGGATTGGAAAAGGTGTGTCAATTCGTGAGATCCAATTTCATACATTTTTTCAATAACATCTTGCGTAAAATCTTCCTTGCTTTTTCTAGGGACAAATATTCTAATTTCCATGCCAATTTCTATTCCCTTAGGTGTGTATCTAGGTGATAGTTTATTTTTCTTTGGGTTATCTTTTTCCCCAAAAGTAAAGCAATATCCAGATGAATTTATTTCATCATCAGCTGATAGAACAAATACTAATTTGATATTCATTCGATGGATATCAAATTTTCTATCTTTTGTCTTTGGTTTAAAATTAAATATATCTACAAAATTTCCTGGTTTTAATCCTTTTGAATGTTTTCTTTTTCTACCCTCATGGTACCACCATTCAAATTTAGGCAAACAAATATCCACAATCTCTTGGCTAAGCTCATCAATGGTATTATTAATCGAGTACTTTTCATTAAGGAAAGTAATCATCTGGCGCTGGTTCAGGAATGTAATCTTCTTCATCTTGTTTTATTTTATCTCTTACTACTATATATAAAGTTGGATTTTTCGATAAGCTTCCTTCACTAAAATTAAATGACATGATTAAATCATCATCCTTTAATCTATCTCTAGCCACCGATAATTCTTCAAAAACTTCAGATATTAAATTATCATAGACATGTCCCATTCTATGTGCACTGGTATCTTTTTTAGCTTTTAACGGTATACTTAGTAAATAGTATCCACCAATACTTCCTTGATTTGAACTTGGTCTAACTTCTCCAGTCTTTACCTGTTTTATTTCACCTGGACAAAGGGATAAAACATCTGCAAATATATCTTTGATATATTGTTCATCAAATTTTTCAAAAAATGACTTTCGGTGCTTTTCTTTTTGATCTTTTTCTTTTATTTCTTTTAGGTGGTTTTCATAAGATCCACAAACTTGATTAGAAATTGCCTGACAAATTTGATTTCTTGAAATTAAATATCCGCGTTCTGCCACATCATCAAAATCAAATATCCAATCTATTTCTTTTGGGATATACTTCATAATATAAATATTATACATCTCCTCACCATTTTCTATTGGTGTTTTCCTGGACTGTCTAATAAAAACATAGAAATACTTACTCTTTTTTGACATTCCAAAATCATCATAAGGATCTTTAATTTCTTCTGGAAGTGTTGCTTTAAAACTAATCATATTTTTTATAGCTGCTTGATCAGTGTATTTAAATAAAAATTTACCAGTTGGCTTTAAATCTAACTTTTCAATGGTAATATTATTCTTTTTAAATCTTTCTGAATTATTTAAATCCAAAATCTCTTTAGATATTTCTGGATCTACCGGATTCTTTTTAAATACATCTTTTATACCTTCATTGGTTGTCTCTGGTAAAATTTCTGTTAGTCGAATTAGTATAACTCTATTAACACTTACTTCCATGTTTAAACCTTCTTCCTCCAATCTATCCTTAGTTGCTGCCAATTCGTCAAATATATCACCTATTTTTGAATTCATTTTCATATAGGATGGACCATCTGAACTAGAAATATACTCTTTCTTATCTGGATATAGAGTAATGTATATCGGATCACTTGGAAGTATTCTACCTATTTCATACTCACCACACAAATCAAATACATTGGAAAATTCATCTAAGATAAATTGTTTAGTAAATTTATTTTCAAATTTTTTAGCTCTTTCTTCCTTTTCTTCCTTTTCTTTTTTCTTTTTACCTGCTTCTATATTTTGTCTCTCTAGTTCTTCATCATATAAAGGTAATATGGTTTTAAATTTTTCTATGATGTCATCAATTGTTTTAACTTCTATAAAGTTTGAATTGTAATTCATTCTTGTTCTAAGACTACCCACATGAAAATTCACCCAATCATTTGTAAATAACTGAACTTTATAGGTCTTATCATCATTTTTTAAAACTCCTATAAATATAGGCATGTCAGTTCTTCTAGTTTTGATATTAGAATATTTTACTTCAAATAGACAAAATACTCGTTTTGTTCCAAGATCTTTTAAATAATCATTTATACGAATTGGTATTTTAAAATTATTATATGGTTCGGAGTATTCGGTATCAATTTTGATCATCCATATACCTCTATTCTTAAATTCTATATCATCATTTAATGCAAGAATTCTCCTAGATACTTCCGGATCAATTTTAGATTTTAAAAAATCACTATATTTTTCAACTATTCTTTTTTGCATTGACCAAATCAACAATTTTTTTATAATAAATACCAACAGACATTCCTTCTAAATTATTTTGAATAAAAACATAATATCCTAATTCATCTAATCGATTTCTAACTTCAATTAGTTCATCAAATATTTTAATATATTCATCTGTTAATTTTTGTGTGTTTCCATTATATCCACCATTTTTAAATTTTAAAATAAGTCCATATCCTTGTCTATCTTTACTAGCATGATATACCCTCATAATAGTATAATTATCCACTGATCTCTTCACAAAATTCTTCTCATCACACAAATCCATAACACCATTACATATTCCACGAATTTCTTCTTCGTCTTTAACAACTTGACTAGTCCAAGATTTAAATTCATCCACACTAACATCTTCAAAAATTGGTTTTAAGTGTTTCATTTTAGTATATATTAAATAGTGATCTTAAAAATCAATATATAGAATATGTCAAATACACACTATAATCCAAATGCATCGGAAGTTCCATTTCAACCAAACCAATATGGATATACCATTGAAGAGCTAATTGATTTTGTTCAAAATGATTTAACAGTTGGTTGTGCTCTTCCAAGACAACTTCAGGACACAGAAATAAGAAGAATTATTGAGACTAGGGCACTTCCTTGGTTTTATAGAAATTACCAATACTCAGTTCAAAAAATGTATTTTTTAATTTATAAAGAGGCGTTCTATACTGAAGAATATACAAAGTATAAATATGTGAATATGCCTTGTGAAATACAATCGGTTATTTATTTGTATGAGATGAGGGGAATTTCATTGTTTCAGCTTGGTATAAACACACCAAATATGTCAGTTAATCTTGGAGTTACTAACCAACCATACCTATCTTCTTATGTCACCACCATTGGTGAATTGGGTGTATATAAGACACTTTTGGATAATATGAGTGATATGATGAATCAACTTAGTAAATTTACTTTAAAACATCATTATAATCAACTAGCTCACAGACTTCATATACTTACCGATGTTCAATATGATGTGGTGGTAGAAGCTTATGCAAATATACCAAGAGAATATCTTTTTACAGATGATTTGTTTATTAAATATGTTACTGGTTTGGCAAAGGTTCAGTATGGTAATATGCTTGGAAGATATGACTTCAATTTACCTGGAGGAACAAAGATTAACTCAGCTGACTTAATCAGTCAGGGAAAAGAAGAAACTAAAGAAGTGGAAGAAGTGATTAAAGGAATGTCGGACTCAAGTTTCTTTTTTATGGTTAAAAAATAGGGAATGGTTACCATTTAATATATACATTAAAAAAGTATGTATGGAAAAGACTTATATTTATAGCTTATCTGATCCAGTAACAATGGAAACTAGATATATTGGAAAAACATCCTATATAAAACAGAGGCTCTATGCTCACATAAAGGAATGTAAATCAAATGGTAAATCACACAAAATATCATGGATAAAGTCCCTCTTAAACAAAGACCTAAGGCCAATTATAGAAATTATTGATGAAGTTCCAATTTCTGAGTGGGAATATTGGGAATGTTATTGGATAGAACAATTTAAGTCATGGGGATTTAATTTGGTAAATTTAACAAAAGGTGGCGGGGGCGGAAACGGATATCGACACACCAATGACTCCAAAGAGGTAATGAAACACAAAAAAATTGGAATTCCATTATCCGAACCCCATAAGGATAAAATATCCGAAGGAGTTAAAGAAAAAATAAAACTTGATCCTAATTATAATAAATGTTATGATAAGACACATTTAATAGATAAAGACCTTTTATATCAAAAATATATTACTGAGAATTTATCAATGCCAAAAACAGCTAAATTTTTTAATGTTTCAGAAAAAACAATATTCACAAATTTAAAAAATTATAATATTATAAAAGATAAATCGGTTTGGAAACAGCAATGTTCTTCCCACCCAAAAAAAGTTATATTACAATATGACCTATATGGCAATTTAATTAAAGAACATCTTGGATTAGATAGTATAGAATTTGGTCCAAGTGGTATATCAAAATGTTGCCGAGGAGAAATGAAATCATCACATGGATTTATTTGGAGATATAGAGATAGTTGGTTTGATCTTGGAATAGATAAATTAAATCATAAATATATGAATAATAAAAATAGAACTAAATATATAGACCATGAACCTACTTCTATTTGAATCTTTTACTAGAAAAATGTTAGATGAAAAGGATAAACTATTTAAAGAGATTCAAGATAAATATAAAGAGTCTCTAAAAGAATTTCTACATGAGATTACAGATAAATTTACACCCACAAAATTTGAAATTGGACCATCATCAATCTTTAATATATGGTTCAAGGTTGATATAAAAGATGCAGATGAATTTTTTGAAGTCTTCCATGAAGATATATTTGATAGGATAAAAAGTGAGTATCCTGGATCAGTAACAAAGTTCAAAATTGGACTTAAAAGAAAATTTATGGAAGCTTATCCCTGGACATATTTTAGACACATTGGTGAACTAGTTGATTGTAATGATGAAGATATTCAAATGGTTTGTGATTATATTAAGGAAGATGGTGTTGATCGCTCACACTTCATTATCTGTTTATTTATTTCCTAAAACTCTTAGACTCTTTCAAGTCTTCAAAAATTTGTCTCTCTTCTTTAGTTAGGTTATTAGGTATCTGTACATTTAATTTTATGTATAAATCACCCGTTCCATAATTCATATCTGGAACTCCTTTTCCACCCACACGAAGAATTTTACCATGGTTGGTTCCTGGTTCAATCTTATAATTTATTCTACCAGTTGGTGCATCTAACTCAACATCAGTTCCTAGAATAGCATCCAAAACATTGATAGTCTTTTCGGTTACTAGATGGTTACCATCTCTTCTAAATACTGGGTCTGGAATTTCATCCACTACGATTAATAAATTTCCTGGATTTCCACCACGAATATAATTACCAGCACCTTCCATACTTAAAATAGTCCCATCATGAACACCTTGTGGAACATCAATATCAATGGTGTTTTCACTTACAAATATGCCTTCCCCATGACAAGACTTACATCTATTCATGATGTTTTTACCAGTTCCGTTACAATTATGACACTGAGTAGCTTGTCTTATCTGTCCAAATGGTGTCTGTTGTGTCATAATTCTTTGACCAGTCCCCGCACAAGCGATACAATCTCTTATATCCGTTCCGCCCTTTCCATCACAAGGTTTGCATTTATCGTGTCTTTTATATTTTAATTTTTTATTAACTCCGTTTAAAACATCTTGCAGATTAAGAGATATTCTTATTCTTACATCACTTCCCTTTGGAATAGAATTTCTTCTTGAACGAGACGATCCCATTCCACCAAATAGATCTCCGAAATGTGAAAATATATCTTCTGGATTAAATCCACTAGAATTAAACCCACCGAATTGTTGACCTGGGCCGGCCGATCCGTAATTATCATATTGCTGCTTTTTTTGAGGGTCTGAAAGTGTTTCATACGCCTCAGAAGCTTCTTTAAATTTAGCTTCATCACCACCTTTGTCTGGGTGATGTTTAAGTGCCATCTTTCGATATGCTTTTTTTATTTCTTCTGGAGTTGCTTCTTTCTTTACTCCTAAAACCTCATAATAATCTTTTTGTGTCATAACTTATCTATATATCAAAAATTGTGCCATTTTGTTTAATAACGAAAAACTGTCTTACTTAATTCATATCTTAACATATCCGAAGGGTCAATTAAATCAGCTGGTTTTGTTTCTCCACGATGCCAGATGATTGGTTCTTGTGTCCCATTCTGATATAACTCAATGTGTAAAGTTGGTACTGAAACACCGTTCATTATTTGTTTAACTCCACCAATCAATTGTCCTTCTTTTATTGGTTTTCCGAATTTAATATTCTGATCAATTATAATTCCAGAATAATTAATAACACCAGAATTTCCTTCCAATAGAAGTGTATAAGTATTGTTGAACCATGATGATCCAGCATTTTCACCAGTGGATATAAACATATCCACCACATCACTTTCCTCAATAGCAAAAATTTCCTGATTCTCTGCGCAATATAAATCTACTCCTGATTGATGCTTTCCATCTTTTTGTGAAAACCCAAAACCAGCAGACGATTCAAATGAATATGGTAATCTATGTCTATATCTTTTTATTGGGAACATTATTTCCAAAATTGCCACCAAGGCTTTAAAATTTTTTCCAATTTTTTATTTCTAATTGCCTTTGCACTATAAAGTTTTTCTATACAACTTTCACAAGTTTGTGGATAATCATCACCAATAGTATCATTTATAGTATCCGCATCAAATGTGGTCAATCTACCACATTCCAAGCAACCACAAGTAATTGAGACATCATAGTAGTAACTCATTTTAAAATTTCTTCCAATTTTTTATCACGAATGTAATCTTTGTGTTCATTCTTAATTTCAAGTTCTTGAAGTCCGAATGGTCCCATATAATTATACCTTGAATGACATCTGGTGCAGGTTATATTGACTGATCCACCACCTTCTGGACCTTCCCACCAATCAGTATCCTCACAATTCGGACACTTTAGACCATTGGAAGGTTCTTCTTTTTCTCTAAAGATTAAATTTTTTACTTTTTCAAATATACTCATTTTGCTAACTTATTGACCTAAAATAACCTTTGGATATCGAATTGGTTTTCCGTTTAATTTGTACCCTTTACTAACCATCTGAACTTTATCCTTGCCAATTGGTGCAACGGATATTACCTCATGTAAATCAGAATCATATACATCTGTTTGTATAGATTCGATGTTTTGTGATTTTAGGAAATTATCTACCTTTGATATAATTAGTCTAACTCCTTTTTTAGATTCTTCATCTTTTAAAGCAGATTCTGCAATATGTAAATCCGAATCAATATCCAAAATAGAGGATATCATTTTAGATTTTATAGAGTGTTCCAATTCTTGTTTTTCACGAACCATTCTTTTTTTATAATTATCAAACTCAGCATAGAGTCTCAAATATTTCTCATTCCACTCTTGTTCAACTTGCTCAATTGTTTTTTCAACAACAACTTCTTGTTTTGTTTCTTCCATTTATTTAATTTTAATTATTGTATAAGCCATTCTCCAACCAACCAATATACACATCAATACTCCCCAAATTGTATATCCCCAAATAAAATTAGAAATTTGAACAATCAATAAAGGAAGTCCAACTAGCATAATCATTAGTAAAAATCTATATGGTTCTGGAACATTATTGTACCATTCATTGGATTTTATTATAAATTCTTTCATTTTAAAATTTGTTTTAATTTTCTATCCCTCATTGTATTTAAATCTTCGAAGTGCTTTTTAAATATATCAATTTCTATTGGTGTATCACCTCCTTTAACTGTTTCTAACCAATAACAATTGGTCTCTTTTTCAAAATTTCCTTCATATAGTTTGTTTTCTTCAAAAAAAACCACATCAGCTAGAGATAATTTGGACTTACAAAAATATATCATACTTAAACACAAAGTTAATAATTAATAATTGAAGCTCAAAATTTTCTTAACAGAATTTGAATTATAAAATTCATAAGTTCCCATTTGATCTTTAATTTCTATAATGTCCAGCTTTTCAATTTCTTGCTTCACTTCTTCTATATATTCAACCAAATCAATGAGTGCCTTTTTGTAGGAAGCATCCGGAATCCAATAATCCGGAAATTTATCCGGAAACTTTTCAATGGCGGATTCTAATGTTTTCTTTCGAATTAAAAGAGAATCTTTTTCACGAATGGACTTATTGGTTAAAAAATCAACCATATGTGTATTAAATCGATGAATTAGATTATCTGTCTCAATTACCTTTAGAAGTCCTATAACTAGTGCATCTCTCTCAGAAATTACAAATTCTTCATTCTTTTTTAGTATTTTTTCAGCTTCTTTGTCTGATCCGACAATATAATAGACAAAATTGTCCCATAGACATCTCTTGATTAAATCTTCTCCTGTGATTTTAATTTCCATAAATATATTACTCCTTATTTTAATATTATATCTTTTATTTCAAATTTGTTTTTTTAATATATAATTATGTGAAAAGTCCAATTATAAAACTTAATGATATTGTAGAAGACTCTTTAAAAAAGTATAAAAATGGTAAAGAATTTTTCTATCATATAGATTCAGAAATTAGAAAATCTGAAAATGAGGACATTGTTTTAAATCTGTTTCAAAGAATTTATAATAAGTATGGATATTCTTATAATCTTGTTATATCTGGATCTTTTTCAGAATACATTTTGTATTTACTAAAAAAGAATAAAATAACTTGCAACGGAACTATACTACAGCTTTCAGGGTCTATTACTTCTCATCATGGAGAAATTGGTAAAATCACACCAGATAAAGAAATTGTTGTTCAATATAAAAATGAGGAATATTCCAATCGTGATTTTATTTTTGTGGATGATTCCTATTTTTCGGGAACAACAGAATTTAAGATAAATGAATTTTTGGGAAAGGTAAATTCTAAAATAATTAAGACATATATTGTTTATGATGGAGGATTGAAAAATAAAGATAAAGTATCTTTATACAGATATTTTGATCATCATAAAGGATCTTTGGACACGGTTAAAATTTTATTAGACTATCTGCATAAGAAAAAAGATATTCCTTACAGAGAACTTGAAAACAGAATAGTTAAAGGTGAGATCAGAACAATTTTTGATCTTAAAAACAAAATTAATGATTTCTATGCTAAAATTGGTAAAGAAAAAATGAATGTTTTTAGTAGAAATGAGAGTAGGATTATGGAAAATAATGAAACTGATTATATGTTACAAGTTTTTTCGGAAATGATGGACGACTGGAATTTTGAAATTATACAAAAGTTATTTTTTAAAAAGGGTGAGTTAATAAAGGGAGGCAGTGAAGAGGAGCTTAAATTTGGACAAAATTTAAGAAAGGCAAATTTCTGTGATCAAGGAAAAAAGCGACCATTCACAGAAGATGAGTTTGATTTGATCCCTAAAGAAAATACCTACTTATTTAGATTTATGTGGTACAAACACAAATTGAATAGAACTCCAACTGATGACGAGGTTTATGAAATAAATGAGTATTTGGAAGGTAGAAAAGAATACTTGGAAATAGATGGATACAAATTAAATTATAGAGTAACAACAACTGGTGGTGGATGTATGGTAACAATAGTTATTCAGAAAAGTAAAATAAATGAATTAAAGTCCTATAAAATGTTTATAGAATCAAAAGAAGAATTGGATTTTTTATAAACATTCTGTACATATTTTTAAATTTTAATGAAAAAACAACAAAACAACTTTCGATCATAAATATATATTTTTATCTTTGCAAGTATATTGTAAACTAAAAAATAACTAACTAAAGAAATTGGAATATCCCACTCAACTCGAACTCACCACACCTAGTGGAACAGCAAAATTAGAAAAGATCTATTTCACCGAACTTGGTCATATCATGGCTAAGGTATATTATCCAAAACGAAAAGAATGGATAAGATATAACATCGGAAATTTATCAGAAATGACCAACTCAAATCTTGATTTTTCTAATCTAAACTTCACTAACTATAAAGAAAGGATTTTTAAAAAGGTCTTGGATAAGTGCTGAGTTATCCGTCATTTTGACGGTTAATATATACACTTAATCATGAAACACCTAAAATACTTTAAAGAACATGTTGAATTTGGAGAAACATTACAATCTATGTTTCGTCAGATTGATCATCCTTTAACACAAGCTATTCTTGCTAAATATAGAGATCAATTTAGAACCGACTCAACACACAAGTCTGAGTACTCATGGATTGAAGCTTATCCAAATAGCGATGGTTTAATTTCCTTTAAAAGAAATGGGGAGGATAGAGAATATTCTACTAGAGTTGGTAGAATGGTTCGTTCACTTTTAAATGAATTTCAAATTCCTTATACCGACAAAGATTTGGAAGATATTAATAATATCTATCGTTCTTTTCTTGGAGAAAAAACCATTGAAATTTGGGAAGGTGAAAAAGTGGTTGATGCTTATCAATCTAAGAATCATACCAAAGAATTTAAACACCTTTGCTCACTTGGATCTTCTTGTATGAATGGTGCCTCAAAAGAAGAATTAAAATTCTATACCGATCAGCCAAATATCAAAGTAGCTGTAATGCTAGATGAATCTGGTAAAATTTATGGAAGATGTGTTCTTTGGAACGCGGATATTGGGGGTGTTCCTGGAAAAACTTTACTGGCAGATAGAAATTATGTAGCTTCTGAAATTTTAGTTTTCCAGTTTATTCGTTGGTTCAATGAAAATGGTATTGCCTACATAAAGGATGTTTATGATCCAACTCAGAGAAACTATGATGATCAGTACCGTCAGGATATTATTTTAAATGGGCAAAGATTTAATCATGCTCATGTTGAAATTGATGGAATAAAAAACTATACTGATTTTCCTTATTTGGATCATTTCAGATTTTCTGATGGAAAAGATATTTTTAACTATTTTGAATCTGGTGTAGATAAACCAATTTGTTTTCATCTAGGAAGAGATGGTTTATATAATAATTATTTTTTAATTAAAAAATCTCCAAAAACCGGAGAGACCATTAAATATGTTGGAAATACTTTTGATAGAAACCGATTAGGTGATATTGTCTATTCTAGTTTCTATAATGAGTGGTATTTAAAGGAAGATACCTTTGAAGTTGAATATAAGGTAGGTGGTAAATCATTTAGATATACCTGCCATAAAGATTTTATTCGAGAAGATGGAAAATATATTGATCGGTATGGAAAAGAACTTACCAGATTTGTAGATATTAATGTAAGTCCGGTTCCAGATTTTACAGATGCTTTTGATCGTAAAGTTTGGCAGCACTTTTTTATTGAAGCTCTTAGAGAATCTATTGGACTATATACCTTTGATAGAGTTGAATTTAATAAATACGATAATTATTACAATGATGGTCCTCTCTCACATTCAAAGGCTAAATTTGAATATAGAAAGAATGAAGTCTTATTCACCTTATATAAATATGTTTCTAAAAATAATTTTTGGAAAAGAGGCAAAGGTGGTGTTGAAAAAGAAGGATATTCAAAACCATATCAATGTAGATTAAAAATTTATCCAACTAGAGTTATTTTTGAAATGACCAATCGTGTTGGAAAAACAATGGAATGGAGATATAAAAATTGGGAAGATTTTAATAATCGATCATTTGCCGATATAAGATATTTTACAAATTTACCAAATTAAAATTATGAGCAAGTATAACAGAACATATCATTTACCATGGAGTCCAGGATCAACCAATGATGATCGTATATCCAAAAGTGTGGAATCACTTTTAGGAATAGACATTGTTATTACTGAAAAACTGGATGGAGAAAATTGTGGAATCACTAGAGGTGGTGTTTTTGCAAGGTCTCATGCTGCTTATACAAGCAGTCCTTGGAGTGTGGAGGTTAGAAAATTACATCAAAGAATTGGAAAAGATATTGATGAGGATGTATTTTTGTTTGGTGAGAATATGGAGGGGATTCATTCCATCGAATATTCTAAATTAACTTCTTATTTTTATTTATTTGGAGTTCGAGATGGATCTATCTGGATACCTTGGGTTAATGTGGAGGAATATGCCTATCTATTAGATATTCCAACAGTTCCGGTCTTGTTCAAAGGACAAGTTCAAACCGAAAAAGAATTAAGAGATTTGGTTGAGAGCTTTGTGTCTAAGTCATCTAAACTTGGTGGAAAAATTGAGGGTGTGGTGGTCCGTAATGCTGGTATGTTCCATAACGACCATTTTTCGGAAAATGTGATGAAGTGGGTTAGGGGAAGCCATGTACAAACAGATATTCATTGGACCAGAAATTGGAGAAGAGCTAAAGTTGCATTTTAAATATAATATATAATTTTAAGCATGAAAAAAATTAAATCATTTGAAGAATTGAACTGGTTTAGAAAAAAATCCGAGGAGCCAAATATCGATGTTGAATCGGATAAAAATGTTCGATCAGCTTTTGAATCCATCAAATCCACATTTAAACCAGAAAAACTTACCCTTAAATCAAATGCTGATACAGATGATGAGGAGTGGTTTAAAGAATTTACCTATAAAATAACAGAGTCTTACAATTTTGTATTGTCTAAAATGAGTAATTTTGATTTATTTAGCTTTAGAAATGCAAATAAGATAAAATATACTATTAAAATAGGCTCTAAAATCGTTGAATGTTCTGACAAATTGTGTGAGGAAATGTTTGAGTTCTTTAAAGATGAGTACAATAAGAAGAACAAAAAATCTAAGGGTGGAATTTAAATCTTAAATATTACCCATTCCGTAATAATATATTTACTTAACTTACTTTTAACTCCTGAAGATTTTGTAAAATTATAGTATTTTTTGGCAAATATACTTGCGATATAGTCTACCGAACTCCACATATCTAATGTTGCTTTTAGCTCTGGAATTTTCATATCCCACGAAGCAATTTTGGAAGCTAGTTTAATACATTCTTCTTTTTGATTTGTTTTGTATAGAAAGATAAGAGTTGGTTGTAGTTCCTTTATTCTAAGTGTGATAAATTTTTCGTTTTTAAAACCACCATCTGAATAATTATAGTTTTCACAATTATTTTTCATATGAGAAACCTCTTCCACATAATCATTAAAAGAATCTCTATCAAAAATAAACATACTATCTTGATAGTAGTATTCCTTTCTCCTATATCTTCTTTGTCCTCCTCCGTGGTAATCAATTCGATTAATATCCTCCAAATTCATACTAGTTATGAAAAAGTATATCTTTTTTCTTTGTTCTATACTTAGAAAATATTCAAATGGCTCTTTTTTATTTGTTGGATAAGAAATACATTCACTTAATTTTCCAATAAAGTTGGTATTTCCCCACAAAGGAAATTCCAATTTTTTTAGCTCATCCAATTTATCGAGTTTAGAGTATAGTAAAATGGTGTTTATATTTATGGTAATTTTATTATACGATTTATTAAATCTATCCAACTTATCCCATCTTTGCACATGTGTTTTCCATTTGTTATAAAATTCTTTACACTCACTTTCATATGGATATTTATTTCTAAATAATCTTTCAATTTCTTGGTTATAATCATAGACATCATTTACCTCTTTGACAGCAGATAATTGATCACTAGTTAAAAATCCTTTTAGTTTATCAAAATTATAATCTCTGAAGTAATGTTTATTATCTTCCCAATTTTTAAAAAATATATCTCTATATTTTTCATATCCTAATTTTTTTAATGATTTATATGCATCACAATCATAAGAACGAATATCTGTTAAAAATTTTAATATAGTTTTTTCATCATCAAGATCAAATCCCATATATCGAATAGTTTGGAATATTGGTTTAATTTCATACTCACTAAATCCATCACGATCACTTTCTACTATTTCAGAAACCTCATATAATGTGCAATCCTTTGAAGTAACATTATTCCATATAAGATTAAATAAAGTTAGCTCTAGTGAATATTTATTTTGATCATCTCTATCAGAAAATATTCTCTTTTCTCCGACTTTGAAATTGTCTAATTTATTTTTCCACTTGGTATCTGATATAATTTCTGGTTTACCACCACTTACTATTTTATTAAATCTTTTCTCATAATACAATTTAGATATATTTTCACGAACAAACTTTTCAAATTTTGGGTTGGTAATATAGTTGATGATGTCATTTAAGTAAAATTGGTTACATCTTAATAATAAGTTTTTATTCAAAATTTCTTCATCACTATACTCTTTTAACTTTTCTCTAGTGATTTCAGATTTATCCAATAGATTCCATTTTTCTATTTCTTCTTTTGAGAATTGATTTAAATCATTCGGTTTATAGGAATTTTTATTTTTAATAATTTCTTGTTTTGTCCAACCATATTTTAATAAGATAAAAACAGATGCCTTTTGCATGTCAATGGTGTTTTTATTAATGAAGATACTAAGATTTAATCCATACTCAGATAGTAATTTTGATAGATTTTCTTGAGAAACACTACCATCGTTTATATTGTGTGCTGTCTGAAATGGGTCACTATCCGTTCTACTTAGAGCATAGGTTATTCCTATCTTTCTATTCAGATCTTCTCTGTTCAATAAAAACAAAATAAATTGATAGCAAGTTTTATCATAGACATAACTTTTAAAAGTAGCATCATTTTTAATGCACCACGCTGAATCACCAGCTAAGATTCTAATTTCCGAAGCACTATATACTCTAACTACTAAAACATCCTTTTCTTCTGAGTAATAAATAACATCTGATCCAATTTCTTTACACTTTTTTATAATATCATTTGCTTTTGCATTTGGATCAACCTTTAGAAAGTTTTTTAATCCTTCTATTAAATCTTTTCTATTTTTATAAGAGGCAATTTTTCTAAAAAATGTAGAACTATCCTTTCGTTTGGATAGTTGACTAAGTAAATCACTATCCTGTTTAGTTTTTATGAAGCTTTTTTGTAGCTTTGGAAATTCACTGTAAATATGGTGGATACTAGAGTCCAATTTTAACTTCTCTATCTCATCAATCACCTCTTCAATAGTATCATATTTAATAAGTGGCTTAGGAAATTTATTTATTTGTGACTGGCTTTTTTGAATAACATCAAAAAATTCTATTAAGTCTTCAACACTATTATTCTTTTCATATCTAAGATGTGTGAAAAATCCAATATATCCTGGATTCTTTTTTAAAAGCTCTCTTATTTTTATGAAATCTGGATCAGTTTCAAAAATCGATTTATTTTTTAAAATAGATCTTGCCTTATTAATATCCTCAAATAATTTTATAAATTGCATTTGAGTATATATTAAACAAATTTAATCGTTAATATAAGTGAATTTTGGATTGGCTCTAAAACTAATCCCAATACAATCTGTTTTTCTACCTGGGTTGGAATAATACTGTGCTCGACCAACCACTAATTTTTCTCCCTCAATTTCTAAGTTATTTATCACATCAGTAATTCTTTGAACTTCGGTAGAATTCCCCCTATATCTTATATCTGAGTCAATTTGTCCAGATGGGTATTCACCCTCAAATGTTGAATAGGTTCGACTCATGTGAAGATTATAATTTCCACCAACTACTTTCTTAAATCTACTAGAAACAATTCTAACATCATTTCCACGAATCTGATAAAATGATCCCTCTTTGAATCCAATTCTTATTTTTAGATGTAAGTTACTACTATATTCATGAAAATAAGCTGGTAAATTTGGATATTCTTCTTTAAGTCTATCATAAGCAACTTTAAATTCGTCTATTACCTTTATATTTTCTTCAAATGCTTTAAAATATTGATCTATATTTCCTTCTTCAGATGGATGTAAACTAACTTCAATAGTAATGACCCCATCTTTTTCATGGAAATATCCCAATTTTTCATCCACCATATCCTGGAATATATTTCTTATCATGGACACCATATCCTCAGTAGATGAAGATTCCAAAAATTTTTTTATTTTATTTCTGTTTTCCAAAGTAAAGTGTTAAATATTTTTGTGTGAAGTAATCATCTCCATCATCTGTTGAGAATCCTCCAAATGTCCATCCATCACCAACAATTCTATCTTTTGATTCAATAGAGGTGGTCATTAATTCTGCTAGATTTTCAAAATCTTTTTCCAACTCATCATTATCTGAATTACCATAGATAATTTTAATGGATAGAGAGAGGTATGGGGGATGTCCTTTAACATCCGATAAAGTACACTCAACTATAATCTCTGTATATCCTAAATCTAAAATGTCTTGTAAATATTCTTCTAGATTTGGAATTTCCTTTAAAGATCTATTTGTTTTATAGTCTTTAAATGTTAATCGATTAAAATTTTCAAATAGTTTAATTTCCATTAAATCTATATATTAAGTATTTTAATATATAAATTATGTCTAAAAAAGTAGATAGGTTATCCCAAATTGTTCCAGAAGTTTTTCCCAATATGGTTCGTACCTATAATGGGTTGTTATACGATGGAAATGGAAATTTAATAACAGTCTTATCCCAATTATCATATAAAGTTTACACCTGTCTATTAACACAAAATGCTACATCAGACCCAACAGTTGTTGTCTTAGAAAATACAATCGGTGATATAAAATGGATAAGACATTCGAGTGGTGTATATCATGCATATTTAATAGATGCTTTCCCAGAAAATAAGACTTTCTATTTTTCACAAGCTACACAAAACAACACACCTGATAACGTTTGTGTCTATATGTCTAGAGGAAATAATGATATAATATCTATATCTACTTTATGGCAAGGATCTGGTGAAATTGATGGTTGGTTATTGAACACTCCTGTTGAAATAAGGGTTTATAATACCTGAGATCCCTCTTGATTTTGCTCTAATCCATTCAAATATTCTTGAACTTTGTCTTTGTGAATAATTTCATCGGACCATTTGTAAGAGGTTCCTTTTTTTCTAGCTACAATTACCTTGACCCAATCTTTGGATCCTTCTTGTGTCTTTCTACCGGTATTTGCGTTTTTTGATACTTTTGCCATAATTTCTTATATATTAATTTTTTTCAAACTCTTTAAAACTTTCCACATGTTGAAGTTGATATCTTTCCTTCATTCTATCAAGAACCCCATTAATTTGTGAGAGTATATTGAGTTGTTTTTTATTTAGTTGACGAAGTTCAATAAGTTTTGAAACAATAAATTTTGTCTCATTAAAATATTTTGTTCTAAATTTATCCGAAGCAGTTGGGTGATCAGATATATTTTGAAGTCTATCACACAATTTAATTAAAAGTGCACCATCCGACATATTAATCATTTTATGTAGAAGATAATTTGCTTTTCCAACTGATTTAATTTTTTTGTCCGAGGATGAAAGTTCTTGTACAATATCAGCAATTTCTTTTCCAAACTCTTTTAACAAAACTTCATAGGTCACATCATCAACATCCTCTATTGAATCATGGAGTAAAGATGCGGCTCCTAAAATTGGATTGGTATCTACTCCCTTTAAAATTTGAAAAACTTTACGAACATGTCCATCAAAATAGGACATTTTTGTGAATTTTCTATTTACACCATGATGGGCTTTAATTGCAAAGTCCCAAGCTTTCTTTTCTAAGTCTGTAATTGGTTTGACTGCCATTAACTATATATTTATTTAAAGATACGGAAAATTTTCTTTAATATATAAGAGATGATGTCAAAAACCGAAATGGATGAACTTTTTAAATCAGGTAAGAAATTATACTCACCTTTGATTAAATTAGTTTATTTACCAGCTGCTGAAAAAGAGATAATTATATCTGCACCAATACGGACATTTAAAAGAGCTGTAGATAGAAATAGAATTAAAAGACTCATTAGAGAATCTATCAGAAAGATGGAAATTGGTAAATATCATCTAGCTATTATCTATATTGGAACTAAAGTGGAATCATTTGAAAATATAAAAGCTGAATTAGAAAAAATTATTCCTAGAATAAAATGAAATATTTGAGGAAATTTAATGAAGCAATTATGACTTCTCTTGACAAAATAAAATCGGAAATTGATGATGTTTCTTATATTTTAGAAGATGAAAATCTCAATGTGCGCTCTTTTAGAAGGGGCTCAGAATATGTTGTTATTAATATAATAAACCCCGAATTAAACACCAATGGATTTGTAAATGCTCCAGGATATGTTCCCACCCCAACTAGATGGGATAAACGTGGATACCTCAAAAGAAGTTGGTTAAAATCATTAGCCTTTAACGATGCTTTCGTTGAATTTATCGATCGTGTTGATGAAATTTGCAAAAAGAATGAATATGTTATTTTTGTTAATGGGTGTTCAAGTAGATTTAAAGGGGATGATGAGATTGTAAAGTATTATAATTTTGATGAAATGTATATTGGTTCAAAAAATAGACCATTTACTCACATTGAAACTTTTATTGATGTTAAGAAAGCTATTAGAAATGAGCATAGATGGGCATATCCTGGAAAAATCGATAAAGGTATTAAATGGATAAATAAAAATATAGTTTATCCAGCAGCGGATCTTATTGGAATTTAGTTTAATGATATGATTGAAAAATATTTAAAATTTTTTGAAAAGTTAGGAGATGGTGAGTTTTATAAATTCTCTAAAACTATTAATGAGTATAGATATATTTTAGAGGATGAAGGATTTGAGGTTGAAATTATAGACTCATCGAGCTACTAACTTCAATTCGGATGAACTTTTTGAATTTATGGATAGAATCCAAGGAGATCTTCCTGATTATGAAATTGTTGCTGATCCACCACTGCCAGCTTTTGAAAACGAAATATTTGGATCTCTCTATGTAGATAGTATGACTAATAAAAAGTATATTAATGTTTTCTTTAGAAAAAAATAGATATATAGATTATGATTAAAAAATATTTTCAATTCTTAAAAGAGCAAGATGAATTTGTGGATGACTCTATTAATTTAGATATTCCTAAAGAAGAGGAAAAAGAACCCAAAGAAGAAAAGTCATCTTCCAATTTTGAAGAAGTAATTTCTGGAATAAAAGAACTTATTGAAGGAACGGTTGAGAAATCTGGTGGAGAATTTGAAACACTTAAAGATTCATTTTTAAAAGATCCAAAAGAAATTAAAATAGAAGGACTCATCAATGATTCGGATGTCTATGATTTTTATTTAAAATACAGAAATGATATTGATGAGGTTCTAGGTGATATTAATTTTTATGATGAAGTTCCTTCAGAAATGAATACATTTGGTCTATATGAATATACCATCAAAGGCACTATGAAAGCTGTTGAGGAATTTGTTAAAAAAATGTAATTTATGAAATATTTAACCAAATTTAATGAATCTGATTATTTAAAGATAGGAGATGTAAAATCAACTCCAGTGGATGTTTCAAGTGATTGTAAAAAATTTTTAGATAAATATTCTAATAAGTTACGAGGGTGGAAAAATGCTCTCGAATCTATAAATAATTTATCCACCAAATACCCAACACCAACACTCGATTATAGTTTTTATATTATCAAATCATATGACTGTGAAGGAAGATATGTTACTGGAAATATTGGTTATGAAAGAGGTGTTAATAAGTCACATGCCAGACTTAGATGTGCTCTTGATCATGGATTTGAGGTATTTGCAACTGGATTTTATGATGCTGATAAAATAGATATTGATAAAGAAATATCCGGAGCTTTAAAAAATCTAAAAAATGCTCAAAGTAGAGTAGAGAATCTATATCGACTAAAAGAATAAACTATTTATTCAACACTTCTTTATTATAATACTCTTCAAATCCCTCCAACATATTTGAAACAGATGGTGATTTATCCAATCCGATAATTTCATCCACTAATCCAAATTTCAAAGATTCATCAGAATTATACCAACGGTCTCTTCTTGAAAATTCAAGAACTTCATCAAATGTCTTTCCGCAATTTTTAGCTAAAATTTTAAATAAAATATAATTATACTTTTCTGCTTCCATTTGATTAATTCTGGTATCTTGGACATTTCCTTGAGTTCCATGACTTACCTGATGTGTCATTACCTTTGAATAAACCAAGGAAGATCTTTTGCCTTTAGTTCCAGAGGATAACAATACAGATCCCATAGAAGCACACATACCGATATTGACGGTGGCTACATCCGAACTAATATAGTTCATAAGATCAACAATTCCTAGACCACACAAAACAGAACCACCTGGAGAGTTAATATAGAGAGTTATATCTTTCTTTTCCACATTATCTAAAAATAAAAGCTGCGCCTGAACAACATCTGACATATATTGATCAACAACTCCAGATACCCAAAGAATTCTATCTCTCATGAGTCGAGAAAAAATATCCATTTGTGTAACTCTCATTTCTCTTTCTTCGAGAATATAAGGTGTTAATGAGGTTTCAAATTGGTCTAATACGATTGAAGAAATTCCTTCACTTTTTCCGAATTTTTTAAAATCTTGTCCTAAAGTCATTTAATTTATTTTAAGGTGTGAATAATAATATATAATAGATGCGATATATCAAAATGTTTGAATCTTTCTCGAAAAAATTTACCGAAAGAATAAGTAATCTTGAAAAAGAGGCTATGGACGATCTAATGGATTATCTCTATGATATAAAAGACGAATTTCCAGATGTGGATATATCCAAGGACACTTGGGCGAACAATAAGTGCTTTCAAATTGAAATTAAATTTAAAGTATCTGATTTGGAAAAATTTAAAAATCTTTTTCACGAAGGCATATTTGATAGAATAAAAGACGATCACATAGGAACCGAAATAATATATAGCGTCAGTTTAGAATGGTATAGCAATGAGTCAAATAGTTGGGGAAATTCTTTTATGTCTAGTAAGTCTATAAAATTATCAAATCCACTTGATGATTATCCAAACTATTCTATGGATATAAATTCACTATTAAATGCAATGGATAAAAATAAAGTGATAGAGACAAAATCATCAACCCCACTTTTCAATATTCAAATACATATTATCTAAACCACCCAATAATTATTTGCCAAGTATCATAGTGTAGATGAAAATGGTTAATCACCAAATAAGATGAGGCAATAATTTTTACCCAAACTAGTTGTAGAGATATTAATTTTGAAATAGGTTCTGTATTAATTTTTAATTTTAGTAGATTGGATAGAATAGTATATAAAATAAGTCCCAAAAACACATACCAAGATCCAGTTAAAACACCACAGACCAACCATATAAAATCAATTATATCAAATAGTGAATAAATACTAAAATCAGAATATTCTTGTTCACTTCTGAAATCTTCTCTAACTGGTCTTTTACCAGTAACCCTTTGGTATTTCTCAACCCATTCTTTTACATTATAAAAGGATCCAAATTTAGAAGCAATACTAAATAAAACCAAAACGATAAGAAGTCCGATAGCATAGTAGATGTGTCCTAAAAACATAGATGTAATTTATAGAGATAAAACCAAATTTGTTTTAATAGAAAGAGAATTGCATTTTAATATATAATTAAAAGTTTTTAACTCTAAAACATGGTAACTCCATTATATTCATATTTAAAAGAAAACGGCACTTCATTTTATGCTTTTCCTGGTGCATCGGAAGACATTTCAGCTTCCTATCAGAATCAAAATTATAAAATGTATTTTTCTAAATACATTCTTTTAAATTTTCCAAAACAGCAATTAGTTCCTGGATCCACTGGATCTTGCAATCCAGTTCATTGGGATTTTGATAATACTTCTGGGCTTGGATATGGATTCATTGAATCAAGCTCTTACACCGCACCAGCGACTTTTCAAGATGCTGTGATTGAATCGCTTAGAAATTATGTGGCTAATCAAGAGGTTACGATTAGAGATTCTAGAATTAATAATACCGAATTTTATTATAACCCAAATGAACTTGGAACTACTGCCGAAAAAATATTTTTCAAATGGTGTAAAAAATTAGGACTTATTGACTTTGAACCGGCTATTGGTGGTGCTGTTCAATATTTTGATACACTGGATGAATTTAAAAGAAATAATGAAAATGATGATTCTTATTTTCCAGAGTATTTATGGCAAGAAAGAAGAACAACTTCATATGATATTTCTAGTTGGTCTAATCCATCTGGTAATATTCAAGCTAATTTTATAACCACTACCAATTTTAGAGAAGGTGATGTTATTACTATTACCGATGTTGTTAATACGGACATCACTACTGATTTGGGAACACATTCAAATGTTAGAGTGATTTCGGTCACCACACTTCCGAGTGGAGATCAACATGTTGTTTTAGATGTTCCAGCTTCTATTTTATCTGGAACAGCTTCTGAAGGAACCGCTAAGGCATCTTTAAATTACAATCGACTTGTTCAATATGTCGGTGAAGTAAATGGGGTGAGTAATGTAAATGAGTCTAATAAATCATATACTGAAGTTTACGCACATGTTCCAGATCATTCAGGATTAACTCCAGATATTTTATTTAGAACCATGGTGGATAGTAATTACAAACCAAACATGGTCTTCCCAATTGTCCCATCACAATATCAACCAGAAATTATTGGGGCTGAATTATTTAATTCACCAATTGTATTAGCTCCACAAAATTATCCTGGATCTTATTTCGCACAATTCGATGTGAATGATTTTACCTATGATATTAATAATGGAGACTCAATTAGAAGAAGTGGTGACTACTTTGGAATAAATGGTGATATCAATTCTCCAATTGTAGATGGAAGAACATTAGACGGAATTTCCATAGATTTTAATACTTCTCACTATGCAAAGATGAATATTCCAAATAGGAATTTAACTAACTTTGATCAATTCAATGCTCTTGAGGTAGACAATAACCCGCCAAAAGATTTCGAATTTAATGCTATTCTTTGGTACTACACAACTATGGATCCAACAGGAACCATGTCAGAAAATCTATATGGTATATCATTTTTGGATAATCCAAATAATAATCCAAAAGAATCTGAAGTTGGGATTGCTTTTCCAAAATTTAATAAATTGGTAGCTAATGGGTCTCAAGATGGAACATCTTATGCATTTGGATTAAATATCAATTTTAATATTGTTTCTGATAACCCGGTAGAAGCGTATAATCCAGAAGCTATTAACTCTTTATTTGGTATGAACTTATTTAATGATGCGATGGAGAAACTTTCCAGTATTAATGATACATTTATACAAATGTTGGCAGATAACGCTACACTTGCTCAACAAGTTTCCGGACTACAAAGTTTGTTGTATAGTCAAACCGATTTAAACACCATCAACCAAAGAATAAATAATCTAACCTCTTTAATTAATTTATATCAAACAAATCAAATTGTGGATTCCGAGTCGGTTGTTGTTAATTATAACGGACAAACATCCCCACCAACTATTCAACTTAGTACGCAAGATCCAAGCTATGTTCAATTAAATTCCATAGCAACCTCTAATATGTTTAATATAAATGGAATTATACCATACACTGTAAATGTTCCGGTAAATAAAAATTTCTTAACTTATATAACAAATGATGACCAAGTATCATTCGATCTTCCAAATAATGATAAACTAACAATTGTGTTGGATAAGGATTTGTATTATAAGCAAAAGGCAGACTTTACCATCACTTCCTCTGACTTAGCTACGGAAAATAAAAAGTTAGATATTTATATGATGAGTATTTCGGAAGGAACATCTGTTCCAGTTGAAACGCTATTAATTGGTGATATTGATCTTCCGATATTTTTTAATAAAAATACTCAGCAACCAAATTCAGCTAAGACTTGGAATAGTTTTGATTTTAAAATTGATTTTTCTCAAGATATAACATTAAAGTCAAATGCTATTTTACAATTAAACATTGATGCTCGATTTGATATCTTAACAAACTCAATAAAAGCAGGAGATGCTTTGGTTCTAAATAATTTATTTATTGGGACAACTTCTGTATTTAATTTTTCTGGGCAATATGTGGTAGATTCTGTCTCAACTACTCAATCACAAATTAATTTAGATATTTCATCTAATCAAACATTCGTGAATTATGGTGCTTCACAATCTTTGCCAATGACTCTACATGGATCATCAACTACTCTACTATCTAATCTTCCGTATATTTCTTTAAATAAAGGATATAAAATTTCTATCACTAGAATAGATTCTGATTTAGTTGCACTTTCTGATAGATATAATATTCAGATTAGTCACCTATGATCAGTAAATTTGATGAATATGTTTCTCCAGAAAAAATAATTTCAGAAATAAAAGAAATTTCTTATATTTTGGAAGATGAAGGATTCAATATAAATTATACAGTATCAAAAAATATTTATATAGGATATCTTTTTATAGTGATATCTAGATATCATAGAATAAATTACAAATTCCAAAAAAATCTCATGGAGTCTGAGTATTGGTTGGAATATATAGACAGATTAAAAGAAATTTTGGATAGATTTGGATTTTATCCAAGATTACCATGTTTATCGAGATTACACTTCGAAAACCGTCCCATAAATATAACTATTGTGATAGAAAAGTTTACTCCAAGACAAAAAAGAAAAATGTTAAATAAAAACAAATGATTTGTAAATTTAACGAATTAAATCTTGAGAACGAAATAAAAGAAATATCTTATATCATAGATGATGATTTTGGATATTTAAAAATTTCAAAAGCATATGGTAAGATATACATAACCATTTTGAACAACAGCTCTCCACCATCTAACAGCGCTTGGAACCGGAAACCAAAAGTATCTAAATCACTAATTGATAGTGATCAGTATATTGAATTTTATGATAGGTTGAAGGAAATATTCTTTAAATTTAATTACAATTTATATCATCTAAAAGATCATAAGAATATTATCGTCCTTTCACCAATGACTGATATGCAAGTAAAGAGAAAATTAAAAAAGAATTCCAAATTATAGAATTTAGATTTTAATATATACTAAAAATATTAAACTTAATTCATGGGATGTGGAAACGATAGTCTTTTTGGTGGAACTAGCCAATTTATAAAAACAAATGCTGGTGATTTAATTGCGGTTCTTGGATCTAATACAATTGAAAGACAAATGCTTGCTGATCTAAGAATTCCTTATAAGCAAATTTTACATTCTAGGGTTATTTTAAAAGCTGGTCAAATTAATTATCTACTTAATTTTTTAGGCATGGGTGATAATGCAACTTTTCTTTCTATGAAAGCAACCTATGATCCAAAGTCTGTAAATGAAGAGTCTAATTATATTAATTGGAGCTTTTTTGATAGCTTATCAACGGTTAATCATATGGATCAATTGATGATCTTAACTGGTAACTCTACAAACAGAATTAAGCAATTGTACCTAACAAATCCAAATTCAACCTATCCGGTCATTATAGATGTTTTGGTGGCAAGTATTGATGATACTTATTCTTATTTTCAAGATACGGTTAATCAAACTGGAACCATGTTTACTGGATTGTCTTATACAAATATTGAAACTTATGTGGTGGATGAGTCGATTGTTATTTTTGATTCAAATTCTCCTAGAAATGCATTAATGTATATCGTTTTGACAAATATAAATTCAATTACAAGAACATCAACTATGTTAGTCATTGAAGATGTTTCTGCTGGTATGATATATTTAACATTTTTAACAGAATGGGATGCGATGCAGGCTCAATCTGCTTTGAATTATGTTTTGCAAAATTCTGGAGCAATACTCCCAATGACATCTGATTTGGTTCCACCAGTAGTTTATTTATTAAATCAAGTTGGAGCATCGTCATCAGGAGCGACCTTATCTATTATTGGAACAGGAGCAACTGGTCCATATAACACATCATGGTTTGGATATACCTATTCAAGCACTATATCAACTAGCATTTTAGCCACATTTGGGGCAACCATTTCGTTAGCTGACTTTGGTGATAGTGGAACGATTACCTTACCAAGATTGAATTCACTATTAGTTGGATCAGCATCTGATAATAGAGACGGTGATTTAACACTTTCAGACAGCAATTTTGTTTTAACAAACTATGCTGGAAATTCGGTTGTTTCTATAATAGCTACTGGAACATACTCATTAAAGTTTGTCCTCAAAGATATTGCCGGAAATGAAATAAATTCCTTGACAAAAATTGAATTATATATAATCTAATGGCATATAATGTAAGTAATTTTTTATTATCTAAATCATCTTCTGATTATAATATTGTTATTCAAAACTCACTTGGTGAGTTAATGACAATTAAGACATTTAATATTATTAATATTTTTAGTATTAATAACTTAGTTAAAATTAAACTAAAGGGTAATGAGGTAACAACACTTGATTTTAATACTCAAGTGGAGGCATTTACTGCTTTGCAAATTTTAAAAGAGCAATGGACAACAGCAAGAGAATTAAAACCTTATTTAATTGATAAAGAGGTTGTTAATTATGTTTCTGGTAAAACATTTTCAAATATCTCCATGACTATGTCTGTTCTATTAGCCGAGGGAGGATATTCTACACTCTATATTGAAAATGGTATTGTTATAAATATAATATAAACAATTATTATATTTTTTATAAAATATTTAATGCACATCTTAAATATAATCACTCGATGCTCAAGAACAAAAAATATTTTAAAAGTTAAAGAATCTATTTTTAAAAATATACCAGAAAATTTTGAAATATTCTGGCACATCACATTTGATACAACCGTTCTAAAAGACATATCAGCAGAAATTCTATCTGAATTGGAACATGATTTTATTTCTCTAAAATTTAGAAAGTCAATACCAGGTGATTATGGTCATAATTTTATAAACATATCATTGGGACAAATTTCTTCTGGATGGATTTATATTTTAGATGATGATAATATTTTACATCCAGATTTATTAAAAACAATTTCGGAAAAAATAGAAGAATTTCCAGAAAAAAGAGGATTTATTTTTAATCAAAAAATTGGTGGGAAAGATTTTTCTGGGTTGGACATAAGAGAAGCTAAATCGGAAAATATAAAAGTTGGATCCATTGATATGGCACAATTTTTACTACGAAGGGATTTAATAGGATTTAAACGACTAACATCAAATGAATATAAAGCAGATGGGTATTTCATAGAAGACCTTTTTCAATTCAATCAAGATGATTTTTTATTTATTGAGAAAGAATTGTGTTACTATAATTATCTACAATCTGAAAAAATGCCAATTTCATTACCAAGGGTTTTATTACTAGGTGAAGATTTTGATTTAAAATCCAAAAAATTCTATGATTATGAAGAAGATAGAATAAATAAAAAATTTATAGAAGATAAAGATATAAATAAAGAAGTGATAAAATTTAACCCAGATGCAATTATTTCTATTGGTGATAATTATAATCAATTTACAATACTTAGTCACTCACCAACCGATATTCGAAAGAGATGGATGCATATAGGAGGTGATGTTCCAAATAAAGGAGAAATTGCCTACCAATGTGCTATGTCATATATTTTAAAAGGACAAGATCAAGAAACCCCATTAGTTTCATTCTTTACTCCGTTTTTTAACACTGGTGATAAATTATATAGAACTTATGAGTCTCTAAAAAATCAAGCCTACTCAAATTGGGAATGGGTCTTAGTAAACGACTCAACGGATGAAGGAAAGACTTTAAAAATAGCTGAACACATTGCTTCAGAAGACCCAAGAGTTAAAGTGTATGATTTTAGAGAAAAATCTGGTGGAATTGTAGGAGAAGCTAAGTATAGAGCCGCTTCTTTATCGAGAGGTAAATATATTATGGAGTTGGATCATGATGATGTTTTAACTAATTATGCAACAGAATTAATGGTACAAGCTTTCAAAGAACATCCAGATGCTAAATTTGTTTATTCTGATTGTTCAGAAATTGATGAAAATCATAATTCACTTACTTATGGAGACGGATTTGCTTTTGGATATGGTAAATACAGAACAGAAAACTATAACGGTAGAGACTATCAAGTAGCAGCCACACAAAATATAAATCCAAAAACAATAAGACACATTGTTGGGGTTCCGAACCATTTTAGAGCATGGGATAGGGAATTTTATCACTCTATTGGAGGACATAATAGAAGGCTAACCATTGCGGATGATTATGAGTTAATAATAAGAACATTTTTAAAAACTCGAATGGTTGGAATTAGAAAACTTTGTTACTTGCAATTTTATCACAATTCATCTACTCTAAATAACACACAAGACTCATCAAGAGCAGATATTCAAAGAAGAGTTAGGTCTATTGCACAATATTATAATATAGATATTAAAAACAGATTTGAAGAACTTGGTGTAAAAGATTGGGCATATGAATTTAGTCCACATTTCCCACTTTTAACCGAATCAAAATTCGGTGAAGAGGAAGGTTATGTTAATTATATTTTTAATATATAGTGGATGGATATTTTAAGATTCAAACAGTTTGAGAAAAAACTTTCTATTTCCGAATTATCTGAACCAGCACCTTCTAATTTTAACGGAAACGGAAATAAAAGAGGTGATGTTTTGATAAAGAAAGTAGAAGATGGCGATCCTTTAATTATTGGGCCTGTTGGTAATCGAAAATCTGTTATTGTGGATGAGATTAGAGACCCAGAAGGTGTTGTATTGGATAATTTGGATGGCATGGATGGTGTAAAAGATAATGAGGATAGATACGATCCTAGCCTAGCAACTAACTTTTTTAAAAATGGAAGAGGACACTATATAAATACATTTATTGGGCAACAGGCCGATGGGACAGATTGTGAATTCACATTAAATAATATTGAAAAAACAACCGATTTCGGATCCTCTGGTCCTGGAAGAAATATAGATAAATGTGAAGTAATACAAGCTATTTTTATACATCTAAACAGAGTTAATCCACAGATAGCTTTATCTGTTAAAAACGCTGTTCAAATATTTCAACAATTTGTTTTGGATACACCAAATTTAACCGACTTCATAAAAACTAATATGGAAATAACTCCAGATATGATTAATGATCTGGATAGTGATTGGTTATATACTTTTTCAGAAATTCCTGGTGAGATTGAACATTTATTAAGAGATCATAAAAAGAGCCAATATGTTATTATACATAACAAGTATAATCGACCATCTCCATATAGATCAATAAAAAATAAAGTTAAGCAGTTTTTACCAGGTACAGAAATTTCAAAATTTTACCCAGGTGATTTAATTGTTGTTTCTGATCATAGACTAGTTATAGATGTTGTGAATGGAAATAGAAATGGTGGATTTGGATATTTAATGGGTAAAATAGAAGCAACCCAAAATATAAACGAATTGATTTCTCTTTTAAATAACCTATTTAATGAAAAGGTAATGTGCTCATTGTCATTAAAGAAATTAAAAGCTGGGCTAGATTATAGTGTTATTATTAATAATGATAGTATTATTGGTAATAATATTCCAGATCCAGTTAATTTTGAATTTAATGGGTTTGAAATAAGTAGAGTTCCGGAAAGAGGAAGGTCTTCAAAAGTTTCAACAATATCTAGATATCGTGGTGTTCCAAGGTATAGAATAATGATATTTAGAGGTGATAAGGGAGGAGATCTAAATGGTGAAGTAGAAGGATCAACTTCTAGACATGGTAAAATATCTTTACAGATTATAAATAAGATAATTAGAAGACACTTTCAAGACTTTGGATTACAAACGCAAGATTTTGAATTTGTTAGAAGGAGAGTTGTTTTAAATGATTTAAATAATAATCAATTATTAAATCAAATAAACTCTCTTATTGGTGATGTTGCAGAGCTTGTAAATCATGGATTTAATATAGATAGAAATTTATCTGGAAGAGATGATATATCTAATAACAGAGATGGACTAATTTCTAAATTACAGTCTTTGGAAATGATTAAATTATTAGCAGATATATCAATGGAAAACAATGAGTGTTTTGATTTAATTATTAATGATATTTTTAAATATGCGATGTCAATACAAGTTTGGCATGATCAGAACACCCCACCAAATCGCCAAGGAAATTTATTAACTCCTAAATATTTTAGGACAGTTTAAAGATTTCTATCTCTATTTATCTGTTCAGACCTCACAATAGCAGTGTGTCCATAATATCCATTATGACAGTTATAAGCAGTAAATTGCAATAATCCTTCAGATGTTTCTATGTTTACAAACATAGTTTCTCTTTCTTCAGGACCATCAGTTATCTCATCTAATCTACTAACATTTAAACACTCATCTACAATTTTAACACCTATTAATTTTGACCCTATAAAAGATTTATATTCATCATTGGTGAAAAAATATCCAAATTTTTCACAACAGTTTTGATCATTTTCAATCAAAAGATATATGGTTTGTTTATTGGTGTGAATAGCAAATCCATCATAAGAAGACATACTACCTCTCAAATCTATCTCATCTCTTCCAAACAGCTCCTCTATTTCTTCAATAATTTCATCAGAAGAGTTCTCAAATAGTTTAAATTTCTTGATAATTTTAGACATAAACTATATATAAAAATATTTATATAATATTAATGCTAACTGATTTAATCATTGATGGAAATTATATCTTATCTAAATCCGTTTTTGTTTTACATAAAAACAATTTGCTTTATGGTGCTCTACACAAAGCTTTAGAAAACACAGTGATGAATTATAGGAAATGGTATCCATTTCAAAATGTCTATTTGGTTTCTGATTCCAAGGAAAGATCATGGAGAAAAGATATTAATGAATTTTATAAAGCAAATAGAAAAAAGGATTCAGATATTGATTGGAACTTTGCCTATACAGCTTATGGTGAATTTAAACAAGGATTAAAGGGAATTAAAGTGTTGGAGCAGTCTTCTATTGAAGGAGATGATTGGATATCTTTCCTCATCAATAAATCGAATTCTAGTGGTCGTGGCACCATCACCGTATCCAATGATGGAGATATTAAACAATTGGTTTCTTATTCACTGGATCCACTCTATATCAATATAATGACCAATGAAATGTATAATAAAGAGAAAGTATTTTTACCAACAAATTATCAGCTATTTTTAGATAAATTAAATAAGCTTCCAAATGATGACATTTTCTCTTTGAACAATCACTCTGAGTTCAATCAACTTTTTAACAATTTTTTAAATAAATACGAATCAGTTGAGGTAAATCCAGTGAAGTCTTTGGTGATTAAATTAATCTCTGGGGATATTTCTGATAATATAAAATCGGCATGGGTGGTTGAGAAAGAAGGCAAAACTAGAGGAATTGGACAAGCTGGTGCTGAATCAATTTATGAAAATTATTTAACCGAATTTGGAGAGATTAATTTATCAGATCCAGATGTTTTTGAAAATATAGCAGATCTAATTTGTGAAAAAAAGAAGTTATCAAAAACATTTATTTCAGAAATTGTAGAAAATATAAAATTTAATATGCGATTAATTGATTTAAGAATTGATCAGCTACCAAAAGAAATTGTAGAAAAAATGGAAGAAAAATATAAAATTAGTTAATAAATATGGAACATTATATCGCTTTTTATATAACATTTATATTTTTTACATTTATTATTTTATTTGATTTATCACCAATTAATATTGTAAAATTTATTTGTAGAGATAAAAATACCACTTTTGGCATTTTGACTTTTGGTATCCATCAGTATAGAAAATATAAAGAGAAGAAACTTTCTGAAAGAAACACTTTACAATATATTAGGAATAAAAAATTAGAAAAAATTTTAAAATGAAAGAAAATAATACAATTATTGCTATAAAAAATAGTATAGATTTTTATATGGATAGTGGAAAAAAGATTTTATATTATTATAAATATGATAATTTTAAAGTTATAAGGACATTTTTTGGAACAGATGAAATATCGATTTTTAACCCGATTTTAAATGAAAAAATATTTGTAGATAGTAAAGATTTTATAACCTTATTCGAATATAGAGATCAAAAATTAGAAAATATTCTAAAATGAAAAAAATAGATAATAATTTATTAGCAATTTCTAAAGCAATGTTGGTTGATAGAGATGACTGGCAATATGTTTCTGATGAACAAAAATCTACATTTTTCTTTATTACTTCTCGTTATTTAAGTAAGATATATCCAAAAGAATCTAAACTTTTGAATTCAAAATTAATAGATAAGGCTACAGGTATGGACATTTGGTTCCATTTTTTAAAAGATAAGCCTTATCCTAAATTGATGTGGTCTAAATCTGAAAAAGAAAAATCGGAAGATATTCCAGAAAAAGATTTCGAATTACTCTACGAAAAGCTTGGTCTAAATAAAAAAGAAGATCTAAATTTCCTAATAAATAGGTTTCCTGAATATATTGAAGAGGAATTGGATTATTATAAAAAACAATTAAAATCAAAAAAGAAAAATGGTTAAAGAACAAAAAATGAGTTGGTATGTCATAAAGACACAATCAAACAAAGAAAGAAGTGTTGTAGAAAAATTAAACCTAGAAATGTCTAGAAGTAGTATTCAAGATAAGGTGGGTCGAATTGTCATTCCAACCGAAAAAGAGGTTCAGATTAAAGATGGTAAAAGAGTATTTAGAGAGAAAATTACCATGCCTGGATATGTTTTTATACAAACCGGTGCTATTGGTGAATTAACACATATCTTAAAAAATATAAACGGGACCTCTGGATTTTTAAGAACAAAGGATGGTAACCCACAAACGATGAAAGATATAGATGTTGCTAAAATGTTAAACGAGCAAGAATTAGTTGATTCTAAAGAGCTTAATTCTTCCTTCATTCTTAATGAAGAGGTTAAAATTATTGACGGGCCTTTTGCATCATTTAAAGGAAATGTTGAATTTGTGGATAAAGATAGAAATAAAATAAGGGTCTCGGTTTCTATTTTTGGTAAAAAGACGATGCTTGATTTACACTTACTTCAAGTTGAGAAGGTAGAAAACTAAGATGGCTAGATTTGGATCACTTATTGAAAAGGATAGGAAAATCTACGGAAATTGTCAAGTTTTATCACCTGATGGAATTCTTATGTTCAGATGTGATGATAAGAAATTAAATTGGTATCTAAAGAGAGATTTGGCCGAATTAGTGGAAGAGGATCCAAAAACAATTAAATTAAAATTTACTCCAAATGGTCTTGGTAATCATAATAAGCAATATGGTCTCACCGTTATGGAAAACAAATGTGTTTGTTGTGGTGGTATAGAGTTTTTAACCCGTCACCATGTAGTGCCTTATTGTTATAGAAGATATTTTCCAACCGAGATAAAATCACATAATTTTCACGATGTTTTATCACTTTGTGTGGATTGTCATGAGAAATATGAAGTATTCTCCTTTGAGAAAAAGAGAGAGCTAGCTAATATACACTCAGCCCCAATTAATGGGGATATTATTGATAATAAAGACATTATAAGGATGCGGAGAATTGCTTCTGGAATTTTATTTAATTCTAATATCCCTGATAATAGAATTAGAGAAATGAAAAAAGAAATTAAAAATTTCCTTGGTTTGAAGAGATTATCTTTCAAAAAGATTAAACAATTATCTGATTTAGATATACCAATTTATAGTAAAACACATGGTGAAATGGTAGTTGCTAAGATTGAGAATCTACAAGAATTTATCCAAATGTGGAGAGAACATTTTATAGAAAATTCAAATTGCAAATATTTACCAGATAACTGGAGCACAAAAAATGAATTTGGTAAATAATGGATGTTGATAAAGTTATAGAAATTTATAAAAATTATAAACTAAGATGTTCCACTATCTTGGAAATGTCCAAATTGTACTATAAATATGAACAAAAATATATTCAAGACTCTCATCAAGAAATAAGAAAGGAGTTGGAGCTAAAATTTAAAGATGTTGATTTTAGAGAATTTACTAAAGAAACTTTAATAAAAGAATTTAATTTTGGACCATGGGATGACGATTTAGTGTTGTGTCCAATCTGGACAGATGGTTTAATAAAAGAGGGAACTGAGTTATATACCATTAGTGAAAATATGGTAATATATAAAAAGGGAGAGTTGAGTAATGACTCTAGATTTGGCTGCTTCTGTTACGGATTTAGAACATCTGATTTGAGGGACTACAAGTTAAAAAATTTAACAGAATAATATGCAATTAATAACAACAAAAACAGTTTTGGCAATGGATATGGGAGTATCTAACAATTTATTCGGTGGAATAATGCTTTCATGGCTAGATCTTTCTGGAGCAGCCTATGCTGCCCAAGTTTGTGATTCACCTAGATTAGTTACTAAGAAATTTGAAGAAGTTGTATTCGAAAAACCTTGCAAAATCGGAAATCTAATTAAGATATATGGAACAGTTGTAAAATTTGGAAACACCTCTATTACTATAAAATTAGAAGCTAGAAAACATAATGTAGAAACTGGATCGCAACAAATTGTTTGTACTACCAAAGTGGTTTTTGTAAAAATAAATGATGAGGGAGAGCCTGTTCCTATTTCAGATCGTGTAAAAGACCGATATAAAGAAAGAGTCAAAAAGTTCGGAAAAGGACTTCTTACACCAGAAGAGCTGGAATCTGAAATAAAATCAAAACTAGAAAAATCTTCATAAGTAAAATAGTAAAAAATCGATTTTGGAATATAATATATATTATAATTAAAAAAATAATTAGAAGCCAAAATGAGCAATATTTACATTAAAATCGATTCAGCACAGTATTTAACATCTTCAGCAGGTCCATCATTGAGACACATTGCTGGGACAATTTCCCTAACCTATTCTTACGCTAGAGTAAGAGGATCTGCGGACACTATCCTTTTAAAAGGAACTCAATCAACAGGCTCTGCAATGGTTTTTGAAGGAGCTAGCTCAACTGGGGCAACTGCTGATACATCATCTGCTGCGACATCAAGTTTATTTAGAAGTTTCTTTGTTGGAACTTGTTCGGCTACTTATAGTGGAAGTACTGGTATTGGAGGTGGAACTAATTCACACGGACCACTCATCGCTGGTAATTATCCATTGACACTCTCATTTGCATCACATGGTAATGTGTCACCTGGTTATATTTTAACAGTATCTTAATTTTTATAAATTAAATTATTTTATATTTTTCACCAATTCCTGTAAAAAGAATTGGTGAATTTTTTTTTATTCTAATACATTCTCCAATTTTAAGTCTCTTAAAACTGATTTATTACTAATAACATCATTTATTTTCAAACTTACAATATGGACAAGTAAAATATCCCGGCATATTTAAAATATTTTTTCAGACTTTATCTCTATATCAACTAAATGGTTTTTTAAAAATTTTTCACGATTATGCCCTCCAATTGGCATTCCAGTTTTTGGACTAATAAATTGCCAACCATACTTACCATCTAAGTCTAAAAATTCTCTAACTCTATAATTCCCAGAGTGGATTGGATTAAATTTTAAAGCTTTATCATTTGATAAAATCATTACCCTGTGTATTGGTCTGCGAACATATACCTCTAGTATACGAGTGGTTACTTTAGGATTTTTTTGACCAGACTTTCTTAATTCTCTTAGATGAGCTTTATTTCCCTCACTACCATACCTAAAAATATCAATATGTTTCATTTTGAACAAAGTTAATTATTAATTTCAACTTTTCAAAAATTATATATACATTTGTATATAAGTTTGCCTCATTGTGTGTTTGAAGAGTGTGTTTGAGAGGTAAATTCAAAAAATAATCCATTTATGGACGACCCTAGTTATTTAAAAACCAATGAAGAAAAATCTCAAAGAAATGTTAAGTCACAGAGAGAAGATAGCAGCAATATGCCTTCTAATGGGCTCGTTTTTCCTTCCATTTGGATACGATGCCCTTTTTGCTATTATCATGAAATTAACCAATTCATATTGGATTACGGATTTTATTTTCTATTGTATTTCGGCAGCTTTCTTTGGGTTCTATTTTTACTTATCTGGATATAATCCATTTAGTCGAGTTTATTTAAAGATCAGGGGAATCTTTTTTTCTAAGTTTTAGAATTTCTTTATATGTTGGATTTCCACTATCAAATTTGTTCGATTTTATAATATTTTCACTAGACCACATTGGTATAATATTTTTATAATGGCTTAAAATTTTTAACTCTTCCTCTGTTTTAGCAATAGATATTGGTATGGTGTGATCTAGGTGCCAAAGGCTTCTATTTTCCCAATTCATTCCTTCTACAAAATTATCTTCGATATGTTTTTTAAACTCTTGCATTGAACATCCTAATATATCTTTCGATTTAAAATCTTTTTCCATACCTATTAGTTTTAAATATTTTCTTATTCGACTACTATATCTCAATTTCAAGTTCCAAATAGGGTCTTTTTCGAGGACTTCTCTTTTGTATATCTTTCTTGTTGCATTTATTTTCCTTCTATTATTCTTTGAATATTCTTTGCTGTATCTTTTCTTTTCATCTGGAGAAAGTAGATATTTCATTTTTTGATTATTGGATATTTTTTCCTTGTTTTTTATATTATATTTTTTTAGATATTCTTTTTTACATAATTTACAAATTCTTTTTTGATGTATAAACTCCTCTATTTTCTTTTCTTTATCACACGAACTACAAATTTTTTTATCTGGTTTAATACCCTTTTTAATAGTAAATTCTTTGTTTTTGTTCCCTCTTCGATATTCCCTTAAATATTTTATACGACACATTTTACACTCATTTCTTATCTTTCCTGATCCTCTTTTACCAAACTCGGTAGTGTCCTTTTCAATTTTACAAACTTGACAAATTTTCATCTAATATATATTAATGACACCATAACCCCTTTGGGTTTGTTTTATTTGATTTATTATTCCAAATCTTGAATTATAATTCCTATTTTAGCCTAAATCATTTTTATATATAATAGAAAGGATAAATTAACAAAATTAATTTAAACTTTTTATATATAGTTAATATGAAATTGACAGGATACAATGAATTTATTTTAGAGAACCAAATCGCAGAACTACTAGTGGAATCACAAATTGTTTATTCGCAGAAATTTCTTAACCTATTAAACACTATGGGTAGAACTCCAATAGTTCCTAAACTATTGACACTACAATCACAAGATAAAGAAATTCAACAAAATTATATTGATGTTGGTGGTGCTAAAGACACCGTCACTTTCACACCAGAAAGAAAGGTTAGAGAGCTAACTGGCAATAGAAATATTGTCTATGTTAGACAAGGAACTGGTGGGTGTTTAAGTCACATGAGTCGAAATCGATTTATTTTTGGAAGACTTGGATATACACCAGAGGGTGGATACATTACTGATGAGACACAATCACCACACTACAAACCACAAGAAGGAGAAGTTGGTAAAATTGTTGCTACTACACAAGGTATTAAAGCTCCCATTCAGACCTATGTCTTATTTGAGTGTACCGAAGGTGCTAATAAAGGTAAACAGTGTGTTATTAATAGAAGAAAGTTGAATGAAAGAGATGATACCTTTTCACAGATTTGGACAACTCAAAGAAATTCAATTAAAGTTGGAAGACTTGCAAGAGCTTTGATAACTCTACTCGGAGAAACTGTTACTGATGCTCAAGTAGAAGACTTTGTAAACAAATACAAATCTGCCTATGATGTAATGAATGATGCTTTCTCAAGATTTGATATTGTCGAAGGAAATAAAATTGCTTACTGGTATAACTATGAAAGATATGAGGATGAAAATGAAGGTGTTTTAGGATCTTCTTGTATGAAAAATGCTAGTTCTAGTTGGCTTAAAATTTATACAAAAAATCCAGAACAATGTAAATTAGTAATTTTGTATTCTGATGCTGGATCTATTGTGGATGGTAAATTTAAATCTGAAAAGATTAGAGGAAGAGCAATTCTATGGAAAACAGATCAAGGTGATATGTTTATGGAAAGAATCTATACCAAAGATGATTCTGATGTTGATTTATATAAACAATTTTGCTTCCACAATGGTTGGTGGTGTAGAACTCGTCAACAATATGGAACCGAATTCCAAGTTGAGAATGGTCACCAAACCAAAACAGCTCAATATGTAGTTACATTAGCAGAGTGTGATTTTAATCACTATCCATTTGTTGATTCTCTATGTTATTTGAATACATCAACTAAGAAAATATCCAATGTTCGGAGCTTAGTCTCTCCAGATAGAGTTATACAAAATACGGGTGGTGGATATAGTCCGTGTAGATAATACTTGAATTTATTTAAATTTAAACACTTTTAATTTTTTACTTATTTTTAATTAAATATATAATTTAATGACTAGTTCAACCAAAGAAGAATTGTCGAATACTATTAAAATAATGGGTATAGATACCAATGAAATAGAGGTAGATATAACTCTCGGTGGACTTTTTTTTAACACCGTAGAACTTGTTCCAGAAGAAGATAAGATTATTCTTCATTATTTTGAAGATAACTATGATTATGAGTTTGACTTTGATGACTTTGATGAAGAGAATCAAAAACAAATCTATAATTTGATTTCAATAACTTTACTAAATTAATTTATAAAAAATCCACTAATCTATAAACTTTATTAATTTAATATCATATATACAAAGATAATTTATCGGAAACTATTTTTTGACTAAGACTACTTAGTTCAAAAAAAAAATTTCAAAATGGTAAAAGAAAAGAAGATTTCAGCTCGACCTTACGAGCAAACAATGATTAAGCCTCTAGATTTTGACAAAATGACTCAAAAATTAAGAGGTTTTTTTATGCCACTTGGCTTTAAAGAAACATTTCCACAACCTAGAGTATCTATTCTAGCAGCCTGTGAGGATCCAAAAACAATTAGAAAGTACACATTTTCTGGAACAGAATGGCCTCTCATTCAAACCAATCAAATGTGGTTAGAACATGACATTTTAAAAGAACCAGAATTGGAAGGTGTTTTTTGTTTATCTACCTCATATAGAGACGAGCCAAATCCAATAGAAGGAAGACACAATAAAATATTCCCAATGTTTGAAGCGGAGCACCTTGGAGATTACGAACATTTATTAAAAACATTATCAGACTTATGTGTTCACCTAGGATTTGTCAAATCAACAAAAGATATTCCATTTTTTACTTATGATGAGCTTTGTGAAAAATATGGAACTTTAATACTTGAATCTGAACACGAAACAAAAATGTGGGAGGAGTATGGTGATGTGGTTGCAATCACACATTTCCCTCAACGAACAAGTCCATTTTGGAACATGAAATCAATTGGCAAAAATAAACACGGTGAAAAAATATATGCAAAATGTGATTTCATTATTTGTGGACAAGAAACCATTGGATCTGCTGAAAGAGATACAGACATTGAAACGATGAGGAAAAATTTCCATACTATTTCTGGTGGGGAATATGCTAAAATTTTGTTTGATCAATTCTCAGAGGAAAGAGTAGAGTCAGAACTAGAAGACTTCTTTAGTTTACCAATGGTTGAGAGATGGGGATTTGGGATGGGACTTACAAGACTTCATAGAGCTTTAAAAATTAAAAATCTGATTTAATCAGGTTTTTTTTTGTGAATATTTTAATGTTGGGTGGTGAAATTGGCAAACACACCGTACTGTCTATACGGCATGGATAAAGGAATAAAAACCTCCATATACATCGTTCGAATCGTGTCCCAACAGCTGTAGAAAAAGGTTTTGAAAATTTAATATATAAAATTATGAAACCATTGTTTGATATCAATGATTATAAGAATATAAAATGTTTAGAATTTGAATGTGAATTTTGTGGAAAGTCATTTGCTCCTTTAAGGAGAAATGCAATACAATCTATTCGTAAAGTTCAAAATGTTCAATTCTGTTCTACTATTTGTAGAATAAATGCTCGTGTAGAAAAAATAGAAATACCTTGTTCTAATTGTAATAAATTGGTGTATAGAACAAGCTCACACTTTAAAAAAAGCAAAAATAAACGGGCTTTTTGCTCAAAATCTTGTTCAGCAATTTATAATAATACCCATAAAGCCTATGGAACAAGACGAAGTAAATTAGAAGCATGGATAGAAAAGAATTTAAAAGATAGATATAATTTTGAAATAATATTTAACGGAAAAGAAGAAATTAATAGCGAGTTAGATATTTTTATACCGAGTTTAAAATTGGCATTTGAATTAAGCGGAATTTTTCATTACGAGCCAATTTATGGAATTGAAAAATTAAATATGGTAAAAAATAATGATAATAGAAAATTTCAAGCTTGTTTAGAAAAAGGAATAAAATTGTGTATAATTGATACTTCAAATAGTAAAAAATTTAAACCAGAAAGAGATAAAAAATATTTAAATATTATAGAAAAAATAATAGACTCAAAAAATTAAACCATAAAAACATAAAATTAAATTGAGTGATTATAAATTTGACCAAGTTTGATGACTAACAATACCATCTACTTCTATTCCAGCAGATTTTTGGAATTTAGTTACCGATATTAATAAATTTTGTGAAAAATTTTCATCTATTTTACCGGTGAAAAGTCCCTTCTCTTTTAATTTAGTTTGGAGATATCTAACATCTTCTCCAGAATCACCTAGTTTAAGAGTCCTTTTTAGCTTCATATCTTTCTTTATTTTTTTGATCCATAAATGCTTTTAAATCTTCATATGAAACAGCTCCTGGGTTTTTAAACAACGCCTCAGCATTGGCTTTTTTCTTCTCATCCTCTTTTCTTTTTTGACCGTTTAGAGATCTTTCCTCTATTTTCTCATCTAGCTCTTTTAATAGACATCCTAGATAGGCATCAATTCCCTTTTCATTTAGTATTATTTTACTAAACTCTAAAATATATTCTTCATTTTTCTCAGTATAGATTGCTAATTTTGAATCGGTAATATAATAATCCACATAGAAATGTAAATCTCCAATAATACCTTGTCCATAAATAGTCGTCTTGTATAAATTGTTATAGAAAAAAGCAAATCCATCTTTATCAAAATTTTTACGATTTCCAGAATTATCCGGCATCGTTGCAGTATATCCTAGGGACATTTTAAAATATTTTGATTTCTTTACTTCTTGAATAATTTGTAGGTTGGTAACAATGCTATACATGAATGTATATATTCTTTACTCTGTTGTTTCGATGGAAAATTCCTCATCTTCTTCACCAAAATCCTTATCCAATTCTAATTTTAGTTCAATTAATTTATCTTCGTTTAGGTCTTTAATTTTAATTGTTTTAGAAACTTGTCCAATTAATTCGTTGTTTTTGTCTTGATCATATTTCTTAAATTTAACATAACAATTTTCTATATCCTTCCAAGAAAAATCTTTTTCTTTATCTTCTGGTATAGCATCTTTTAGTTGAATCATGACAAATAGATTATAGAAATATTTAGCATCAGTAAATTTAAAAGTTACAGAATCATATTGTTTAGAATATTTAGAAATTTCTGAGGATTCTAGTCTTAGATTTAAATCCTTAAAATTCATCTTATCACCTTTTTCTTTTTTTTCACCTTTAGCCTGAGCATCTGCCAATGTTTCAACTTTCTCAGGTTCTCCTTCGGATTCACCAAAGTAAGAATCTATTTTTGTTTTTATTTGTTGCAAGGCAGTGGATACATAGGTCTCTGGAGTATCTTGGAAATTCTCTAAAACAAATTGTTTATATTTTACGATCTTCATATTTTTTATATATTAAAATTCATAAATCAATATATAAGTAATGTTAAAATATGATAAATTTATAATTGAGAAGTTATGGAAGGACATTGAAGAGCTTGGATACATTCTATCAGATGAAAATATCCACCACACTATTGTTCAATATCATGCTGAATTTGATTGGAGAATTAAAAGTGGTATAGGAGAAGTTTTAAAAATGGGTCGTATTATTAGGCGTTTACTTGGATCAGAATTATTTACAAATTTGGAAATTTCTAATGTAATAAGGAAAATAAATAAAAACCAAAATTATTTAGGAACAATAATTATACACCCACAAAATACAGGATTTTCATACATCACATCTAAATGGTTCAGAAATATTGACGATGATCCAAACTATCTAGAATACTTGGATAGAGTGGAGGAGACCATCCAAGGGTATGGATTCAAACTAGAAATAGATAATAAGGTATTTCTCAATATTTTTAAATAATATATAAGATCATGAAATATTTAAAACTATTTGAGGGATTTTCCAAAGGTCCAGAATTTAAAGTTACAAAATTAGAACTGTCTCCAGATAAAGAAGGATTTGTGGAAGCTACCATTGAATGGAGTACAGAAAAAAGAATTCTAGAAATGGAAGATTATTATTTCCTTGCTTATATTCAAAAAGAAAATGAGAATTTAAAAGCATATATAAGTGGTCTAAAAGGAGAATCTCCAGAAATGATATTGGGTGACTTACAAGAAATTGGGGTTTCTTTAAAACCAATTATGCAAAAATATGTGGATGAAAAAATGACTATGGAAGAATTCGAAAAATTAAATTGGGATCCTTCTCAAGTTTCGGATGCTGATGTTAAAGGTATTTTTGATGATGAAGATGGTGATGTTGGATTATTAGAAGAAGGTTGGAAAAGTTGGGTCGCTGGTGCTTTATTATTTTTAACATCTTGTGATAGTGTTACTATTAAGGACAAAACAGGAAAAGAACTTCCTGTACATTATGTTGATGAAAAATATACCACCACCGGAACAATTATTGAACTAACAAAAATGCCAATGAAAAATGCCACTCAATATGAAATTACTGTAAAAGACGATAGTACTGGTAATAACATATATATAGAAAAACACGCAATGAATCCATTTCCGGATGATGAAACTCCAGCAAATTGGTGGATGTCTAATCTAAAGGAAGGATCTAGAGTAAAAATAGTTTGTAGAGATGATTGTAAAGTTTATCTACTTGATAAAAAATAAAAAACCCTCACAAATTTCTCTGTAAGGGTCTTTCATCCAAGCTGTTGAAAAATTATTCTTTTACTTCTTCAAAAGTAGCATCTTGAACATTTTCAAATCCACCATTTGGATTCTCTGTGGTTTGAGGATCTTGTTGAGTGGTTTGTGTATTCTGATACATTTTTGTGGAAATAGAATTCCAAGTTTCGGTTAACTTTTGTGTTGAAGAGTCGATAGAAGATAAATCTTTTGACTCATAAGCTTTCTTTAAATCCGCTAAAGCATCCTTTAGACTTGATTTATCTGATTCACTTAATTTTTCATCAAATTCCTTGATCTGCTTTTCAGTTGAAAAGATAAGATTGTCAGCTTGATTTAGCTTTTCAATTTTTTCTTTTTCTTGACGATCAGATTCAGCATTATCTTCAGCCTCCTTTTTCATACGAGCAACCTCTTCTTTTGAAAGTTGAGATCCACCTTCAATGCGAATTCTATTTTCTTTAGAAGTTGCCTTATCCTTTGCGGTAACCGATAGAATACCATTAGCATCAATGTCTAATGAAATTTCAATTTGTGGAATACCTCTTGGAGCTGGCATAATTCCTTCTAAGTGGAAACGACCCAAAGAACGATTGTCTTTAGCCATTGGTCTTTCACCTTGAAGAACATGAACCTCAACCGATGGTTGATTGTCAGAAGCAGTTGAGAATGTTTCTGATTTTTTGGTTGGAATAGTTGTGTTTGCTTCAATTAATTTGGTAAATACCCCACCCATCGTTTCGATACCAAGTGATAGTGGTGTTACATCAAGTAGCAAAACATCAGTAATATTTCCAGTTAAAACCGCCCCTTGAATAGCTGCTCCGATAGCAACTACCTCATCTGGGTTAACAGATTTATTTGGTTTTTTACCAAAGAACTTTTCAACAGCTTCTTGAACAGCTGGAATTCTTGTAGAGCCACCTACTAAAATTACTTCTTCGATTTCAGATAATTTAATATCTGCGCTCTTGATAGCTGATTTGCAACATTTGATCGTTCTATCTACTAAAGCAGATGTCATTTGATCAAATTTAGCTCTTGTTAGAGTCTTTACATAGTGTAGTGGAACACCATCTAAAGCAGTGATATAAGGAAGATTGATCTCAGATTGTGTTGTTGAGGACAATTCAATCTTAGCTTTTTCAGCAGCCTCCTTTAATCTTTGAAGAGCCATTGGATCTTTTGAAAGGTCCATGTTGTGCTCTGATTTGAACTCAGAAACCATCCAATTAATAATTTCGTTGTCAAAGTCATCCCCACCAAGGTGTGTATCACCATCAGTTGATTTAACTTCAAATACTCCATCACCAATCTCTAGAACAGATATATCGAATGTTCCTCCTCCAAGATCATAAACGATAATTTTCTGATCTTTTTCTTTCTTATCAAGTCCATAAGCAAGTGCCGCAGCTGTTGGCTCATTGATAATTCTTTCCACTTTAAGTCCAGCAATTTGACCAGCTTCAATAGTTGCTGTTCTCTCAGCATCACCGAAATAGGCTGGAACAGTGATAACTGCACGAGTTACTTCATGTCCTAAATAATCTTCAGCAGTTTTCTTCATTTTTTGAAGAATCATAGCTGAAATTTCTTGTGGGGTGAAGGTTCTATCACCAATTTCAACAGCTGGAACATTTTTTCCAACCTTAACTACTTTATACGGAACTCTTTTAATCTCATCCGAACAATGAGAAAAATCTTTTCCAATAAATCGCTTGATCGAATAAACTGTTTGTGTCGGGTTGGTAACAGCTTGTCTCTTTGCTGGATCACCAATTTTACGATCCTTATCAGTGAATCCAACTACTGACGGAGTTGTTCTTTTTCCTTCCGAATTTGTGATGATGATTGGTTCTCCATTCTCAACAACCGCAACAGCGCTGTTAGTGGTCCCCAAATCAATTCCCAGAATTACATTTTCTTTTGCCATAATTTAATTTGTTTTTAATATATATCTATCAAATATCGTGCCAATTTAAAATCAGACATTTTGACAGTGTTAGATGAATTAACTGTTTATATATGGTGTATAATTAGAAAAGTTTAATTAAATCCTAACCAATTTTTTACTTTTCTACCGAAGCTTGGATGTGTTCGATCATATTCCTCTTGTTCAAGTCTTTGTCTTTCGATTTCAGCAAGTCTTTGCCTTTCTTGTTCTTGTCTTTGCCTTTCTACCTGGTCAGCTATTGATTTATCATGTGTCTCTTTTGCCTTTCTTTTTTCCTCTTCGACTCTTTTCTTTTCAGACTCTTCTTCTAACTCGTTCTTATAAAACTTAATAAGAGCATTTCTTAAATTTTCAAGACCAAAAATAGTATCTATGACATCAGATGATTTTTTGCTTATTGGAATGCTTAGATCCGAAAACCCTTTCATATTTGGACCACATATATTATTTAAATCATTAAATAGAGTAGTTGGTCTCCTATTCTTATAGATAAAAAATACATTGGTGGTTGTTTCACCATCATAGTTTTCTGGCTTAGTATCTGTTAGATTAACTACTAAGTTATCACGATTGTTAATAAATGGGACACATAACCATTCCCGACCTTTACTATTTTTGAAGATAGAACATTCTGGATTTTTGGTTAAAAATTCCTCTTGTTTCCAAATACCTGTTTTAAAAGCAATGGATAATAATGGTGTTGGTAGGTATTTTTTTAGTTCCATTCTATGCTTAGTTATTTCGTAATATACTTTTTGATTAATAATTGGGTATAAATTATTTGTTTTACCATCAAATTCATAGACATAATACCCTTCGAGTCCAATAATTTTATTGAATTGTCCATTCACAGTAAGTAAATAGGAAGGTCCTTCGGTACTTTTAATATCAACTTCAAATATGACATATTCTTCTATTTTTTCAATATCTCCTTTACCCAACAAATACAATTTTTTATTTTTGTCAAATGTTATAATTGCTTCTTTTCCTAAAATTTTATCATAGGATATAACACCAACTTCTTCACCTTTCATAAATTTTTTAATATTAGAACAAATTCTTTTACCTAACCCATCTGCTATATTTAACTCTTTATCATTATCATCAAAAGCATAAATTTTGCTACTATCCACATTAAAAGTAAGTCCAAATCGAATATATGGATTAGATGTATTTACATATTTATCTAGATAATTTGTATTTGGTGTCAGTAGTTTTTTACCAATCTTTTTAATCACTACCCATTGTTGATTTTTTCCAGGATTGTGGTTGGTATATTTATCAAAATAAGATTTGGTTTTTATACACCAAGAAGGAGATCCACAATTAAGAAGTCCTTCGTAAGTCATTACTCTAAAATAATCATAAACCCCATCCGTAAATTGAAATTTATACCCATTATCTGCTTGTACAGAGGTTTTGTCCATTAGATAATCAGATAATTGAATGTAGTCTAACTTTAATGCTTCACCAGCATTAATATTTAATTCGACCAAAGAATTATAAATAGATTGAAGCTCGTCTAATGGAACATTATCAACAAAATGTAATTTAGTTAGAAGTCCTAGGTATCCAGATTTGTCTTTAGACATCTCTCTAATTTTAATAAAATCCTCATCCTTATCATATAGTCCTTTTTTTCTAAGAACAGAACGAGCATAATTTAGATTTTCAAATAAATGGAATTTGGTGACCATTTATTATATATTAAAACTAATATATAAATTGTGAAATATTTAAAAAAGTTGAATGAAAGTAAAGATGGTGTCAATCCAATGAATTCTAAAGATTTGGATGAAGAAATATTGTACATCTGTATGCCCTTAACAGATAGAGGATATAGTTTAGAAGCTCTTCACCAATCAGGATATGTGACTTACAATATTTTTACACAAAATAGTTTTTTCTTTTATACGAATTATAAAAATGATCTTAAATCAATTGGAAATAAAACTAATAAAGAAAAATTCTTTGAAGACTTTCAATTATATACAAAATACTTGAGTATCATAAGCGATGAGTTTCCAGAAGTATTTGATAGAATTTGCTCAATGAAAGGTATAAATGATTTTATGTTCATGGGATGTGGTATTCAATTTTCATTCAATTATAGTGGTGGGTATATAAAAAGAGCAAATCCGATTATGTTGGCAGGTGATGCTCCATCAAATTATAGAAGTTAAATATGAATAGTATATACCAACTTATGGAAGAAATAAAATCGATTTCGTATATTATAGAAGATGAAACATTTTCATTTTTTAAACATAAAATTCAATTAAAAATATCAGTAGAGCTAGAAAAGGATAGCAATTATGATATTTTTAATATAGTTCTATACCCAGATTGGAGTGAGGAAATATCAAACCGTGGAACAAATTAATATATTGTTAGGAAAAGATTTTTATCAAAAATATTAAAGAGTGATCAATTTAAAGAATACTTTGATAGAGTAAAAGAAATTTGTAAATCTGATGGATTTGAATCATCAGGAACAAATAATGATGGATCCGAAATACTTATTGGATTTTGGAAAAACAAATCAAGTATAATTAAAGAGTATTACCAGTTTGTCCAAACATTTCTTTAGCTCTTTCCATCCATCTTTGAGCTTGCTTTAATTGAGAAGTTTCTGACTTAACATATCTTTTGATCATAGTTAGTTTATCACGGCCATCCACCATTCCCATTACAAATGGGAATAAAGGATGTTTTCTATAATGTAGAGCAAAAGTTTTCCTATCACCATTGATTGGATACTCTGAATATTTTTTATAAAATTCATCTATATCATGTGACATTTTATTCACATATCTGGAAACTAAATGTATAACTTGTTCTATTTCAGCAGATTTAGTTGGCTCATCTAACTGAGACATAATATCATCAATTTCCTCATCTACAATTAATTTAATTAAAGTGTTTTCACGATTGATTTCAGTGGTAAACAAATGATGTCTATCAAAATACCATTTTGTCTTAACTTTGATCATCTTACCATTTTCAAATTGCACAATCCATCCTTCTTTTCCTTCTGTAATGTCTGCAGCAGTTACTAAATTATCTAGTACATGCTCTTTCTCAAAATTACAAACAGACATAGAATCTAATTTATCCGAAAATTGATTGATATCTAAATACTTACCAGTTTTATTGTCTCTTATTCTAAGTAAAATAAGTTGTGTATTTGCATAAGGAACCACAATTCTATTAGTTGGTGAAACATACTCAAAAATTGGAACAATGTCTCTATCAACACAGAATTTTATAAACTCTTGCACGGTCTTATCCTCTCCATATATTCTCTGAATTTCAATTGCTTGATCGGATATAAAGGACATTTTAGACCTTCCAACAATCTTTCCATTTGGAAGTGGAATAAAGGAGGCAAGTGATCCATCTTCTTTATTCATAACATTTAAAACTTTATAATCCTTTACCACCGAATACATAGAATCCGGAGTTTGATTGAGATTAAAAAACTTATCTAAAAGTAAATATCTTTTAAATAAAGATCCATCTTTATTAAACACAAAAGTCAGCCCCCTCATTTCAAATGCTTTTACATTTGGTTTTTCTGGAATTGGGTTAATAAATGAGTTAAAGGTAGCAAAACGATAGTTAAACATGGATATAGGATATCCATCTACTTCTGTTTTAACCTCATAAAAAACACCCTCATCATTGACATTACACATCTCCACACACTCTTCATATGTTGGTAGATAGTATTCATGAGGAAATTCTTCCTTTGACTCTTTAATAAATTCCATATATTTAAATACTTTAATCACAAAGTTAATCTAATTTTTTGAAAGCAAATATTAATCTATCACTAATTAATATATCTATCATCTTTAATCCAATTTCTTCCATTCTACTGTCTATTTCTTCTATAAGTTCTATGTGTTTAGGGTCCACATTTTTTTCAATAAGTTTTTCGTCCCCATTCTCTTTATGAATGTAAATTCCGAAATATAAATAGGTGTGGAAAAACCATTGAACATCTTTTCTAAGAAGTGTTGCTGGTGGGATTCTAAAGCTAACTTGCACTTGATCAATTTTTAAATTATCTTGATAGTTTCTTTTTTTACCAAATTCTATTTTAAAGTCATTATCATGAAATCCAAATTCATCTAAAAAGTCATTAAAAATGTTTCTAATTTCTTCTTGATCAATTGATTCCTTAGTAAATTCTATATACTTTTTCATATAATTTCATCTCTTATTTCCATCCAAAGCCAAACAAACCTTTCAAATCCCTCATCCATTTCCTCTCCTTCCATGCATCTTTCAATAGTTGTTTTTCTTCTATGATAGTCATCTACACTACCAGCAACAAATAGCACAAATTCTTTCATAATAATATCATAACAACCAATCCATATATCTGAATCTTTTCCAACTTTATTTTTATACCAAATATCAAAAAATTGATTTCCTCGATGATTTATCCTAAAATCTGGATACTCCTTCATTAAAGATCTACTAGTTTCAATATACTTAGAAAACTCACCTTTAATTTCTGACTCATCTACTATTTCCTCAATATAGCTATTAACATCATTTTCATCCTCACCCAACCTTTTGTATATTTTAATTGGATTTTTTATTTCTTTTTTGGATTCTTTAATCATAATATTATTTGAAAATAAGACAGAAATTGTCATAGAATCAAATTGCCAATATATGTGAACATTTTTTAGCTTAAATCCATCGTCTTCTAATCTCTCACAAGCAATCATAAATTCTTCATCAGATTTTAACTTTATTTCCGATTCTTCACAAACTTTTGGAAGCCTATCTAAATAGGAATAGTCCGTATTTTCCTCTCTTTTCTTATGTAGTTTCCAATTAAACATTTTAGAGAATTGTTCATGTGGAACTTCAAATTCAACTCTAAACTCACATTGACCATTAAGAATATCTAACCTTTTCTTTTTATCCTTTAGACTTTTATATCGATGTTTTTTAACATATTCCTTTCTAAGCTCAACAAGATCACCAGAAACCTCCATTTTTGAATTGTGTATATCATGTTTATCCAAAAAATCCGTAAATATATTTTTAACATCTTCAAGTGATGGAATAGATATTTTTGATTCCATGGTTGCTTGATATCCACCAAATTCTCCTCTTTCTTTATACCTTTTAGCTTGACTGTCCATTTTTGAGAATCTAAAAACTATTTCGTTATAATTGAAATTATTAAAAATCTTAATATCTGGATATCTTAAATAGTATCCAAGATCTTCCACTCTTTCTGATATATCCAATATCAAGTCTGAAGCATCATCGATATATTTTTTATGAGCATATTTATTTATATCATCATTAGCTCTATGAAACCCATTGAAATCTACATCACCTTTAAAAACTTTAAATTTTATCACAACTAGAAAGTGTTTTCTTAACAATAGTTCATCAAATGCAAGTTCTTTTTTAGCATGGAATACATATTTATTTAAATGCTCAGCAGTAAAATTTTTAACCACCTCAAATCCTTCGTGTAAACTAAAATGATCTAAATAATCTGTAAAAATATTTAAAATATCTTCATCATCAATTGGATGATTATCATCTTGCCAATTTCCATCCACCCATTTTTCACCAATAAAATCTTTATATTTATTCAGAATTGCCATTGGAACCTGGTCTTATTTTATAATATATCATAATTGCTAAAATGAGTATATTTGTTCCATAGTTCATCATCATTGGTAGATCTAGTTTATCATAAACATATATCATAGCAAATAATTCACCAAATGCCCATAATAATAAAAATGCCCATGACATTCCGTGTGAGTGTTTATCTTTATAGGAAGACCAGGCTTGTGGAATTCCACAAGATGCTAACAGGATAGAACCCAACCAACCCATTAAGGCAAATAAATCTTTTTTACTTAGGCCATTTGAAAGGTCCAAAATAGTTTCATCATTTAATTTTTCTATATTTTGATTTGGAATTTCATATCCATATTTTTCTTTCATATGAGACGTTAGGTTTCCGAAAAGCTCATTAAACCTAATAGAATCACCACCAGATTTAGCAACACTATCTATATTGGATAAAATTTTCGATAAAGTATCATCAGATTTTTTCATTGATTTTGAGTATTCCTCTGCTATTTCAGCTTGAAATTTCATTTTACGAACCCAAGCATCTAACTCTTTTTGTAGTTGAGTAGAATCCATTTTTTTGTACTTATCTGCTCTTCCAGGATCATTATACTCTTCGTTTGGAACTGCTTTATAATTTGATATATCATGATCATTGATATCAGACATCGATTTTTGAAAATATCCATTTGGGTTAAGTGGGCTCATTGGGCTTAAAATATTTGTCACATTACTTGGATTGGAATAATCATATGGATTGGTGTATTGCCCCTTTGAATCTGGCGAATTTAACAGAAGTGATCCAACTATTCCTAGCTTGGTCAATCCAGACTTAATTCCTTCATTATGTTCTTCATAGCTTTTTAGATATTTCATACCTATTATATATTAAAAATAATGAATCAAAAAATACCCTATGTAAAAAATAAACGACCACAATACCAGAGATAAAGTCATCTTTTTAATAATTTCCCACTTATGTGTGGTTAGAGTTAGAGCAATTAAAATAGCTACGGGAAAAGATATGATTGGACTAGCTAAAGCAACTCCCCAAACACCAAATTTTTCTTTAACATGTACAATAAATCTAGACTTTTTTGAAAATTTCTTCCTTGGGAAAATTCTTAAAAAAAATTTTTCTATAGCTACTCCAACAAATGTAAATAAAACTATACCCACAATTCCTCCAAGAATATTAGACATTACCACATGCCAAGATCCTTTTGTGGCAATTACCACAAACATGATGTAAGAAAATTTAAAAACAGATGCCAGAAAAACCAGTAAATCTGAAATTATTTTTGTTAACACTTATTGAAAAGATGAATTTTCTACAACTCCATTATACCAAATACCACCATTGAAATGTGAATTGTCAAGAATTCCATTGGTCCAAATACCAGAATCAAATATTGCGTTCGTCCATTTACTAACCACTCTAAGTCCAGTATTTGTATTGCTTATATTAATACCTAATGGAAAAGGTGTAAAAGATTCATAACTTAATTTAACATCTATAACAATGTGTGTGTTCTCACCTTCTTCTAAGACAAACAAAGCTTTGCATCTCCTTGGACTGTCATTACTTCCAAGAGGAGAGTATGAATTATTAACTTCATTATCTATGATCCAAAATTCATCACCCACATTAAATTTAAATATTCCGTTTAGTGTGATATAATTTGAAAAAGTATTTCCATATAAACTAGAAGTTGCTGAATTTATACCAATAAGTTGGATATCTTCTAGAATTCCTCCTCTCCATTCACCTCCTTTAAAGTCAATGTTATAAGCAATTCCTCCCCAGAAATCTCCACTTCCCCAGAATCCAGTTCTCCAAATGGAATATTTATGAATATCCGAAACAATTGGAAATCCATTTTCATCTAAATTAAGTTGTGAATGGAATTGACCATTTAACCATTTACCACCATGCCATGTAGATGTTCTGGAGTTATATGATTTGGTTCCAAATCTAGAAATCTTTCCATATTTTTGATCAAATAGCCCATCATACCACATACCATTTTCAAAATCTCCACCATACCATTTACCATCTAACCAATAAGAAGGTGTGTTGTCTGTATTAAATAAACCATCTTTCCATGTTCCATTTACCCAAATACCACCAGAAAATTCACCATCTTCCCATGTTCCGTTATTCCAAATACCATTATACCAAATACCATTTGACCATGTTCCACCATATGATCTTCCATAGTACCATGTACCGTCTTTCCATTCTCCATCAAACCAACGACCATCATACCATTTTGAGAAAGAAGAATCACTTGGTGTAGCAACACTTTGTTGTATAATCATTGGATTGACTATATTCAAAGATTTGGATTCCCATGTTCCTCTATACCAATCACCACCTAACCATGTTCCGCTTAACCAATGTCCACCAAACCAACGACCACAGTTCCATATTCCTTTATACCATTGAATATTTTTATTAGAATCTAGTCCAATAATAGCATCTTTTATTTCAGCATCTAATATCCAAGGATACTTATTAGTGATATCAGCAAATGTTAGTCCATCTGTTAATTGATAGCAATACTTACTCATATCAACATCAATTAAATTATATTTAGATCCATCCAATTCATAATTTTCTGGATCTATTTTAACAGATTGTTTTGCAGTTGATGGTCCTTGTCCGATATCAAAAATATTGATTGGTTGGAAATTTAAAAATGGATCTTTTTGTATGAATGTTACAGAACCATAATCAGTCACAGTAGCTGGTAATCCGTACGGAATTTTTATATAAAAATCTTGTGTATTAATAGGATACGCTACATGATATCCCATATATTGTTGATTTAGTTCCTCGGAAGATCCAGGTCCGCCAGTCATGCTAATGACCACACCATCTCCAGTTCCGATATGATGACTGTTTGAACAGTTAAATAGAACCCATGTATTTGAACCATCTATATAGAAGTTAGTATTTGTAATAGGTGTGATATATTCAATTTCTAATTTAGTAATATCAAGAGCAAGTTCATTTTTGTAATCCACATATACTAAACCAGAAAGATCTTTAACAAATTGATCGTCCGATAAAAATGCCTTAGCATATGAGTCAGTTGGTATTTTGAAATTAATATCTGTTTCATAATTTGTGTATGAATATAAACTTTCTATACTCTTAACTTGATCTTTATTTCTATGAAGAGTATTTAAATATTGTAAGTCATCAGAAATTTCTTGCAGTGTTCTTCTGGTTCTAATTTGGACTTGGTTAGCATACAAAGGTATATCCAACATTTTGTGGAATTCAATGACATACCAATCATAAGTCGAATCATAATATTTATCCATCACTAATAATTTTTCAGTAGTGTGTATAGATAAATCTGTTGCTTCGATAGAAACATCCACAAATGTCCATTTTAAGATGGATGTCCATTGGTCCTTTAGATTTTTACCAAAGAATAATTTATTTGCCCATTTTGGATTAGCTGATGCGAATTCAGTATAAATATTAGAATCAGTTGCTCCTGTAAATGATCCGTAGTAGGTTCCAGGCATTGGTCCGTAAACTGGTAGTGATGAAAGTTCCCTGGTTGGAAAATAATTATTATAATTTAAACTTGATAAATAATCCAATAAATTATAAGTTGGGTTATATCCAAATTGGAAAAAACTAAATGAATATCTCATCTCAAAATTATTCGAACCAATTTCGATTCCAGTTTGTAGATTATAATAACTACTAAAATTAGTAAATCTAGGAGAAATGGTTATCTGACCATCTCTTGAGAAATATAAATTTTGAATTTTATTAGATGGTGATTGTAACTCCAATAATAGATTATTTTGATCAATAAATGAATAGGTATATGTGCTTACTGGATAAGTATCTGTATATGGGGCATTTTGTATAGTTAATGTATTTGTTCCATAAGATATTGTCTCTGTTCCAGATGAGGGTGTCAATAAGCTTATATTAACATCATTTTGTGTAAATGACCAAGTACCACCAATAAATATTCCATTTGAATTGAGTAATGAAAAAGTAGTCTCGCAATTATATGGAACCGGAACAACAGTGTATGGAAACAATGGTGTTATTATAAAATCATAACATATTCTATTTAAATTCCATACACCTCCCCACTGATTTGTCCATACATTACTATCATTTATACCATAATCAATAGTTGCTTTATAAGCATGATGTGCTGGATGTAGATTGAATTTATCAACAAATTCCTGGTATCCGTTATTTGAATATTTGTTCAAATTACTTATTCTAACTGGAGATTTTGTTAAATTGTTTAGTATATTTTGATTAAAATCTGTATAAATATATTGATAGTAGGTAGTCACTCCCATAGATACATTCTTAATAATTTTATTAATCATTAAAACCGCTTCTACACAATCAGACGAAATATTCACCATATCACCAACTTCTGGTGGGTTATTCACATCGGTGGTACTAAGTGCCCAAATTAAAAGATAATCATAAGCATATATCGAGTAGGAATTATTTGGAAAAATAGTGCCTCCTGTATCAATATATCTAGATTGTGTAGATATATCTATATTTGGTGCCATCTGAATGATATCTAATAAATTAGTAGAAATAGAGGGTGTTGCATACTCAAATGTTCCATTACAAATATCTGAATAAGAGAATGTAAAATTTGGTTCGACCTTATAAACATCATCCATGTGTGTGTAATATTCAAAGGTCTTGGATCTATCTTTCCAATAAGTTACCCAATTGCTCTCAGTCACCGAAAATGGAACATTACTCTGTGTTAGATGTGTGAACTCTAAGAAGGAACTATCCAACATGGATGCAGTAAATGTGATAGTGTTTGGTAGCCTATATTCACCCAAATCATCAAAGAAATTTAATTTAGAACCAATATCATAATCCATGAATAATAGTCTAGATTTTAGTCTATTGTCATAGTTTACATCTATACTTTCTTTTAAATAGAGGCTTTGTGATGATCCTGTGTATCCATAAACAGAAAATAATGATTTTTCTCCGGTGATTATTAGATCTTCTGATTCAAAATTAGATATTGAGTTTGGAGAAAAATCACCAACTTTCGACACTGTTCCTAATTGATAAAAAACATTAGAAAAGACCGAACTAGTTAAAGAAAATAAGCTAAGATCTAACATATATGTCCCATCATAAGAAGATAAATATATTATTCCATCACCAGGTGAATCTATTGAATTAATATCTCCTATATTTGGAGATATAGTTGGGCAGATAAAATTGAATCCATAGTAATTTGTCGTATCATATAAAAATATTGTATTGTTATTACAAACAATAGCTATTGTCGAATCATTTGCATTATATTTATCAACATAAATATCATTTATATTTTCCACTAAAATATATTCATCATCAATTGAATTAAATTTTGATATTCTTCTTTTATAAGAGATCCAAGTTCCGTGGTCATAAGTTAGTTCCAAGAATACACCAGTGTCTCCACCAATGAAGATTTTATCTACCTTAGGGTATAAAACAACATTATAGTTAAAGGATTCAAATTCTCTAACATCAATTTTTGTCCAATTATAACCACCATCATCTGTAACATAAATTATATTATACTTACCAACCACTACTCCTCTACTCTCATTATAAAAATCAATTGAATTTAATCGAGTGAGAACTCCTATTTCTATTCTTTTGATAGAGAAATCTATTTTAGAAACCCTTAAAAGTGTCCCGTAGTCCCCACATATCCAGTAATAGTTATTGGTTTCGACAATTGACTTTAATAAAACTTTATATTTATTTTCTATAATTGTTGGAGCACCTTCTTGATAGTTGGTGATTATTCCAAACTCACCAACTGCAATGGTTCTATTTGGTATTGAATAAGTCACACCATCTAAATAGATAGATTGTGTGGCATGTTTGATAACATCTTGGTAAGATATTTCAAATAAATTATTATAATCGACTTGATTTCTTAAAACATAATTATGACCTTCTTTAAATTCAATAGGTTGTGATAGAGATGTAGTTGGGAAATACCCATCTAATAACCTAGATAAATGAAATTGCTTTTGTTTATTTATATTTCCAAGTTTAGATAAAACAGAGTATTTTATACAGACATCGTAATTATCGAGTTCAGGATCTCTAACTAGTTTATTTCCTTTATAAACATAAATTCCATTTTCAGAAGTATAATAAGAATAAACTGTTTCTAAGCTATTGGTTGAATAGACATAGTAATTTGATTTGAAATAAGTCTCTGGATCAGTTGAATTTGGTAAAGTAACATAAGCAATCTGGTCTTTCACTAAAACACGATGTCCTTCAACTAGTTTTATTCCATCAATTGTTAAATTTATTTTCACTACACCAATGATATCAATTAACATTTCTGTGGTAGTAACATCTACTGTATAGTAGTTTTCTACTGAATCAGACAACAACCTTTTTGGAGTGAAAAGTGTCTTCATGGTTAAGCCATCTTCGGCTAGAAATTGATCATAATATTCAAAAATACTTGATCCATCTATTTTAACCTTATTAGCTTGAACAGGGATATATGGCATTGGAGTTGAATAGGTAATACCCACATACCAGGTTCTAGGCACATACTCACTCAAAATGTTATAAATATCATCAAATCCATTAATAGAATTATAAAGAGCTCCACTCAAACATTTTTGGTAGAGTCTGTATGATGACATATCTCTCTTCCAAGATGTAAAATTAAACTCGGTAAGTGAGTCTATTTGTGATGACCATTTTCCGGTATCCTCGTTTCTTATCCACATATTATTTATTTCTTAACTTTTAATTTCCACATCACGGTTCTGCTATCCACCTCGATTGAGCTATGAACAATAGATACCTTTGATTTTTTAAGCACTTTTTTTATTTCTGTGATAAAATCATCATTCTTATAAATATCATCAATATATTCTGATACATCAAGATTATATTCTAGGTTTTCTGAAAATATCAGATCGTAAATTAGGTCTTCTTTACTCTTCATATGTTTATATATTAAAATAAATTATTCCTATGAAGAGAGATATGAGAATTAGATATATAATTATGAATGTCTAGAAATAGAAACAATAGTTCAAAGGAAAAATTTAAATCTCATATGGAAATAGAGAACGAGAAGTATGAGCTTTTGAAAAGAAGAGAAATGGAATCTGCTAAGAAGATGAAATTTACTAAACAAGAATTAGATTCAAGACATGTTGAACTAACACCAAAACAACACGAACTTTATAGGGGAATAAGAGATAATACATTAAGTATTGTTCAAGGACCTGCGGGAACATCTAAAACATTTACTGCTTGTTACACATCTTTGGCTTTACTAGCTGATAAAAAAATTGATCAAATTATTTTGACTAAACCAATTCAAGAGAGTGGAGAGCAACTTGGATTTTTACCAGGAACTGTTGAAGAGAAAGTGGATCCATATATGAAGTCTTATTTTTCAAATTTTGAAAAAATTATTGGGAAACCGTCTTTTGAGTGGTTAAAGGCAACTGAGCAAATTATTGTTGAGCCGTTAGCATATATGCGTGGAACAACCTATGATAGAGCTATTATGTTATTAGATGAGGCACAGAACTGTACTATGACACAATTGATGTTATGGGTCACTCGTCTTGGAAACGAATCAAAAGCTATACTAATGGGTGATATTTCTCAATATGATATTAAGAAAAGAGATTCTAGATTCTTAGAATTCATTGAACTAATGGGTGGAATTGAAATGGTCAATAATTTCTCCTTCAAATCCGAAGACATCGTTAGAAATAAATTCTTAATTGAGGTGGTGAATCGTTATGAAAAGTGGAAATATGAAAATGATTCCAAATAGTTATTTTTTATCCTCTATTTTATAATACCAATCATCATAAAATCCAAAAAAATCATCTCCAGATTTCTTTGCTTTTTTTACCTTAAACTTAACTTCTTTTCCAGATGGTAACTTTGCCTCAACATCACGATCTTCTACTTTTTTAAGAGACTCTTTTTCCTCCGTTTTAGATTCGGAAAATCTATCATAAGGTATTTTACTAGTATTCTTATATTTATCGGAAAAATGTTTTAGTAAATCTTTTTCATCTTTCTCTAGATCGGACTCTTCTTTTTTAGTAACTTCTTTCTTTTCTCGTCCATATCCATAGTATTTTTCATATGGATCATAATATGGACGATCATATGGATTTTCAGCTGATTTCTTAGATTCTGACTTCTTAAGCTTTTGAGCCGCTGCTTCAGCTCTTTCTTGTATATACCTTTGAAATCTTTCTTGTGAGTAACTGCTATCACCAACAACTACCCTTACTTGCCCATCATTATCAACCATACCTTCTTGTCTAGAGGACACACCGACTAGTTCACCGTGAATGTTTACATTATCAGTACCAGACTGCTGCCCAGACATAGTCACATTGGCCGGAGTGTTTGTAATAGTTGCAGCTCCTGTTGGTATATAAACAGATCCTGCAATTTGTCCAAACAATCTACTTGTCTGTCTTCTTGTTGATCTTGGTCGTGATTGTTCATCTTGTAAATCATCACCATAATCATCCAAGTCTGGAGTATCACCAAATCCGTAGTTATCTCTTTGCTCCGGCTCCAATCCACCCCAATTTTGTACCAAATAGTGTTGATAACTAAAATTTTCAGAATTGGCAAAAGTTCCATTTTTTGGATCAAAAAACTTAAAAGTATCGAAATAAGGATAGGTCTTAAATTTGAAATTTTCGAGTTTTAAATATAGGTGAAGTCTTATATTTTTCCCATCACGAGTAAAATATTGTTCTGATTTGGATGTTTGTTCAGTTTTTGAAAGGTATCCATTTTTTGATGCCCATTCTTTAAAAAAATTAACATCGTGATCATACAAGCTATATATCCTGTCCATTACTTTATAACTATTACCATACTTATCCAAAGCATTTTCCCATAAAAGTGCTCTTGCTCGTAATTTATCATTAGCATCCATGTAGATAAGCATTTTACAATCTTTCGGATTTTTTGCATATATCTCCATGAATTTATTTTTTTCTCGATATCTCATACAAGAGCTCCAAAGAGTTCCCGAATTATGTCCATTCACACTACCATAGCTGCTTTGATCATAATATTTTAGAATCTCATCACCTTCAATAACTCTTAACTTAGTTTCATCAGAAGAATAATAAGACTTAATTAAATTGACAAACTCTTCAATTTTTTTATCATTTAATCCGACACGAACACACTGATCAATATTTAAAATTCGTCTAACAAATCGACCAATTTTCATATTGGTTCTACATTTATTATCTTGATATGGATCTGGGTGTGAAATAAATTTAGATTTTGATTTGGGTATATAAGATATCATATCCAAATCAGCATTTTCCTTTTTAACCCAATCACAATCAGCATCTGGTAAGATATATTCTCCTTGATGCACCAATAGTTGTGATATAATATTTGATTGTGTTCTTTCTAAGAACTTAAATAGATCTGGATGTATGTGAATTACTGCCATTTTGTTTTTTAATATATAATTTACAAACTTATGAAATTTATTTTAGAATTCAAAAATTATTATAAAATTGATGATATCGTTTTAATCGAATATTGGTATAATGATATGATTACACCAGTAAGGATTATTGATAAAAAAGGTAATAAGTTTAAAATTTCTCATAATATTCAAGAATCTAAGATTAAAAATGCTCCAGATGAATTTATTAAACAATCTGACATCATTGATAAAAAAAGATAGTTATTTTTTAATTTTTCCACAGTTTTTACACTTTGTATATCCAGGACCACCACCATATCTTTGTGGAATAATATCAACCCAATGATGGATATTTAAAAAACAAAAAACTTTTAATATAAAATTTATACTCATTTTAAATAGTTAAACACACATACAAGTCATCAAAACATCCATTGCTTTTTTATCATTCAAATTTTTGAAGTCAATAAATTGCTCTTTAACAGATTGAATTTCTTCAGCTGACAATTTATTATCAATAAACTTATCAATATAGAAATCAAATTTATGTCTTTCATCCGTATTAATATCATTATAGTCAGGAACAAATTTTAAATCTACTTTATTATTGATGATTGGTATTATCTCACCTCTTGGTCCAGAGTAAAATTCCCTTGGGTTTTTACGACCTCTTCTATTTCTTTTTCTACCACCCTTACTGGTTCTATCTAAAAATTCATCATCATATCCGTTCCAAGATGATATCCTACCATCTCTTGATCCAATATTTGTTCCATAGTTACTTTTTTGAAAGTCATTATCGTCATAATCATCATAGGTCTTGTATCTTTTACTATTATGGTTAGTTTGGGTATATTTTTTAACAGTAACCACTTTTGGATCTCTTTTAGTTACCAATTTTTCCCAATTGATACCAATAACAGCATTTGCTAACCTTTCTAGGTGTGATATATCTTGCCTTTCGGTGTGTGTATGTTCTGAGTAATATCCAACAGAAATGTTAGTACATTCTGGTATAACTTCAGTAAATTCAGCTGAATCGGTGTATATTCCACCTTCATCCAACTTATAGGTCATTCCATTTTTTCTAAATTCAGATTGAAGACTTCTAGCAAAGTCATCTGAACAACATCTTTTAGAAGATTGGTAGGTAATAATTGAATCTGTTCCTCGTCTGTCAAATGCCACACATCTATCATATCCTTTGAACATTGGATCTTTTGCTGCTAGTGAAGATCCAACACACCCAACTTCTTCACCAAAGAAGAAGTAATATAATCCAGGAACCTTATGCTTTATCATATAAAGCATAACAGTCATTCCTGACTTATCATCAGCTCCCAAAACAGACTTACCATCTGTCTTGATCATATTTCCTTCTATAACATGTCTAACTTCTACCTGTTCCTTGCAAGCGGTATCAAGGTGAGAGGTAAACATTGTTTTACTTTCTCCAATTTTTAAAAACCAATTTCCACTTTCATCTTGTGAAATATCATTGGGTATTAAATCATTTTCTCTCAAAAGATCAATAACTTCATTTTCATATCCAAATGGATAAGTTCTTGAAGTGAGTTTTAAGAAGGTATTTTTAACAAAATTATTTTTCTCTCTATTCATTCTACACTTTTAGTGGATACAAAGATAAGCATTATATTTCATATTAACAAATTAATCCACATTCTTGTGATTTATACCAAATTTAACATATTTATACCAAAATCTTTCGTGTAGGAAATAAATAATTGGTTTTATTACCAATTCTATTATTGAGAAGCTAAAGCCAATTAAGGCACTTCCTGTAACAACATATCCAATGAAAAAAGACGCAATAGAAGATATTATTCTATAAGTTATTGTTTTTAAAAAGTGTCTTTTAATGTGAACCATCTATTATCTCCCTTAGATTTCTATCTCTAATTGTCTTTAGAGTTGGTTTGATATTTTCTATCCTTGTTCCAAATTTTTGTCCAAAGATATTCTGCTTAATGATTATACCTTGTTTATACATTCCATAGTCTGATTGCCACAAGCTCTCTATTTCAACCTCGGTTCCTTTTAAAAAAATTACTTCACCATAACTACCCATAATATCATCTAGTAAAATAACAGTTTCTCCTATACTATACGGATTTTCCATTTTTCTTTTTAATGTACTCTTCAATTCCTCGAATAAATAGCTCCTTAATAACAGATTCGCAGGTATATGTCTTATCATAATAGTACTCTATATTGGAGACAACATTAGCCATACCAACCCAATAAAGGTCTTCTTTATCAAATCCACGAAATTGTATATTTCTTTCGTTTAAAAGTTGGTATAACTGATGCTTCATTTATGAAAATTTATTTTTATCCGAAAATATCTTCCGCATCTACCGAGTCTGTAAATCCATTGGTTACATCATCAGATTCAACCATTTTCTCAAATTCTTTTTCCATTTCCTCTTGTTCAGCCAAACTTTTATACTTGAAATATGAATTAACAATTGGCTCCATTTTATTTAGAACATCTTGTGTGAAAATTTCCGAATTATACATTTGTCCCTCATAAAATGTTTTATCCAAATGTGATACATACCATTTTCCTGTCCCTGGAATAAAACTCATTTCGCCTGTTTTTTTATCAACATCCATTTTGCCTCTACCAATTCCAATTTGTTCAAAAAATTCTGGTCGACAAAACTCCAATAGTCCTTTAAATGGGTTCATCCCACTTTCAAATGAAATTTCTATTTTTACTTGCTTTGGCTTAACTGATCTATTTTTAACACACTTACATGTTACAATAACGCCTGTATTACTAGCAATGTCTAAATCATCTGCTTTCTTATCATCCTTTAGCTTAGCTTTTGTTAAAAATGTAATGTTGTTAGATGAATAATATAACTGGCGACCACCTTTCATTATTGTTTGTGAGTAAGTCTCCATTGTCTCGTATGTCTGGTTATTAACGATTAGTGGAATATCCAAATAATTTATATCAGCTGTTATAGACACAAATAGAGATCCAATTGCCTTTGCTTTGTTGCCAACATCTGCCTTTATATCTCCTTTCAAAAGGTCTTCTTTCGATTTTTTAGATGCCATCTGTGCTAGTGAATCCAATGCCCATATTTGTTTTGGTAATTCAAATCCGTCTAACTTAGCTTTTTTCAACTCATCTATTAATGTTGTTACAGCAACATTTAGCTCCTCAATTTGGTTACCTCTAACAATAATGAATTTTTCAGGAGAATTATCTATACCATATTTTGGTAAGTCTGCTCTATTTATAGCATATTCGGTATCAATATAGATGACATAATACCCCTTCTTTTGAGCCTCTCTCATTATATTCAGTGCTAAAAATGTTTTACCAGATGCTTCTGGGCCTGCGAAAGTGCTTATCCCACGATCACCAACACCACCAAATAATGATCCCGATAGTGCTGCATTTAAAACATAATTTCCGGTTGGAATATATGTCCTTTCTTTAATTTCCTTATCTATGTGTATAGGAACTGTCTTTGCTATATTATCCAATATAGATCCAACTTTACTGAATTCAAATTTCTTTTTTGATTCTAATTGCTTTGCCATTTTATTTAAATATTTTTTAAGATATATATAAAAAATTATCTCCCCCCATTATACTTTTAAATTAAACACCTAATTAAATAAAAAAAGAGGGAAATATAATTTAATATATACATCTATGACTAAGCAAGAATTTTTAGAAAAAGCTAGAGGAAAACATGGGTATAAGTATCAATATCCGAATTTAAATGATAAAATTTTATCTACCGATGATATAGAAGTAGTATATGAAGGAAAAACATACACACAAAAAGTTGTTAAACATATAATGGGTAGGTGTCCAGAAAAAAATACTTTAAGGAAATCCACTTCTGAATTTATATCAGAAGCCAAATCTATTTGGGGAGATAGATATGACTACTCACTGGTGGATTATAAAGGGGCATTAAAAAAGGTAAAAATAATTTTTGAAGGTATTATATTTGAGCAAAAAGCTATATCACATTTACAGGGACAGGCTCCAGAAAAAAATTTAAATCAGGAAAATTTTATAAGAAAATCAAAAATAAAACATGGTGATAAATATGATTACAGATATACAAAATTCAATTCTGGTGATTCTCCTGTTATGATAGGGTACAATGGTGTGTTTTATTTACAAAAACCATATCAACACCTAGTTGGAAATTGCCCAGAAAATTTAAGACTATCAACAAGAAAGACAACGAGTTCTTTTATTAGAGAATCTATGTTGGTTCATGATTTTAAATATAATTATGACAAAACCGACTATATAAAAAACCAAACCAAAGTCATAATCACTTGCCCTATACACGGTGATTTCTCACAAAGACCATTATCACATCTACAAGGATCTGGGTGTCCAAATTGCAATGAATCAATTGGTGAAAAAAAAATTGCCAAATTTTTGAATGAGAATAAAATCTTATATGATAGACAATATAAATTTCCAGATTGTAGGAATATATTTGAACTACCGTTCGATTTCTATATCCCATCTATGCGCACTATAATTGAATTTGATGGTAAACAACACTATGAGCCAATGGAATTTTTTGGTGGGGTAGAATCATATGAAAGACTGAAAGAAAATGATAAAATAAAAAATAATTACTGTGAAGAAAATTACATTAATTTAATTCGGATTCGTTATGATCAAATTGAAGATATTCAAAATATTTTATGGGAAAACTTAAAAGTTTTTATAAAAATGGTCTCCAAAAATAAAAGAATTAATTAGATCCTCTGAAATTAAATTCTTCTTTTGGTAAATTTATATGAAATTTAACTGGTTTGAATATGAAATAGTGTATTCTAACCCAAGTTACATCATCTGAATAGGAGGTTGAATAGAAATTATTAAAAAATTGATACCCCATTCCTTCAATTCTATCTTCAACTTCTTCAAGGACTTCTATCATCTCATTTTTATGTTTTATATTAAATTCGGTTTCCTCACCAAGAGGTGCTGGAAATTCTCCTCTTTTTTTATACAAACCACTTGATGTAAAATCTCTATCTAAAGTAACTACCATAAATTCACCAATTTTTCTAAGGACATATAATTTTTCATTACCAACAGAAGTATCATCAAATAGAAATTCGGTTCCGAGACTTCTTATAAACCTATCAGTATTGGTGTCTTGTCGTGTACCAGATTCATTAATAAAAGTATATTCAAATTTATATCCAAGATCCATCACTGGTATGAATATATTTTCAATATCTTCAGTATCAACTTCTTGGCTAAAATTTTCAAACAGAGAAATAAACTTCATGTGAAAAGTTTATTTTTTATAATTGGACCACCAAGTATCAAAGTCTTGATCACTCTCACCTTCATTATAATCCATACCAGCTTCAAAAGCATCCTGAGCTAACTTTTTGCGATTAATAGTGTAGTTATTTGTATCAAATGATATTCTATCAGAATATGGTTCATTTTCTTCCTCTTCATCAAATTGATTATGTCTAACCTCATTCATGGACTCGGTAATAGATCCTTTAAAATAGGATTTTACAATATCTACCACATCTTCATCATCGGACGGATAACATAATTCACCAGATTTATAGGTGATTCTACCACTGGAAACTAAATTTTGTAGAATAGATTCTGATCCAAATAGATTTTCTTCATCTTGGGAAATTTGAATACAAACCATTTTATCATCTGTTTCAGATTCACTTTTAGTCGAATCAACCTGATTCTCATTCACAAATTGTCCATATTTTTTGATCATACAACTATTATTGGTTTTTAGTATATATTAGTTTTTGTTTTAATAAATATGTTTATCCATGTATATAAGACAAAAATCCATAATCCATATTTTATATATAGAATATGAAATGGAGTGATTATGAAGTAAAATATCTCATTGATAATTATGCTGAATTAGGACCAAAGTCTATTGGTGAAAAAATTGGTAGAAGCTTTGTATCTGTGACACATAAGGCAAATAGACTCGGAATAAAAATATCAAAGGAAAGAAAAAGTAAGGTGTGTAGTCAGAATAGTATAAAAAGAAGAGGTAAAAAAGAAAATTATAGAGTTGATGATATAACTAATAATATAAATGAGTATTCGTCCTATCTATTAGGACTGATATGGACAGATGGATATCTATCTAAAAATAGAAATACGGTTGGCATAACAATGGTTAGTGATGACTTGAATAAGATTGAATGGATATTTTATAAAACTGGAAATTGGTATAAACAATCCAGAAAGCGAAAAGGCAAAAGAGAATCAACATCACTAGATGCTTATAATCCAAATCTATACGATAGTCTTTGTTTGTTGGGATTCTTAGAAAAATCAAAAATATCTCCTTTCAAAGTATTTGAAATCATACCAAAAAACTATATAAAGTATTTTTTTAGAGGAATAATAGATGGTGATGGTTGTTTCTATGTTAATAAGAGACAATATACATATCAATTTTCTATATGTTCAACATATGATCAAGATTGGTCATTTTATATTTATTTTTTTAAAAATAAATTTATAGATTTTAAAATAAAAAGAAGAATACAAAATAAAAAAAGCAGATCATCAATTATACAAATTTGCAAAAAGTCAGAAATTAAGGAATTGATATATTTTGTGTATGATGGATATGACAGTGATAAAATAGGATTGAAAAGAAAATATGATAAAGCTATGAGTATTTTAAAATAATTATTATCTTAGCTATATGAATATTTGGTTTTTATCAGACACACACTTTAGTCATACAAACATATCTGGTCCAAAAGTATCAAGTTGGGGATCTGGATATAGAACATTTGACAACATACATCAGATGAATGAGACACTTTTTAGGGAAATAAATGATGTTGCCAAAGAGGACGATATTATTTATTTTCTTGGAGATTTTTGTTTTGGTGATCATAGAAGAACACCAGAATATAGAAATAGAATTGTGTGTAAAACAATTCATTTTATTCGTGGTAATCATGATAATCATATCGACATTTATAAAGATTGTTTTTCTTCTATAAATGATGTTATGTTTATACAACATGGAAAGCAGAAAATTTTCCTATCTCATTACTCACATAGAGTTTGGCCTGGTAGTCATAAAGGCACAATACATTTATATGGACATTCACACTCATCTATTCCAGACTTTGGAAAATCAATGGATGTTGGTGTGGACTCCTATTATAAATTATTTGGAAAATATAAACCATTTCATCTAAATGAAATATTAAACATAATGTCTAAGAAAGAAATAAAAACCGTTGATCATCACGAATCTTAAATTATGAATCCAAAAATGAAACCCATGGTTATTGAACTAATTGATAACCTATGTTCAGATACCGACACAGATGATTTAAAATGGAAGGAAGAAACCTTTTCTTCTAATAGAAGAAAAGAGAGATATTATTCTTGTGATTTATCTGGAACCAAAGTTCAGGTTCGTGTGGAAATAAAAGAAGATCTATCTATGGGTGGAGGATGGATGTCTGTTGAGGATCCAAATTTAAGTGAAAGAATACTTGCCTTTGAGGTAGAGGTTCCTACCGTTAAGAAAATAGTAGGTGTTCTTTATAATAAATTTGTTTTACCCGAAAAAGTTAAAATACAACAAAAGGATGAAAGTGATTTGAAGACTATGGGTAATATTCTTGGAAAAACATCAATAAAAAATAAAAGAGATCGTAAACTAGGAGAGATTTTAGGAGACAATATTGTAGATAAAATAAAAGGTATTTTTAAGTAATAATGAAAGATGTAAAAGGATTTTGCAGACTATTTGATATAAATGTTCCTTCTTTTAAGGAGATAGATTACTATTTGGATCAACTATCCAAAACAGAAAAATATAAAAATATAAAAGATCTAGCAAATTTATATGAGGAAAACGAAAACCAGTTCGGGGATCTTTATCAAATTCGAACTGAAAAGTCAAAAAGCTTAATTGATTTTTTATCCATTTCTGATGCTTATACGGAAATGACATTCGATCTTATTGTTGATCTACCAACTAGTAAAGAATTTAAACCAGAGGAAAATAAAAAGTATTTTTCAGTGGATATTGTTCAAGCAAACTGGCAAGCACTTAAAAGGTATGACCATTTTAATAAATTGGGAAACTCCTATCCAGAATTTTTGAGAAGTTTTGGATTTCCAGAGGTATTGATACATTCAAAATTTTTAAGACAATTTATCTATGGAAATCTAAATCCAAAAAGGCAACAAAAAGTTCAAAGGATAATCATTCAAGAAATTGTCGAATTAGTTGGTGATCGTTTGAAATTGGAGTGTATTAAAAATGATGAGGTTATTTTCTCTTATGAGAACATAAATTTGGTAAATGAAGTTTCAAAAGAAATTGATTCATATAGGTTTAAGTCCAAATTATTTTCGGTTCGTCTGGTGGAAGATTTTAAGATTTATGAATATATCAACAACAGAGGTGAGTTTTTATATAAAGAGCTAGTTGGATCAGATGGTCTTAAATTTTATATGAGATTAAAGAAATATATTCTAGATGAACCTTTAGATATAAGAGATCTTTATTTTCATGTAAATGGTGAGGTAGCTATTTGGATGACAGAAAATTTGAAATTAGAATTGTCTTAATGGATCTTTTTGAAAAACCAAAAATTGATTTACAAAATATAACTTGTCACTCTGGTGGTGCTGAGGGTTCTGATACTGCTTGGGAAAAAATAGGTGAGAAATTTGGAGTAAAAACTAAATCCTATTCTTATAAAACTTCTTATCATCAATCTAAAAATAAAATTGAAATTTCAGAAGAGGACTATCAAGAGGGAATAAATGAGGTTAATAAAGCAAACAAGTGGCTTGCTAGATTTGGAATTCAAAAATATATGAATCTTTTGTCAAGAAATTGGGCTCAAGTAAAATATTCTAAAGAGATTTTCGCTATTGGATTTATTGTTGATCCTGGAAAAAAGGGGAATAAAGGATTCTATAATAAATCCAAATATCAGGTGGTAGATGGCGGAACTTCCTACTGTTGCCAAATGGCAATTAATCATCTAAAGCCAGTTTTTGTATTTGATCAAAATAAGGATTTTTGGTTCAGATGGTCTTACTCCTCATTAAATTTTGTAAAATTAGATGACACACCATTTATAAGTGATCAAAATTTTGCTGGTGTGGGTACAAGGGAAATTCTACCTAATGGAATAATGGCTATTAGAAATGTATATGAAAAAACATTCAACACAAATCAATCCTAATATGTTTAATGGAATTTATACTTCTTTTAGTTATACACAAATTGTCTAAATCACCTATGCGTTCAGGATCAATGTTATTAATAAATCCATAATAAATAGATATTTTATGATCAATTGTTGGATATTTTTTATTAGACGCATTTAAATTTAAATTATTTAAAATATTTTCATTATCATAATAATCCAACCCATTCCAATTTTCAAATAATTGTTTTCTAATTCTATTTGTTTTATTTCTTACTTTTTTAGTATATAATTCAAATTCTGTTTTTTTATTATCCGGCACTTGTTGGTTATTTTCTATTCTTTTTATTTTACCAATTTCACTAGCTACATAATTTACATTACCATATCTAATTAAATTTGTATTTTTCATTTTTTCTTGAACTTCTATTGATTTAGATGCCCAACTAACTCCGTAGTTTGATAAACTTGTTAATTTTGATTTTTCTTGTATCTCTTTTGATTGTGATGGATACTCTACCCCATATTTTTCTAAATTTGTAGCCTTTATTCTATCTTTAATTGTTTCAATTTGCAATACATTATTAACTCCGTATCTTTCTAAATTAGTTAATTTATTTTTAAATTTAGCACAATTTGGAGAACAACAATATAAATTTCCATTATTATATGAGTGGATATATTCCCGATATGGCTTTTGTGAGACACTATCACAAATATCACACTTTACATTTACTTTAGTGTGTGAGGTGGGTATTATGTCTAATATATTTATTTCATAATATTTATTGTTTTCTATATTTGAAATACATTGTTTATAGTGTTTAAAATTTCTTGAATTAATTCTAATTATAACTTTTTCATCTAATATCATATACTATATATTAAAATTTTCAAGTAAAAAGTGATAGATATTGATATAGTTAAAATGAGGCGAGAAGAAATTGATGAGGTGGCTCAGCTGATTAGTGATGTATATGATTATGAAAAAATTTGGGACGGATATAGATTTGAATTAATAAAAAAAGACCTTGAATATGATTTTGCACTTGATGATAAAAAATTCCATCATAATCATGTTGATTTTGCTTTTTTTCTTGCTAAAAATGGTGAAAAAATAGTTGGAGTTGCAGGAATAAAAACATCACCTATGTCATCATCTGTTTTTGAATTATGTTGGGCAACAGTTATTCCTGAATTTCAAAGGAAAGGAGTTGGTTCTAAATTAATAAAAGCTAGGTTAGATTGGGCCAAAGAAAAAGAAGAACATTCGATCATTATGACAAATACTAGGTTTTTAAATCTTTTTGAAAAATTTAATTTTATAACTATATTTGCCTACGAAAATGATCCAGACAGTCCTCTTGGTGGTTTATGCTATTTGCGATTATAATACTTCTCTATTGAACTTTTAGCAAAAAATCCATACAATAGAAATTAAAAATAAAAATAAATTAATGAAAAATTTTGTAACACAAAGGGGATATAAACAGTTGTTAGATCAACTAACAAACTTAAAAACAGTAGAATTTAAAAACTGTGTGAATGCTTTAACAGATGCTCGTGATAAGGGTGATATATCAGAAAATGCTGAATATGAAACTGCCAAAGAAGCATTTGATAATATTAACAATAGAATATCTGAACTAGAGAATAAAATAAAAAACTCATCTATAATTTCATCAGCTGAAATAGATACTGATTCCGTTGGTATTTTATCTACGGTAAAAGTTAAAAATAATACTTACAACAAAGAGCAAAAATTTACTTTAGTTCCGGATAATGAAATTGATATAAAACTAGGTAAGATTTCTTACAATTCGCCTATCGGGGCTGCTTTAATTGGTAAGAAAGTCGGAGAATCTTTAAAAATAAAAGTTCCAAGTGGTGAGTTAAATATGGATGTGATTGAAATTACTGCTGAATATGTTTAAAAGATAAAACATGAACTACATAGAAACGAATCTTTATGATCTTATTAAGGAAAAAATTAAAGACTATAAAGGATACACTCTTTTTGAAATAAAGGATAATGATCATATGGTAAATATTTTTCATTTTGAAACTAAAGAGGAATTTGATAATAATTTTGAAATGGTAAAACACGGATATTATCCAGGAAAATTTCCTCGACCTAAAAATATAACTAAAAGTTATGGGGATAGTGTTGAATGTTTAATAGATGGTGAGGAACATTATATTAATTTACGAAATTTTTATTTAGAGGTGGTATGAAAATAGAATGTATCTTTAGAGGAAAGAATTCACTCGGATATGAAAATGGTAAAAAATATAACCTATTCGTAGATTCCATTTCTATGTCAGGAACCTTTACTATTCAAGATACCAATCCTGTGTATGTACAAAAAGGCCAAAGATGTGAATATTCAAATATAAGAAGTTTTACTAATAATTGGGAAATCACAAATACCGAATATGATCCAAGTTTGTATCTTGGAAAAGATGATAGTCATAGATTAATAAAAAATAACTATAATAAATATATCCAGGAAACATTTGGTAAATATATACGAGACAAAAAATTAGAAAAGATTCTAAGTGAATAGAATTCAAAATATACATGAAGATATTCTAAAAAGACAACTTGATTTAGAAAGACTTCTTAAATTACCTAAAACAAAATCTGATTTAATTTTAAAGTTATTTGATGATTTAATGGACTCTTTTAAAGATGGTAAATTTTCTCCTTCTACGGGTCAGTCAATGGATATAAATCGTTTGGTTATTTTATATAATACTTTGGTAGATGAAGGTTGGTTAGTGACAAGAAGAGAAAAGAATTTAAATAAATTAACAGAGTAATATTATACTATATGTTATATCATGATGTTGCAGCTTTTTATGAATGAGTATATAACAAAAGATGTTTTAAAGGATGTTGTTAAAGAACTTAACAAAGGATTTAAAGGATGGCAAACCACTTTTTGTCAGAAGTGTGGTTTGGATTTACCAGGATATGGAATCTACTGTGTTCAGTGTAATAGAGACGAAAATATAAAAGAGATATTAAAATGAAAATTTCATTTGACTTTGATGGTACGATCTGGGACGAGTTTGACAAAACTCCGAATAGACAAAAAGATGAAATTGGTCGAATTTGTAAAGATTACATTCGCAAAGGACATGATGTTTATATTATAACAAAAAGGTGGGGACCTAAATTTAGAAATGAGGGTTTAAAAAACGAATGTGATATTGTCTATCAAGTTGGATTATCACTTGGAATAAAAAAGGAAAATATAATATTTACTGATCGATTGTGGAAAGATGTGACTATTAAAAATTTAGGAATTGAGATGCACTTTGAAAATTCAGATATGGAAGTTAAAATGATTGAAAAGTTAGGAGTTAAAGTTGTTCCTGTGGAAGATCCATATTGGAGAGATTTGGTTTATTAATATGAAATGCTATTGTAAAAAAGTTGGAAAATTTTCAAAGGATCGAATTCTATAATTTTTAATCATGGACAGGAGTATGAATATAGTATAGGTGAACATGAAGAAACAAATATTTTGGTATATACAATTCACAATAAAATGGATATTTTACCAGTGGTAGAGTCAAAATTTAGAATTTATTTTGATGATGCTAAGGAAAGAAGAAATAAAACATTAGAAGAGATTTTAAAATAGGTTATTTAAAATAAAATATAACTTGTTGGTTGGTGTATAAAACATCTATTTGGAATCCTTTTCCAATTTCTTCTAATCTTTCATAGAACTCCTCAAATTCTTCAAGTTCCATTATTTTATCTAAAGCATAAGAATCTGCTTCTAAATCAGAATCAATATAGTGACTACCTTTAAATAAATTGTCCCTTATTTTACTTATAATTGGATTAAAAACTTCAACCGATATCCACAAGTAATTCTTTATATCCTTTCTTATTTCCACTATATGACCTTCGTCTTGGAGAATGTGTATAATATTTTCAACCTCTGAAATAAGATCATTATTAATAGACTTTCTAGAACTTTTCTTGCTGAACTCATTGGCTGCTTTTGCAAATTTTTGCATATCATTAAAATTCTCAAACATTTTCAAATATTTCATACGAAGTATATATTTAAAACAATTTTCATTATATTTGTAAAATATATATGGATGTGAAAACTTTTACAGATAGAATTGACGAATCGGTTTCTAACAAACCATTCAAACTTGGACTTGACTTCCACGGTGTAGTGGATGCTATACCAAGTTCATTTGCTTTTCTATCTAATGCTGTTGTTAATGCTGGTGGAGAAGTTCATATTCTAACTGGATCTTCTTGGACAGAGGGACTTACAAAGTATTTAAAAGATAATGGAATAAATTGGACACATAGCTTTTCTATTTATGATTATCTAGTTCGATCAGAAGAGCAGGTAATAGGTGAAATTCAGTTTCCTGACGGAACGATTCAAAAGAAATTTCGGGATGCTGCTTGGGACAATGTCAAAGGTATCTATTGCAGAAAACACGATATATCTCTTCATATTGATGATACTCTAATTTATAATGATCATTTTTCAACTCCTTTTGCTAGATTATGGACGCACAATAACAAACCAAAGAAAGCTCATAAGGAAAAAAGACATCTGGACTAATTTATGGAAATTCAAAAATCTAAAAAACCACTAAGAATTTCAGCTGGTTGCCTTATCATATTAAATAAATCTAAAGTTCTTCTTGGTCATCCAAGTAATAATTCTTGGGCAAATTGTTTTTCTCCACCAAAAGGTGGAGTTGAGGAAGGGGAAACACTCTTAGAAGCTGCGATTCGTGAAACTAAAGAAGAGATGTCTATTGATATTACCCCTTCTATGATTTCTAATTTAGATCTACCACATTTGATAGATTATTCTGATAAAAGTGGGAGAGTTTTTAAAAAAGTATATTTTTATGTGGTTCATATTCATTCAATTTCTCAAATTGGATTAGATAGTGAGGTATTGGAGAAATCTAATTTACAAATAGAAGAGCTAGATTGGGCTGGATTTTTGACCAAGTCGGATTTAAAGGATAAAGTTTTCCATCGTTTTTGGCCTTTAATAGACTCTCTGGTTTAAAAACTTTAACCAATATTTAAAATATAAATAGAAAATTATATTTTATTTATGGGAGCTATAAAAAATTCATTAGATAATTTGATTGGAGAGGATATATTTCAATATACTCCAATAAATTTCGAAGAAAAAGAATCAGAATTTTTGGATTTAGATAACCCAATTTTTATATATTATGTAAGTATAGGTGGTATGCCAAGGCAAAGAGCAGAGGAGGAAATATCAAAAGTGCGTGCAATGTTTAGATATAAAAATGCAACAATTTGGATAGTTCCGACAGAAACAAAAACAACCATCGAATGTATTTGGAAAGGAAAAGAAGTAGAAAAGAATGAAAAAGCGAATAGAACTGTTTGATGGTTTTTGGACGAAGGATGATGTAAAAGCCAATCCAGAAAAGATTTATATTTATGGAGATAATGATCGTAGATCTGGGAAAGGCGGTCAAGCAATTATTAGAGACCTTCCAAACACTTTAGGTATTAGAACTAAAAAGAAGCCATCCGACTCAGAAGATTCTTATTGGTCGGATGATGATTTTGAGATCAATAAAAGAAAAATAATTGAGGATGTGAATGCCATTAAATTGGAGTTAATGTTTGGTAAAACAGTTGTTTTTTCAAGAGGTGGATATGGAACCGAAAGAGCTAAATTAAAAGAAAAAGCTCCAAAAACATTTGAATTTCTTTGTCAAGTTTTAAAGGATAATTTTTATTTTGATAATGAGACTGGACAATCCTATATGAGAATACCATCTCATAAAGAGATGATGGGTGCTAAAGAAGTTCCAATGAATTACGAACACGGAAAATTAGGATTTGGTCAAGAAGTTCCTGGATATTTTAGAAAAGAATTATTAGATGCAAATGTTTTAAATACATTTGATGCTATTAAATATGGTTTGAGAACAGCAATGACAAGATCAGAAAGGTTTAAATCTGGTGAACTAATTAAAGTTACATCTTCTAAAAATCAGAACTTTTTAATATGTCGTGTGATTATGGATTCTTATCCAGTGAGCTCTATTTCGAAAGAAGACTGGTCAAAATTGGAAGGTTGGGATATTGGATACTTTAAATTAAATCCTGGAGTTGAGGATAAATTTCAATTTCAATTTGAGTGGATTTGTGAAATTGATCCTGAAGGTTCTCAAAAATTTAATCCTAGATTGATTTAATTTTTTAAAAAACTTTTTGTATATTTGTGTCCTAAATATATACCCTATGATAGAAATTGAAAATATGAGTAATCCAGAATTTTATTTTGATTTTTTGGAAATGGAAAAAGATTTCGAAGCTTCTCAACTTTTATCAGAAATAAATAATAACTAATCTATGATAGATTTGAGCAAACTTGTAGAGATTTTAAATAAAGTTCCAAGCTTTATAATCTCAAAGCAAAATAAAGAAGTTTTGGTTGAAAAGTCCAAAATTCTTTATGAATTGAATGAATTCATTCGTGAAAAATACAATACAGATGCTGCTGGTGCTGAGTATAAATTTCGTGAATTTTTATCGGTTAAAAATAAAGATGGTGTGCAACCAAATATAAAAACTGTAATTGGTTGGGCTGGTGAGTTTTCTAGATCAGAAGGATTTCCAAAGGCTGATGAATTTGAAGATTCTTTAAAAACCGTTTTGGATATTTTAGGACCACTTGCAAATTTAGGAAAGTCATGAAGTTTTTAAGAATTTTTAATTTTTCTGTTGGTATTTTTTGTCTATATATGGGATTCTTCCATCATAGTTACATCAATATTTTCCTAGGACTTTTAAATATTTTTTTTGGGAATGAACCTTTTGGAAAAACTTTTTAAATTTATTTTAGAAAAACGAAACAAGAATCCAGAAGACAATTTCTTCGATAATATTGAAGAAGATAAAAATGGTTGAGTGGCCGAGAGAATAGGCGGATCCTCGCAAGGGATTCTACGGTAGTTCAATTCTATCCTCAACCTCAAATTTTTCCTTTATTACAATTATTTTCCTTATATTTACATTGTGAAATATAACTCTTATCACTATATTTACGGACCTCGTCCAGAAAATGCTATATCACCTTCTGATATAGATTTCTGGGATAATGGATCTTTGGTTGCTCAACCAAAATTAAATGGGTCAAATTGCCTTATTTTTACCAATGGTCGGGATATGTATGTGATGAACAGACATAAGGAAATACTAACTAATTTTAGAATTTCAAAAGAAGAAATAGTTTCTGCATTCAAACCAGTTGATGGAACTTGGATGGTACTCAATGGTGAGTATATGAATAAATCAAAATCAGATGAAAATGGAAATGTTTTCAATCATAAATTCGTTTTATTTGATTTACTTGTTCTAAATTCTGAATATATGGTTGGAACAACCTTTAGTGATAGAATCAAAATTTTAGATTCTTTATATGGAACTAAAGAATCTGATAAAAGTTATTTATATTCAATTTCTGAAAATATATTTCGTGTTAAATCTTTTGACAAGGGGTTTAAAAATATTTATGACGAATTATCAAAAATCGATATGGTCGAAGGTTTGATAATGAAGCGCAAGAATGCCAAATTAGAAATTGGAACAACGGAAAAAAATAATACAAAATCCCAGCTCAAAGTTCGTAAACCAACTAAGTTGTATAAGTACTAGTTCTTTTCCTTTTCAAATTTTCTTCTGCCCAAATTGGTCTTAAATTTTCCAAGGCATTTACTTCACTTATTGGAGTATTTACATCAAATGTAAAAATTGGCTTTATATGGTCTATATGCCATTTCCCCCAATTTTCCCAAGACATACCTTCTACAAATTGATTTTGTATATGAAGTTTTAGATCTAAAGCGGAATATCCAAGTATTTCACTTGTTGATGATTCTTTCTTTTTATTAAATTTTTTAATTAGCCTATAAACCATTTGTCTCCAAACGACAACATGTGGATTTTCTTTTAGCCAATTTTTTGTATTTTCACAATTTATTTTTCTATGTCTATCTTTGTTTTCATCTGACCATCTTTTATTTCTTTTAAGGATTTCCTCTTTATTTTCTTTGTAGTATTTTTTAGCTTTTTCTGGATCATATGATTCTCTAGCTCTTTTCCTTATTAATTCTCTATTATCATTATCATATTTTTTCTTTTTTGCTAAATTTATCTCTTGGTTTTTATAATATCTTTCTTTTCTTTTGGCCAATACAAACTCTCTATTTTCAGAGATGTATTTTTTGGTCCTTTCTGTTTCACACCTTTTACAGTTGGTTGTATATGATTTTCTGTGTTTATAAAACTCGTCTAAATCTTTTTCTTCCCCACATTTTTTACAAACTTTAGTAGTATTTTCCATATCATATATATTAAAATATTATTCTTCCCTACATGGTTAAAAAAATATATGAGTCTAAAAAGACCTATTCTAAAAAATACAATAGACTACAAAGTACTATTCAAATTGAAAGAGAATTGTATAATAATTTGAAGATGTTTTTAAAGGATAAAAATATAAGCATAAGAGAATATGTTTCTACATTAATAGAAAATTCTTTGGCAGATTGATTAATTTAGATTAAATTTACATAAATTATGAAAAAACTACTAACAATCGTATTGCTTGTCGTTGCAAGTTTAAGTTCTTGTAAAAAAGAAGAAATAAATCCAAATACATGTCATTGTGGTGTTGTTACACGTACTGGTGTGTATGGATCCTCAACAGAAGGCATAGACGCTATATCCTCTTTATCCAACACACAAAATGGATCGGTTGTTATTCAAAATGAATGTTCTGGTAAAAGAAATTTGTTTCAAATATCACAAAATGATTGGATACTTGTTAGTGATTCGACTCATGTTGAAGGATGGTTTACTAGTTCACTTCCAGATAGTTCACGGATTAGTACTCATGTGTGTGTTGTTAAATATAATTGTCCATTTCAATTATCTAAAACAATTGTTTCATCCATTGAAGTAAATGATTGTTTTATAAATGCTCCAGAATGGAATTTTCATTAAAAATTATAAATTTTGATGAAATCGTATTATATTTATTATTCAGAAGGAACTAATCATGATAATCGTGATGATGTTGCTATCACAGAAGCTATTGATCTACCAAAAGCTGTAGAAATATTTAAAGAATATTATACCAATGCTTCAAATGAGAATGTAAAAAAGGTTGATCTTTATAGAGAAGGATATGTACAAGGAATTCAAATAATATCAAATTACTAAACAAAATAAAAACTATGAAAAAATTAATTTACCTATTAACATTTATCGGTCTTATTTCTATTACTTCTTGTATTAATGAAAACTACAAGAAAGGTTCTAATGTAGGAACTATTGCAAATTTTGGACTTCAAGGAAATATTTTTAAATCCTATGAAGGTCATTTAAATGTTACTCAGACCGGTATGAACTCGTCTACTGGTATGGACTTTTCTATTGATAATGATAATGAACCAGCTGGTGTGGTACAAACACTTCAAGCTGCTCAAGATAAAGGTTGGAAGGTGAAAATAACCTATCATGAAGTTTCTTTAAAGAATCTTTTTTCAAATCGAGGACATACTGATTGTTTTGTTACTTCTGTTCAAATAGAAGATAGTACTTTTAATACAATTTTTAAGAATACACCAACTCCAGATCATTCATATGATGCTGAATTGTCTCATAAAGGTCATGTTATTGATACGGTTATAAACATTTCTGTTACATTATCAGAAGCTCGTAAAAATGGTTGGATAAAATAATGGCAACAAAAGAATATAAACTTATTAAACTAAAGGAAAATCCTGCAATTGCAATTTTGCACGAGAAGGGTATTTTAGTTAAACAAACAGAGTTTAATGATATGCCCTATAATTTTCAAATGTCTGTTTGTGAGTTTTTAAATAGAAAACTACCAACTATGTGGGAGGATGATCCATTTATTGGTCAAGTTCTTCCAAGTGGTTTATATGATGCTTGGGTAGATGAATATCCAGATCACTCAGAAGTTTTAGTTGATTCAGATTATTATAGAATTTGTGTAGCTGTTATTTTGGTGGATGATTGGGCCGAGGTGATTGATTATTAAATTTTTAGTTTTAATATATACTGAAAATAAATCCAAATAAGTGGAACAATTCAGTAAGTTAAAGCCAAAAAATGATTTCGATGAAGGTAAAGAAAAGGTTCTCTTTGATGGAGACTATTTAAAAGTAGTTGATTTTGAAGGATCAAAAATTCTCAAAGAAAAAGATACGGTTATCTGCATACCCTATCTAATTGAAGAAAATAAAATTATTTTAAGACACGAATATGTTCCATCTTATAAAATGGCTGATGGACAAGATTATCACATGACAGTGATATCTGGTGGAATCGAGGCCGGAGAAACCCCAGAGAAAGCTTTATATAGAGAGTTAGAAGAAGAGGCTGGAATCACTGTTCGTCCTGGGTATCAACCAGAGGTTCTAAAACCATTATTCATATTTAAAACATCTTCTAATAAATACTATCCCTATTTACTTAGTCTTTCATCCACCGATTTTCAAGAGGTGATGGCTAAAGGAGATGGATCTCATTTAGAGAAAAAATCTAAATCAGTTAAAGTAGATGTAAAGTTTCTTAAATCAATTAATTCTTCAGATCTAATTACTGAATTTATGATAGATAAAATTAAAAAATTTATTAACCAGGAATGATTTTTTTAGAAAGATTTGGTAGTTCTTCAAAAACAATAGATCAAAAAATTAAACTGATCCTACTTATCCAAAATATTGGAACAGGTCAAGGTAACTTTAATTTAGAGAGAGATATGTCAGAGAGAAAATTTCCGATGTTATATTCTTTGATGAAAGAAGATGGTTTAATGGAAATTCCGAATAAAATGCCAAAGCTAACTATGTCTGAGAAGGGACATGTGGAGGAGATGTATGATTATTTAGATAAAAAATTTGGAATAAGTGTTCTTCCTGATCTATCACAAATCAGAGAATATTTTTATGATATTGTTGATCTTGGATTTAGTTTAGAGGAAAGTATTGTCCTCCAAAAACCTGGATCTTCTAAATCTTATGGAAAAATTTCAATGAACCAGTCACACTATAAAATAAGGGTAGCTATTACACATGATGAAAGTAATCTTGGTATGCAATTATTTTTCGATCTTCAATCGACCATAGAAGCTATGATGATAACACTGGAAGAGGTTTATAAAGCCGAATTAATTGTTGGTGGTGGTGCTAAATGGACAGATTTTAAAATATTAATAACATCACAATAAAAAAGAGTTAGATTTCTCTAACTCTTTTCAAATAGCTGTTCAACTTTTTTATTTTAATTTTTTACCACAAGACGGGCAAAAATTTTCAGACCCTTTTAATTTATTTCCACAATTTTCACAAAAATTCAGTTGAACATTGTTCATTAAATTTCTGATTTCCTCTTTGTGTTTTGGTTGTATAATATCCCTGGTGTCAATAGGTCTTCTTGACTCTGGTAATATTTGTAATACAACTGATGTAATACACATACTTTGAAATTGCATATCTATTTCTGTGAATTGTTGTGAGGAAGATGATCCTTTTTCAATTCTACCAGTTTCAATATTTGAACTACAATTGAATGATTGAACATTGTTCAATGTAAATCCGTCAGACAATTGTGAATAAGAATTGCTAATATTTATTGATCCACTCGTTAAGTTTAAATTACCATCTCCTTGTAAAGTTGTATAATTTGCGGTATTTGTTGTTAATGCTGATCCAAAACATCCGCCAGTTGTTATGCTTCCACCAATTGGATTTAGCCAATATGGATAGGTTCTATAAAATGGATAGTAGTCATAATGGTGATAGTGTTTTTCAATTACCTTTGGATAATTTGGAATATTCACCACTTCTTCCTTGAAAAATCTTACTTCCAGTAATCCATTTTTAGCAATTGCTTCCATAGATTGATTTGTATTTTCAACCTCATAAGTTTTGAATACAAATTTTTTCTTATCATCTGGAAAGCAATCTAGATAAAACCTCTGACCTGGTCGTAAGACGAGTCCAGATGATGATACAGACTGTCCATTTAGTTTTATGTCACATAGAATACAAGATGTGAGTGGGTTGTATAATTCGATTAAGAACTCGGTATTGTCATCTAAATAGACTTTACCATTTTTGATAGATTTTCGGCCTCTATCAGACATGGAACAGATCCATGCACCGGGCATCATTGATGCTCTTGGTTGTTTAACTTTCATAGTTATTCTTTTATTTTTTTGACCTATATCTTCAAGACTTTCATCTTTCAAAAGTATTACTTGAATACTCGACATAGATTTGAAGCGAACAGCTACATGGATATATATCAAAGTTGATGTCCGTTGTTTAATATATAATTAATGAAATATATTAAGCTTTTTGAAAATTTTAATAATATTGGACGAGTTGTTTTAACTGGAGTTTCTGGTAGTGGAAAGACGACACTTTTAAACTATCTATCAAAAGATTTTAAAACTATTCCAGAGGCAGCCAGAGAACTAATTATAGAATTAAAAAAAAGTGATCCGTCTAAACTACCTTGGAATAATAGAGGTGAATTTCAAAAGCTAGTTGAAAAAAAGCAAGTAGATAATTTTTTAGAAAATGATAATTGTTTTTTTGATAGGGGAATTATTGATGAGGTCGCTTATAATTTGGCATATGGTAGAGACATTTCAAATACTCTTAAATCACAATGTGTGAATTATAAATATGATAAAGTTTTTTTATTTAAACCTTATCCAGAAATATATGCTAATGATGCTGAAAGAGTTGAATCATTTGAAGAGTCTTCTAGGCTATTTCCATTTTTTGTTGAAGCATATAAATCCTATGGATATAATCCGGTTTTAATGATTAATGATAGTTTGGAGAAACGCTTGGAATTTATATTAAATAGTATCTTGTAATGAAATATCTTAAAAAATTTGAAAATTTGGTGTGGGAATTTAGTGTAGAAGAAGTTACCAACATTCTACAAGATTTTATGGACGAAGGATGGGACATTCGAATTAATAAATCATTTGAGGCTATTTGCATTCATGTTCATATTCCAATGAAAGTTATTCAAAGTGGTATAAATTACAATGCTCTAAATTATTTCCAAAAGGATTATGTTCCAGAAATGCAGAGAAAGGTGAGGTCGATTAAAAATAGATTAATAGAGTTTGGATTTGATAAGAAAAATATTTGTGGAGACAGTGGTCAGAAATTAAAGCACGAATGCTATAATGTTCAAAATCAATCTTATTACTGCACTATTTTTCTTTTAGATAAATCTTATTTCTAAATATTAAATATGTCCAATATATGGTTAGATAACAATCATAAACAAGTGAGAATATTGGTACTTTTATTCCCATAAAAGCTAAAGTGATAAATGATATTAATATAATTATAAATCCACCAACCAAAGTGAAATCTAATTTTCTTTCGTTTTCAATAAAAAACTTTCTAATTTTTATTTTGTCTATCCAAGAATTTGTTATTTCTGTTAACTTTTGGTCCCTTTCACACTTTTGACATAATTTTAATCCTTCATTTGGTTTGAATGGATTTGGATTGGTGCTATTTACACCACCTTGAGTCACCCAATTAGTTGCCCAGTTTCGGAAATATTCGTCATCTGAAATAATCTCAGAATTACACCCATAACAATATCTTCCTTCTTTTATTTGGTGAATGGACACAGAGTTTTTTATCCATTTAAACATTCCAAATGCTCCGTATGCAATTAGTCCTAAATTAAAAAATGATATAATTGTTGATAAAAGCTTGATGGTTTCTGGAGACATAATTTCTAGCAAAGATATTAAATATATAATAGAATATGATAAAAAGTTGGAAAAAATTTAATGAGAGAATATTTACCAATGCAAAAAATTTAGATATTAATTTCGATACTTTGACGGATATATTCCAAGATATTATGGATGATTTTCCGATGGATATTGAAATTTATAAAAATAAAAATGAGGTATTGGTTGTTAAGTTGGATGGAGGTTGGTTTGGATCAATGGTCAATCCAGAAGTTTGGAACGAAATTAAAAGAATAGAAAGAGAAATGAATGATGGTGGGTATATTGATCAAATAGGATCTAGAATGGAGGAAATTGGATATAAAATTGAACCAAATCATATGTTTTTATATCATGATTCTTTTTATATGACTTTTGAAAAAATTTCCTAAAAATTTATCTCAAAAATAGGCAATCCGCCATTAGTTTTTTATATATAATTTAATCACAAAAATTTTAAAGTTTTGTAATAAAAGTGAAGCAATTGCTAGTTGTAATCCTTTCTATTTTTCTACTTTGTTCTTGTTCAACAACAAGAATATCTGGCTCTATGCAATCTGGTTATAAAATCATAAATAAGTTAGAGACAATTAATTGTAAAGGAAGATTTATTTATTATTTGGTTCCAACAACTATTGGGAGAATTGCAAAAGATTCTTCTTTTGGATCGGTGGACTATGTGATTATGGATTGTGACTCATTTGATATAGGTGATGAACTACTTACCTTAGATAATATTAATTTCTTTTCACATTAATCCAATGATATCTCTTATCTCAGCAGCTTCTTCATAGTTCTCGTTTTCAACATATTTATCTAAAATTCTTTCCAAAATATCTTTACGACTTGGCTCATCAATTAGATCGATATGTGATACCGAAAATGGGTAAATTCTATTTAGTTTAATATTTTTGTTAATTTCAGATGACCAGTTTTCAACAATGACAATGTATCCACTTTTTTCTTCAATAGTATATTCACAAGTCATATTATATCTATCGACCATCATCATAAATTTATTAAATGTTAAATCATTTAATATTTTATTGTTATTTTCATCATCACCATTTCCTGGTTCCATTCCTAGCATTTTTAATATGTCGTCAATGTTCATAATATCTTATATATCTAGGAGTGATAAGTCGATTTTAGATATTTTGAAATAATAATTGCGTCATTGACATCTTCTATTGGTTTTGGTATATTCATTTTATCCAATTCTGATTTATATTCTCTCAGTAGATTGACATATTTATCTTGATAGTTTTCATTTTCTATAAGTGATAAGTACATTTCTCTTTTTTTGAATGATCCACCACTAATACCTTCGTGGTTTTTACATACAATTTTAGGGTTCTTTTTTCCCTTAGAAGTGTATGGATAAGTCATCATGCAGGAATTTAACTTTAAGGTGCTAGGAGAATATATTTTTATATTATTGGAGACTTTTTCAAATAATTTTATTCTCAGTAGTGTTGAATAGGTTACTAAATCAATAAGTGGTCCTGCATTACTGGAGTAACTAAATCCTTCAATTCCGATAACTGTCCCACCTTCTACTAAATTATCTAAAATATCATCTATTATTAGATCAGTGACATCATTATAGTCCAATAATTTTGATATTTGTTCATCTGAATAGTTTTTGGATTTGGAGTAGTTGGTAAATCGATAGGTGATAAGCTCTTCAAATATTTTATACCATTTAGATAGTCCAGATTTGTTGCAAGCTTTGTCTTCCGAAACATAGTTAAAAATTTTATCGTTAATAATGACAGCTGTTGAGGTTAGTGATGGATCAATGGCTATATAATTCATTCATTATATATACTTTTGAGTATTTTACCTTTTTGGTCTATCTCTGTCTGCCTTTAAATGTGTTCTAACATAGTCAGCAAATTTCTTATATTTTCCGTCTTTTTGTATTTGTAGAGAACTTTCGTCCAATTTAGATCTTCCATCATCCACAAACTTCTGTAGCCAATCTAACATATCTTCTTTTTGGGCCTTGGTTAGCTTTCTAGAGTGTCTTAGCCAGTTCATCGGTCTTTGCCAGTTATCTTTAAGTCCTTTCTCCCAGAACCATTCTATAACACCTTTCTGTCCGTGCTCAGCTGCCCAACAAAGTGGCATATTTTTCTCACCTTTCCAATTTGCTCCATATTCTATAACTAGTTTGATAGTATCAATGTTTCCTGAACGAGAAGATAATCTTAGAGCTAGTCCATTATCAAAATTTGGATCAAGTCCTTGTTCTAGGCAGTATTTAATAGCATCATAGTCATCTGTAATAGATTTGAATACCTCTTGTGTTAACTCAGACCCAGCAGCAACTAAAAGCTTGATCATATCTAGATTACCAGCTTTACTAATGGTGTGTTCCATTTTATTTCCTTTAGACTGTGCTCTAAAATTCGGATTCGCGCCAAAATCAATTAATAGCTTTGCTTTATTATATGCTTTAATTTCTGGTTCGGTTTTCTCAACAGCATCTCCCTGCTCAGCACCCGCAGCCTTTTTATTAGCGTCAACTATTTTTTTATGTTCCTCAACAGCATTGTGTAAAGCTTGTCCATGTCCTGTATTTGGGTCAGCACCATCTTCAGCAATGTATTTTCTAATTTGCTCAATAGTCAAATTTGGTTTAATCAACTCTCTATTTGCAACAACTCTTCTTTTCTTTTGATCAATGTCACTTGGTGACATTGGTGTTAAATGGCTCCATATAGAATTTTTAGGTAACTTAGCTTTAACTTCAAATTGGTTAAATATTTCTTTACAATTACTTGCAATTCCCTGGTCGTTTTTGGCATGACATGCTCTGATTTTCTGACCAGGTTCAATGGTAATTCCAATGATATGCATGTTATCAGCCGGTCCTAAGTTAAAGTTATAGATATAATATTGTTTATTATAGTTGTTATCACCACCGACATAGGAATCCCAGTGTCCTACACTATCTTTTATACAGTGCGATGTTGATGCATTTAACATTCTATTTGCTGGGAAAGATTTTATCTCTAGAACTAAAATTCCACCTTCATCAAATACGATATCTGCTCCATAATCCATCAATTTCTCATTAGCAGCCTCAATGGCTTTGTAAAATTTGGTTTTATTTGAATTGGATAATCCATTGATATAATTTTGTGTTCCTGTTAAAAGCTCTCTAGCTGTGGTATATCTCTTAACAATTCTCAAGTGGCATCTTTGTAGAGCCCTCTTTTCTTCTTCATCTACATGTCCTGTAAGTGGGTCTTTTCCTAGATCATCAAATGCTACTGCACAATCAGATATTCCCCTTTTAACAGCAACTGGTGCTTCTAAAATTAGTTTTTTAAGAGCAGCTGGCATTTGATCAATAAATCTTTTATATTTTCTATAAATATCTAATTGATTTAAATCATCTAGTAGATGCTCGTTGTTATTGGTAACTTCTGGATCTATATAAGATGCTATTGGTCTTCTTAGACCAGGTGATCCACCTTCCTGTTTAGCAAAAAGGTCAGTATATTGCATCATTTTATCAAAAAGGGTTTTAATTTCTTCTAAAGGAACTTTTTCAACAAAATGGAAATAAACAAATAGATAAGCATATCCAAAATTTCTATCTCCCAAAATTTCTTTTATTTTGGCAAAATCTGGATGTCTTTCAATTTGCTTAATTTCTTGTTCCGATAGTTTTAATTTCCAAATTTCTTGTTTAATATCAGCCTGTACATTTTCTGGAAAGTCGGTAATTTTTAAATTACCCATTCCGGTTTTTAGATCTTCTTTTTGCTCATAGCTTAACCCATTAGCATATTTAGAAAATACCTTATATGATACATATCTATCTTTTAAAAATTTTTTAGATTGTTGAATATTTTCATTGATGAAGTCAACATCTGGTGATTTTATAAATCCATTATATTTCAGTAATTGCATGACTTATATATTATTGTTTTAAAACTCTTTTTATTTCAGATTCATATATTTTCCACATTAAATTTTCCTTTACTTTAATGAAGGGTGATATTTTTTTAACTGTTTCAAAATCACCATTATCTAGTGCTGTATCTAAGATATCCTGTAATTGGCTTTTACGCATGCTTGAATAATCCACTTCTTTGGTTTCCTCAGGAGTTTCCTGAACTTCTTCAGCTTCTGGAGTTTCCGATTTTGGCTCATCCTCATAGTCTGGAAGAACTTGCTGAAGTTCCCATTTATCTAACTCGTTTATAACGAGACTAACAAGTCCATCTACCTTTGTTCTAGCATCAGCAGTTTTTGATAATATTCCTTTCATTAAAGCTAAAAATTCTCTAGCTGGCATTTCTATCATTTTACCATATACATGCTCTCTTAAATTTGGATATTTGTCAATTTCTCTGTTTTGATTGATGAAATCTCTCAAATCGGCAGCTATTTTTGGACCATATCTAAAATCTTCAGCCTCATCAGCTAGTGTGTCTGTATTTAGGAAAGTTATTTCGGCTGTTCTTGGATCTTGTGGAATTCCTTTAGCAGATATTACTTCATATAATCCTTTTATAGTTTCATGAATTAGCATTGGGAAATCAATTCCTCTTGCTTTTATACAAGGTCCTGTTGGTTCATCTTCTTCCTTTTCATCCTCATCTTTAGGTTTTTCTTCCTCTGCCTCATATTCTTTTGGCTCTTTTGGTTCCCAGTCCACTTTAACAGCACCAGCAAATCCTTCTGGTTGCTCTTCCATCATCTGTGCTTTCACATCAATTGGAACAACCCAATCTAATTTTTCTGCGGTGTCGGTTATTCTGTTCCAAATATCTAAAATTCTATTTGCTGTTTGATCACCATATATTTCAACTAATTTTTCACGAACCATTTCATGATGAAGCATATGCTTTGCATTTTTAGCTTCTCCTTGCTGAATATTGTTGGCTATTTTTCTTTTATGAATTTCTGCTCTTACTTCAGCATCTCTTAACTCTTGGTAGGTTGGCATTTCACATTGTTCACATTCCTCATCTTTCATAAATTGACCAACTTTATTTGGTCCAAGTAGTTTTATATCTAGTTCGACATCTTGTAAAATTTCTGGATAATGCAATCTAATTAGGTCTTCTGCAAGTTGCTCAAGTTGTGTAAATCTTTGTTGAACTTGTTGCTTTTGGTTTCTTGATCCACCTCCACCGTAAAATGTTTGAGGATTAATAATATCTCCGATCATAAGTTGCATATTTTGTTCAACAAGACCCATTATCTCTCTACCATATCTCATGGCAAGCATTTGATTGTCAATGCCACCTGCTTTTCTACGACCTTCTTCTTCAGTGTCTCGCAAGTAATTTCCACTTCTATCACCAGCTTCACCAGGAATAGCAGGATTTCCTTTAATGGTAATTTCCTCTTTTACAAATTGTGTATATTTTCTCATATTTATTTTAAATATTTTTCAATGTCTTCACCTTCTTCATCCATTAAAGCAATAAATCTTTCAGCTACTTCTTTTTCAGTAGATTTCTTTTTTGCTTTTGGGCCTGGTGCAACACTTGGCTTGTCCCTTCTTACTGGACTAGGTCTCTTACCCGGATCTTGCCTTCTACCTGGCTCAGTTGGAGTAGTGGATGGTTTTGTTCCTGGTGAAGGAGCTGGCGCTGGTTGAGCTTCCTCATTGAACTTATCAAATTTTTTTATAAATCTCATTTTAAGTGGATTATTTTTATTTCTTTATATATAAAATTTTTTAAATAGAAAAATTCTTTGTTAGTAATATTTTATATATAAAGAAATGAGTAATTCAAAATTTAAAGTAAACGAAAGATTTGGTGTGGCTGAGCCAACATTATATTATGTTGATCCAATTTTTGATAAGATTTTTGGAAGATTACATAAAATGATGACTGGTGATAAGACTTTTTATAGAAGGACAGTTACTTTAAAATATGCGGATGTTCGAACTAATGTAAAAAGTAGGCAGTTATATGCTGAATTTCCAGTAATTGGAATTGAGCTCGAACTTGATTTTGATAAAGTAAAAGCTGAAGATTTTGAAAAAAAGTATGGAAAAGATAAAAAAATAAATATTGTTGGTCTTGCTTCTGGATATGGTGCTAAAATGTTTAGTGGTGATCCAAAAATTACTAATCCAATTAAACAAGTTGTCAATGAGGAAGGAATAGTTCTTATTCTAGGTATTGAAATAAAAGCTAGCTCTTCTTTAAATATGTCGGATAAGTCAGATGCTTATGATGTGGCTAATGAAATTAGATCTTTAATTTGGCACGAGCTTAATCACTGTTATGAATATTATAAAAGATTGGACGGAAAAGAGCCAAAAACATACACCAAATGGGTTAAGACCGCATTAACTTGTGCATCAGTGGATGCCAATACATGGAAATTTGGTAAAAGTATTTATGATTTCTGGGAAAAGAATTTTACCTACTATATTTATTTTACAGAACCTCATGAAATGCGAGCGGAGATTCAGGAAATTGGTCACCATATACAAAAGATGGGAATAGATGGTTATAAAAATAGTAAAATATGGAAAGATATTGAATATATGGAAAAATTTAATCCAAGTGCTTTTCATAGAAGTTTATTAAGACTAGTTAGTGAAAAAATACCTAAATATCTTGGAACTGAAAGAGCTACAGCTAGAAGACTTAAAGATATGTGGGTAGAAGTTTATAAAAAACAATTGAAGGAACAAAAGCAAACCGATAAAATTGATATTAAAAGTATTGAAAAAATGAGGGCTATGGAGTTTCTGAAATTTTGGGATAAAAGATTTAAAGAGAGATCAAAATACATGAAAAGAAAAGTTATGATTTTAGCATCTCATATAAAACAAGAAGGATTTTAATTATGAAATATTTAAGAAAATTTGGTGAAAAATTTGAAATTTCCGATGAACAAGAATCTGAATTAATGAATATTTTTTCTGAGCGTGGTTGGAACTTGGTTGATCATAGAGTTGAGTTCTATGAAAATCCAAATAAAAATCTTTCTGGAAAATCTGGAACCATTAAAAGTGTTAAGAGTGAAGTAGCAACGGTTGATATAGACGGTAAGGAATATCAGGTTCCTTTTAATGAATTATTGGATAAAAATTTGGCAAAAATATATAGAAAGGAATCTCCTTTTAAGTCGGGTCCGGGGTTTGAGTATAAAACTATTGATGACTATCCACAAAGTGTTCGACTAATTTATAATAGACTTACTCCAGATCAAAAGAAATTTGTGGATGATAATGTTGAAAAATTTGCTAAAGTGGCTAAGAAGATGTTTTATAAAGGTGATAAAGATTGGAAAAAGTTCTTTACTAAAGAAACCAAAAAAATAGATAGTTTATCTGAATTGATAAATTCAATGAATAGTTATATGATATGAGGAAATTTAGTAAAATATCGGAAAGTGTTGAATTTAAGAAATTTAAAGTTTCTGCTAGTATAGATATTTTAGTAGAAGCTGAGAGTGAGGGAGATGCTGGATATCAATCTGATTCTATTTTAGGTGGGATTGAAGAACAAATAGATTTTAGAATTAATAATATTGAGGAAATTTCTGAAGAGGAATTTAAAAAATTAACTGAAAATATGGAATTCAAAAAAGATCAATCTTGGGAAGAAAAAAATGACAAATTGGTGAAGACATTCCAATTTGAGGATTTTAAATCATCTATTAAATTTATCAATCATGTTGCTGATATAGCAAATGCTACAAATCATCACCCTGAAATAAATAATATATATGATAAGGTAACTATTAAATTATCTACACATGATGCTGGTAATAAAGTTACAGATAAAGATAAAAGAATGTCTCAAAAAATAGATTCATTATGGAAACAAATTTAAAAATACCAAATGGCTTTAAAAATATTGCCGTACCTTCGGTTGCTGTCTTATCTAAAGACGATTTAAAACAAGTAAGTAATGGTGTAGAGCCAAAGATAGATAATAAACAAATATGTCCATCTTTTTTGATGGGTGTTGATCATCCAAATTTAGAAAAAGGACCTGATTCGGTTTCAAAATTCTTTTCAAAGTTATTTGAAGCTCGTCAAATGGCACATATATTTCATTTACAAGTAAATGGCCAACCAGGATCTGGATGGGAACATACTGCACTTGGAGATTTTTATGAAAAATTATTGGAATTTACAGATGATATTATAGAAACCTATCAAGGGCAATATGGAATTGTAGAAGGATATGAGATGATTGATACTAGCGCTACAAGAGATTATAACTCTTTAAAATATTTACAATCATTGGTTGAATTTATAAAGAAAGAGAGATATAATTGTTTATCTGAAGAAGATTCGCACCTACAAAATATTGTGGATGAAATTGTTGCTCTTGTTTATAAGACTATTTATAAACTAACCTACATGAAATGAAATTTGTTAAGAGATTTGAATCCATTTATGGAAATTTTGAAGAAAAAGATGTTTCTTTAGAAAGGATGTTGTATTTAATTTGTGTTGCAAACGATGATTGTGTATATGATGCTCCTGGTCCAGAAATTGCTCACCATGAAATATATGAGGGAGATTTTCCAATATTGAACTCAATTATGGATGATAACAATAGTGATTTTTTAATGGAGGATATAACTAAAGATATTTCAGGAGTTATAAAAAAATTATCCGACAAAGAAAAAAATAATATCAAAGAATTATATCATAAGTTAAATAGAACATATCGATTGGAAAAGTTCATTACAATAGATGATATTAAAGAATTAACTTATGATTTAGTTGATTCTGGATTTGAGTTGGAGTGGAAAATTTGGTGTGCTAAATTTAAAACTCCTAATGGATATTTTTCTTCTTTGAAAAACTTCCCAACCACAGAAATAGATATTAAATTCTCTTGTGATGAGGAATTGGATAAATATTTTAACATGTCTGAAGATATCCAAACTTTAATAGAGAGACTAAGAGATAGCTACCAGGTTGATTTTAAAATAAGGCCTCATGGCAATACCAATCTACCAATGATATCTTATAAAATTACTATTAGTAACAAGGATTAATATAGGAACTGACTTCCTTTATCGTTATAATTCTTCATATTATTTGCAACATTATCTATGTTGGATAAAGAATCGGATATATTTTTACTAATTAATTGTAAATTGGCAATAGAGTCATCAATTTGATCATTTGATTTTTTAGAATCTGACTGAAAATTATTTAATTCGTTTAAAAGTCCGTCAATATATTCCAATTTTAATTTAAAAAATTGTGCCATTTTTACCATCTCATCTTCGATATCACTGACTCTATCTGGAGATAATTGCATTTGAGCTTCGTTAAATGGTTTAAGATGTTTCATTGATTTATATATTAAAATTTTGACTCAATTTTAACCACTTTTATATTTATGTAGTATCCGTGATGTTGTCCACCTATTTTTAGATAACACTTTAATCCAATTTCTTCCAATCTATCATTTATCTCTTCTAAATATGGAATCATTTGACTATGGAATCTACCAAGTACTTTCCTATCATTGGATTCAAATTTGCTCCTGTAAATAATAGTTTTAGTTGCTTTTATGTAGATTTTTTCCAAACCAAGTTGTGGAAAATCATCCAGCAATTCTTGAAAGATATCATCAATGTCCACATTTCTGCTAACACCATTATTTATTTTAGATTCAAATAATTTTAAATATCTCATATCCTATTTATTAAATATATTTTTTAATATATACACCAATGTCAAAGTATTTAATATGTGAGTTTAATGAGTTTACAAACATGAGAATGAACCCAGATTCGGTTCAATCATCTGTTCATGTAGATGATCCACAATTATCTATCAATGCTTTTGATAAGCATCAAGATGCTATTCGTCAAGCTCTTTCAAGAATAGATGGTATTTTACATTCTTTATCAAATTCTAATCAGTATAAGTTTTTAAAGGGTAAATTAGGATTAGAGGATCAAAATATCACCAATATGAGAATTATTCGTATTGTTAAATCTGGAGTTAGTTATGATGTTTATATTTCATTCACCATTAACAATGAAAATGAATATTGGGGAGTAATTAAAAATATTCTTTCACTTAATCCAGAGGTAATATCTGAAGTATTTAAGGACGGTGATTTGGTGCAGACAAAGGAGTGGGTAATTAAAACTAAGGGACTTTTACTAAAAGTGATTAGAAATTTTTTAAAACCGGATCCAGGAAAATGGAAGCTAATTAATGATAGCATCACCTGTTATTCTTTAGAAACTGGAAAGCTAATGAAAATGGACAAAGGCGCTGAAGTGGAGGTTCTAAAATGTTATGATGATTTAATTATAATAAAATACGATAATATTAAATATTCACTTCATGGTGATAACTATGTTTATTTTAATTATTGGTTTGAAAAATTAATCTAAAGAATATTCTTGTTCTGGAAAGAATATAGATTCTCCAGCTAAAATTCCAGAAGCCACATTATTATAGTGTAGTGATCCAGAATATATATAACAAGGAACAAATATCCCCGAATTTAAAACATATCCACCAATACTAATATTAACTGATGGTTGATATCCAATAGGTATATTGCAAATACTATCACCAAATGAAGCATTGGATGCGACAACCACATTTCCTCTTAAAGATACTTTACCAGACTTGGATTTTCTTATAGAAAGATGATTTCCAAGTGGATTTGGTCCAAATTTTGCTCCATAGGTTGGTATGGACTGACCATTGGTCATGGTTCCAACCGCTCCAACTTCTTTCCATGATTCGTCAGCAAAATTTGAATTGATTACATACCAATTTTCATTAATTGATAATAACTCAACAGAATATCCCCTATATAAAGCTAATGTTGATACAAAGGATCCATTGTAGTATATCTTTTGGGTTCCACTTGGTGTGAGTGTTATAGAGTTACTAAAAGTAGCACATTGTATTAGAGCCTTTCTACCATTGTATCTACCAATAAGATCTGGAAGGTATAGAGATATTGCACTAGTTCCGGTATTGTTTACGATCATATTATGCTCAACATCATCAAAGGAAGGAGACACATTATTACTAGATGATATTATTGTTCTCTCATATTGTGCAAAATTTGTTCTAAATTGGGTATCTACATTTACAAATCCTGATTTTGGATTTACATAGTATCCAAGTCCTAAACTTGTTTGAAAATTTATATCTCCGGCTTTTGTGAATCCAGTAGCGTCCATTCCAGTTATAAAACTAATACTTCCTGGGTTATTTAATCCATCACCAGAATATAAATATATGCTTCCTCCATTCGAAGCGCTTGAATCAGACGCATTTAGTGTTATTGATTTTCCAGCGCCAGATAAATCATCTGTTCTTATTTCTAAGTTTTCATCAGTTGATAATAGTGTTTTTGAAGAGCTTAGTCCAAGAATAGTATAGTTTGTTGAATTAGACAACTTGATACCAGAATAGGATGTATCTCCAAAAAATTGATGAGAAACTTGTCCACCAGCATTAATTTTGTCAGAATTGCTTGTTTTGGTTCTTATTTGAACACCATTTAAATTATTAGATGATCCTAAAGTTATCCAATTATCTGAAGAAACCCCAAATACAGATTCATATTGAGATCCGCCTCCACCTAAATATAGATATTTTTGAATTCCTAGTCCAGAATCAGCGACTACTCCAGATTGTGTGATAACCATTGGTGCATAGCTCAGTGCCGTTGATGATGTCCAAAATGATAGATATTTTGTCCTACCAGCAACTGTTGTGACATTTCCCAACCCTTCAGCGCTCCATGTTCCTGATCCAGAATTATATACCCAATTCGTTCTATCGGATAATTGAAAGCATTTTAATCCGTCATATACAAATGAATATGGATTTCCAATACTTGTTAGTCCTAAAGCAACTCTATCAGCTGATGTGGTTGCTATTATTCTACTATCAATTGGTCCTGCTTTTTCTACACTAAATCCGTCTATAATTACTATTGCCATTTCTTATATATTTTTTTATAAATTAAATTGATATACCTGCCCAGTTAATGTTGTTGGTGTTGGGTAGTAATAAAATCTATAATTTTTTGTTGTCCATTTTCCAGTTGGTGAATTAACACTAACTATACCAGTGGTAAAAGTGAGTGTAAATCCGTTATTGTCCTTTATGGATGTTAATGGTCCATAATTTGCATCATAGCAGAAATAAATGTATCCAGATCCACTTAGAGCAATATTTTTACTACTAGCGGCTGATATACTGAACCCACCAACTGAATATAGGTAAGCTGCTGTTGCATCTGCTGTCCAGCCGAAATCAGTAGGTAGTAATGGGTAAAATCCATAGAAATAAGGAACCACAAATTTACCAACAGTTGATGCAGTGTAAGTTACAAATGTATTATCTGTTACAGTTAGTCTAAAGGTATTTGTCGATGGATATAAATTTTGATTTCCAGGAGCAACACTCCAAGAAACATTTCCGGAAACATTTACAATTCCAGACCCACTAGCAGTTGCAAAATTACTAAGTGGACTAGCTGTTGGTGTGGATGATCCAGTGGATGCAATTATATCTTCTGATCTTTTCGTTATGGTGTAACTCATAGTCATCGAGTTATTGGCAAATTGATTATATTCTATAACACTTGGAACCATAGATACGGATGCAAGTGGTCCTAGATATGGATATAGAAGTTCCCTCAATAGTTCCACTATTGGATAGTTACTAAAAGTTCTTCCAGCAACAATTCCTCCAAAGTCTTGAACCATCGGAGTTGCGTCAGTAAATTCCAATGGGTATCCATTTAAATTTACAGGACTTCCATAAATATCTGTCTGTGATCCAGTGGATCCTAAAACATTCGAACTAAACGACACATCTTCCCAATACATCTGTGGTGTTGGTGATGTTCTATATCTTAGAATTCTTCCATCTGCTGCTGATGCTCCTGTTTCTGCGATTGTTGGAAATACAATATCATTAATTGTCACATATCCTGTTTCTGATGAAAGTGTTAAATTACCACCAGATAGAGATGGATTTATTATTTCGAAGTCTAAGGCATTTGGAATTCTTGTAACATCTAGATATGGTGCATAATTATTTAAAGTTGAATCGGTTCCAGCAAGAATAGAAATTCTTGTATTTTGTGTTGAAAATCCGTCTGATTTATTATTATAGAAATAAAAATCAGAATAATATCCAGGTAAAGTATCTGGTGATGTGTAGGTTAGAAGATCAGAATTCATAATATCTGATCCAAGATATTGTCTTTTACCGAAATAAATTTTGTTTCTGGTATTGACATTATCGATACCTATATAGTCGACCGATACCGAACCTGTAAATTGTTTAAATATAGTATTTTCCCATAGAGTATATACCGCGTCCCTAACATCGTGTGGGTTTATTAGCTTATTAGTATTATCTGGAAGCTTCTGAAGAACAGCTAAGATAGATCCTAATTTATCTGACTCAATGGGTGGTGAAAATGGAGAACTATAAGTTGACATTCAAGAATTTTAAGTATTTAATTTTATATATTAAATTCCTAAAACCTTGATCGAATTCTTAGTTAAACAAAAACTCCAATTTCATTAGATCTTTAACTTTAGCTGATGTTAAATTTAAATCATCAAAGTTTATTTTATCATAGGAGAGTGTGTTTTCAACAGCTTGTAGATCTTGCATATCTTTAGAAAATGCTTTTACATCAACAATATTAACAGCGTCTTTAACTATGTTTCCATCACCATCAATTACTTTTTTAGGAGCTCCATTTTCCATTTCTATCCATTTTTCAAGTATTTTTTTCTCCATGGTAACTTTATCTTCTACAATAGAAGATAATTCTTTTATAATTCTGGTTAGTTTAAAAGCACAATTGGCATTAATATCCGCTTCAATAAGCGTATTGATAGCAGTGATGGTTTCTTTAGTTAATTCTGAATTTTTAACGACTATTTTCATTGATATATTATAATTTTTTATTATATATTTATATGTCTTTTATATCTTAAAGTTGGTGATTATTAGTTCTCCTCTATTTCCTTCAGATTTTGAAATGTTTCCACTGGAATAATAGACATTGGAATCTGTTATATTATATTCTTTATATATATATTGGTAAAATTCTGTATTTGGTAGAGTTAAAATAAATTTACCTTTTATTTCATCAATCTGTGTTTTTAATTCCTTGTGCTCAGAATATTTATTCATATTATGTTTATAATAATTAGTATTGACATCTTCTATGATGTATGGTGGATCAATAAAAAATAAAGAATCTTCCGAATCATATTTTTTAATAACTTCTTTGTAGTCTAAATTTTCAATATAGGTTGTTTTAAGTCTTTGATACAGTTCTTCAATTTGATCGACTATTCTTTCAGTTGATACTGGTTGCCTTTTTTTGGAATATCCAAAGTTATAGGAACTATCTGAACTTCTTCTAGATGAAAATGACCATTTGGTTAGATATAAAAAACGAAATGCCCACTCGACATCTGAAGTTTCTTCTTTTTTTAGAGATTTTAAATTTTCAAATATTTCTCTCGAAATTAGAGTTTTTTCAAATTTTTTAGAAAGTTCTTCATGTTTGATATCATCTTTAATTACATTAAACATATTTACTAGAGAAGAATCTAAGTCATTATATACTTCTACTTTAGATACGGATCTTGGTTTTTCAAGAAGAACCCACCCAGCACCACCAAAAAGATCAATAAAGCAATTGTGTTTTGGCAAAATTGAAACAATTTGTTTGGATAGTTTTGATTTTCCACCTAAATAGTTGATAATTGAGTCCATTGAATTTTATATATTAATATATAATCTATGCGTATAATTTTAGAATTTTTAGAATTTATAGATCAATCTTGGAAGAAGGAAGTAGAGGAGTCTATCGAGTTTCATATCTTTGAAGATTTTTTAAATAAATATGGGCTTAAAATATTATTTGCTTGGGGAGTTTGGTCACCAGGTCTTCATGGTTTCCATACCATGCCTATGTTTCATTCACTACGACTAGCTCTCCTGGCGTCTGATCCAGATAGAATAGTTGGAACTAAAAATTGTTTAAGAATTAATCTTATGAATGCTGAATGGGGTAGTGATGTTGGGGGATTTGATTTTGATTTGGAGATTCGACAAGATGAGGATACAAATTTTGAATTTGAAGATATAGTTGATGCGTTAAGAGATGAGCTTGGATATTACATAGATATTGTTGAAATAAAATTGCCAGAAAAAATAGAAAAGATGCATTACCAAATAACAATTGATGTAATTTTTGAAGAAAAGAAGAAAAAATAATATATAAGACATATGTTAGAAACTATCAAATCACTCCTTAATTTACAAAAGAAAATAGATTTAAAAACACTTCCTTCTCAAGGCTATTTCTATAAAGATGATTTTGAACTTTATATTCGTAAAGCAAATATGGAGGATATTATTGAATATGAGTATAATTATGTTAGAGACAATATACTTTTACACATTCATAAAGTGAAAACCATTGTGGAGAAAAATGCTATTTTAAAAAATGGATATTCTTTTATTGATTTAAAGTCAATCGATGTGGTTTTTATATTTTTTGAAATTGTTAAATTTACTTTGAATAAACCAATTCGAGTAGATTACTTTGATGATGTTTTGGGAAATCCATCCTTAATAGAATTTGGACCATCTAATTTTAATTATTATGACTTTACTCCAAATTTAAAAAATTGGAATAAAGAGACTAGAGAGTTCGAAATTGATGGTTATAAATATTCTTTACCAACAATTGGTGTGGAGAACTCGATTACTAATTTTTTAATTGATAAAAATGAAAAAAATCAACAGCAATATGGTAAATATTCATATGACTTTACCTATTTTTTAAATCATAAGCCAAAATTAACTTTTGATGAAATTGAAAATATGTTACAGATATTTAATTTTGATTTAGAGGAATCTGAAATTTTAAAAGTCAGAGGAATTGTTAAGATGTTATCTCCAATTCAAAAATATTCTTTAAAGAGAGGTGATAAGGTGATTGACATTAGTTCTAAGATAGACTTGGAGACTATTTGGAAATAAATTTACCATCCGCGAAATTTAAAGTTAGAAAACCCACGAAGTCTTTTATTTACTGGCTTTCTTTTTACAGAAATGTGTAATTTTTTAATAGGAATTTCTATTCTTTTCGGTATTCCGGAAAAATGAAATTTTCCTTCTTTTGTTTCAATAGCAATTTCAGCTCTATAAAATTCATTGATTCTATCAACCGATTCTTCTAATATTTCTTTTATTTCAATGTATTTTATTTCTCTATTTGGTAATAGGATAAAATCTATACTTGATATAGATTCACCATCGGTTGGATTATTATAAAGCCAAAATTTTGTTTCTGTGGTAAATCCATAATCCATCAACTCTTGTAAATAATCAGTGACTTCGTCTATAACCTTTTCAGCATTCATAATTAATATATATTCGGATGAGAATCTTAAAATTTTTACCATTTTTCGAAAATATTTCTGAGAATCCAATTGCTGATATACAAGAATATAATCAGAAGATGAAAAATGCTTTTTTTGACAAGTTATTTTTTCTTGGTAAGATAAAATTTGATGCTTTGGTGGATTTTGGATGTGCGGATGGATCTTTATTAGAAAAAATTAGCAAATATTCAAAAGCTGATTTATTTGGATATGATGTTGAGCCACATGCTGTTGATCTATCAAAAAATAGACTTGGAAATAAAGCAACTATTCTAGATAATTGGCATGAAATTTTGGGACAAGTGAATGAATATCATTCACCAGCAATTTTACTAAGTTCCGTAATTCATGAAGTATATTCTTATGATAAATATGTAAATTATTTTTGGAATGATTGCGTTTTTAATGACAAATTCAAATATATTATTATTCGAGATATGATCCCATCTGGTGATATTGATGATGTCCATAACTTTTCAGAAGATGTTAGAAAGGTAAAATCAAAGATCAATAATAAATATTTAAATGACTTTGAAAAGATTTGGGGTAAAATGGAAGATAGTTATAGACAATTCGCACATTTCCTTTTGAAATATAAATATATACATAACTGGAATAGAGAAGTGAAAGAAAATTATCTTCCTTTGACCATTTCAGAATTAAAAGAAAAAATACCAAGTGGGTATGAAATTGTATATGAAAGTAATTTTATTCTTCCTTATTTGCAACAAGAAGTAAATAGAGATTTTGGGATTAAATTCAGACAACCAACACACACAAAGATGATTATAAAAAATAATAATTTCAAATGATACACATTAGAAGATTTAACGAAAACATCATTGATTTCAATACGGATAATGTGAAGTCATTTAAGAAAGAACTATTTAAGGAACTCAAAAAGAAAGGTGCTGGTCATGGATATTTTGGACCGCCAAAGGGATTAAATCTACAAGAACTTAAAAAAATTGGAGATAAATATGACATTGAGGTGGTCGATTACGAGACATTTTTCAGAGAGCTTCCAACAAAGGAAGATCAAAAAACTGCTCCAAGGAAACATGGTGGTCCACCAGCATTTGCTTTAGTAAATCCAACTACACATAAAGCTCGTGTAGTTCTTATTGCTCCAAAAGTTGATATTGGAATTGGTGAGATGATTTGTCATATGCTTACCCACGAAAATATACACATTCAACAATTTGCCAAAATTAAAGCAAAGAAAGGAAAGTTGGATGATTATGATGTTGCTCCTGGCAGTCCAAATGATAGAAAAAAATATTTCTCCGATAAAAAAGAAGTGATGGCATTTTCACATTCAATTGTGGATATGCTAGTTAATCAACAAGGATGTGAAACATTTGAAGAATGTATAAAAAAATTGGACAGAAACCCAATTTGGGGAGATATTAGAAGAAGCTGTGATAAAGATATTCAAAACCGATATAAAAAATATATTTATCAATATCTAAAAAAAGAATTTCCAGATGAAGATCAAAAATTGGACAAAATTTAATGAAAGTTCCGACAGTCATATTGTAAAAGGAGTTGAAATAACTAAATTTTTTCAAAGTGATAGATATAAAAAATTTATTCAACACTTTTTAATTGAAGAAAATGAATTAAAAGAATATTTTTCGGATGTGTTGGACGACAATTCTGATATTAAATTTGAATTAACCAAGGATACTATTTTTTTTCTTGGAAATAAAAGAGTATATGGATTTAAGCAAGCTGATTCATCTTTTATAAAATACAGCGTTTCTCTATTAAGGACGGATGGAAAGCCAACTAGTATTAAATCATTTAAGGAATATTTGAATAAATATTTAGATCTATTAGAAGATATTGAAATTGCAATAGAAAGAATTCTAGATGATTATGATATTAAACATAAAGTTGAAGACAATATAGATCATTTTAGAGAACAAAAAAGTATAGTCATTTTATTTTACAAGGAAATTCCTTTTAAAGAGCTAATGTCTGAATTTAAATTATTTTTAGCAGAAAATGATGCTTCATCTTGGTTAGTGAAAGGAATTTCAGAATTTAAAAAAATATTTACGGAATTTGGTGCTCCTGAAAGTTTTAAACTAGAAGACCACATTGATCTTCATCCAGATTGGGAAGAAAATGAGTTTGGTGATGTGGTGGTTGGTGTGTCGCTTAATGATGAAATATCTGCTATTGGAACCATTGATAAAGAAACGGGACAAATTGATTATAATACCAATGAAATAGAAAAAGTAATAGAAGAATTATTTGAAAATGAAATACATTAAAAAATTTGAAGAAATAAAACTAACACTAAAAGATGATCTAGGGACATATTTCTACAACCTAGGTGATATGGATGGATTTAATTTGGAATACAGACCAGATGACTTCTATTTTTTTAAACTATCTCATATGGACGGATCCTTTGAATATAACATGGATATTTTTGATGAGATACAAGAGTCATTGGATCGTGCGGCTGATGATGGATTAAAATTAGATAGAAGTTGGATAGAACCGAATATACCTGAATTTATGTCGAGTGTTGCTTGTGATAGAAAGACAGCAATAAAAAATAAATGGAATTCGATTTGGATACCAATGTCTAATAATGAATACCCTAGTCCAAATGATTTAAGATTTTCTAAATTTCCTATTTATAGAAAAATTTATGTTGATAGCAAAAATAAAAAAATGGAATCCATGGTAAGGTCAAATAAAAAGATGGATATGGATGTTGAATATCCGACCTCTCCATCTGATTTTATTTATACCAATAATTTAAAAAGTATTACTTTTTTATTTTTTGAGCAAGACTTAAAAAAATCTAAATATTAATAGACTCAATTCTTTTAAACATCTCATTTCTGTCGGATTCTAACCATTTCATGATGTCTAAAACTTTATCAGAAAATCCCGCCAAACAAAATACATTAGATTCTGGAAATTGTAAAGTCCCAAGTCCAGCCATATCCCAAGAATAAATAAATGGATTTGCACCAAATTTATTTTTATAATCGTTATATGCGGCTTTTGGTGTATAGTGTCCCATCCACCCTTGCATGTCGGATAGAATTATAACCCTATCATATTTTTTATTAGCCACTTTAAATATATTATGAAAATTCGTGCCGCCTCCGTTAAAACTAAATGAATTTTTAATAGTCATCACTGAATCCAATGGATTGTATGATTCATATTTAGCAGTGGTGTCGAAAGTCATCACATCACAATTGTTTGCTTTTGCTAAAACAGCGGTGAATAGACCAGCAATTTCATGTGCTCTACCTCTCATAGACCCTGATGTATCTAAAGCAATTAAAGTTTCTCCTTCAAATTTTGGAACATTTGAAACAGATATATCCAGAGCCTTTGAAATAGCAACTTGAACATCACGAACTTCCTTAGAAGATCCTAATTTTCCAATTTCGTCATAAGCTGTTTTAAATCTAAATGGAAGAATACGAGATCCTTTAACCATTTGCTCATTTTGTAGTAGCTCACAAACTTGTGGAATAATTCCAGGAGCTTGATTGATTATATTTCTTAAATTCCTCAATAGAGCAAAATATCCAATTTTTTTGGATCCAATAAGTTCTCCCCAAGCATCCGCCTTTAATTTAGACAAATCTTCTCCTGTTTCAGATGCTTTTTGACCAGCTTCTGATAACTTAGCTTCCCAAGTTTCGGTAGATTTTAGTCCACCTTTAATAAGAGATTCTAAAGCAAGTTTATTTCTATCAGTTGGCACTGGGTGAACTATGTTTACCAAGTCAACTAATTTAATTTCTTTATTTTCTCCGCGATATTTCGCAAGTTGATAAGCATCAAATTTATCAAATGCTTTTGCAAATCCTTTTTTCAAAGAATTTGGAAATTTTGGAGATTTCTTATCGGTTTTATTATTTAGATAATAAGATAATATTTCAAGCATATCATCTACACGAACAACTACTTTATCATAGAAATTCTTAGACCATTCTTTTCCTGAGGAATAAGATGCTAATTCACCCGCAAGAGCATGTGAAATACTTCTCATACCAAATTCATCACGAGCAAAAATTGCAGCTTTTGCAGCAAACTCCGGATCTACTTTTGATAAATGATTTTTTAGATCTTTCAAGGAATCATCCGCAGAACGATAGAATTCATTATTAACAAATGATGTTAGTAGCAAAGAAACCAAAGCTAGCTTATCTGATTCTTTATAGGCTTCTCCGCCAGCTTTATTGATGGTTAGAGTTTTTGGTCTTGTTAGTGTTGTGTTAAATTTTGACATATATTTATATTTTATTTTTAATAGTTGTATGCTTTGTCTAATAGCTCTTTTAATTTCTCTTCTGTAAAGTATTCCTCTTCACTTTTTATTATCTCAATTAGTGCTTCTGCCATTCCGGCTCCAGACCATTCATCATAATCTACTCTATTGTCCACTAAATAATTTAAAGCTTCAATTTTTTTCATTTGTCTTTATATTTTTTTAAATTAAAAAACCAGAATAAAAATTCATTTCTGAAAATTCACTCTGGTTTTTATTTATAAGGTGCAAACAAGAAAATCTAGACTAAGATTGTCGCAAAGATTTATTTTCTGAAACTTTACCGGCTGTGTGAGGCTTCAGTCATGCCTGTTATATTTTTTACAAGATATTTACAAATAACTTGAACTCTTAAAGGTTGTTATCCTAATTTTTTCACCAAATTGTCTGTTTCAATCTTTTTGGTAGTTGTAGCTATCAGCTCTAAACACTTTCCGTTTTAATAGTAGTCGAAGTAACTCAGAACTATTACTATGTTTGCATTTTTTAAAAAAACAAGAGAAAGTTTTCAAAGAGTGTTTTTTGATTCCATATCGAAGTAACTCTTTAAATTACTACTTGTGTCTTCTTATATTTGAACAAGAAAAAAAGTTTTAAATTTATTAAAAAATCTTTTCTGTGTTCAAATATTTGTAGTAGTATATAGTGTACCTAAAATTTGAATTTTTATGAAGGTGGATTATTTATGATTAAATAGAGCTAATGTAAAATCCTCACTAGAATAATCATTGATTAGACTTAATTCACTTTTTAGTCCGTGTGATAGATATTTCTTTAGCAAATTTTGGTTGTAGTAGGTATATCTTAATGTTTTGTGGTTTTTGGTTTGTCTAACATTACTCGATATTCTATCTTTATCATTTTCGATAAAATTGGCCATAATTCCTTTATTACATATTGTTTGTCCATATTTAAAGAACTCTAAAACATCTCTTTCATTCATCCCAACTGTAAATACCCCAGACGCAACGATCCAATCATGATTCTCTTTTATATCATGTATGCTATCCACTACTTTAAATTTTCTATCTGGATATTTCTTTTTTGCATTTTTAATCATACTTTTTTGAATATCCACTCCTAGATAATCTACCTTTTTCTGCATTGCGTCTGCCCATCTAGATAGATCACCTAATCCACAACCGTAGTCTAGTAAACTATCACCACTTTTTATGTATTTCAAAAACACATTAAATCTATCTCTTTGTGATCCAGAACTAACCCACCCCACCGCATCTGGGTCATAAATATCCTTCGTACATCTGTGTTGGTAGAAATCTTCTATAAATTTCCTTGGATTTTTAAGTTCTTCGAATAATTTTAAATATTGCATTTAATATATATTAAAATGAGAATCAAATTATTTAAAGACTTCAATGAGCATTTTTCAATTGGCCCAGTTCCAATCGTAAGAGAAGAAAGACTTATTTCTTTTACTAGAAAAGCATTTGCTGAGTTTAATGAATGGAAACTAACTGATAAATTTATGCAAGATAAGATCATTAAATTAATTGAAGATACGATTCGAGATCCATTTAGAGGACTTGGAAAACCAGAACAATTAAAAGGTCGTGGTAAAAAACACGGACATCTAAATAAAGCTTCTTGGTCAAGAAGAATTTCTGATGAGCATAGACTAGTCTATGAGGTTTCCGGAACAGACATTAAAATAACTTCTTGTAAGGGACATTATGATGATTAAGTCTTTTGGTAATTTTATTAATGAAAATGTTAAATCTGAATTAGATTCAATATTGTATCTATTAACTGATTTAGGACTTGAGGCCACAGTTGAAGGATGGGATATAATCTCAAAGAGATGGTCTATTGTTAATTTAGATTCAATAATTGGTGTGTTACTCACAACAAAGTCCTTGAGTGATAGTATTGACTATCGAATAAAGATTACTAAAAGGTTAATGGGAAATAGAAATCCGGCAATTCCAATACGAATGGAGGATATCAATTATTTTAAAAATTTGCACGAAACTTCGGAATATCAAGAATTTTTAGATAGACTTAGTGAATTTTGTGAAAATAAATATATTATAAAACCTTCTAATAATATTTATCCTCTAAAAGGTAGTGTTGAAGTAAATATTGGGGATTTGAGTGATATTGTCGGTGATTATACCATCGGTCTTGTTAGAATTATTTTCCTAACCAAAATTAAAAATCCGAACCTTTAGTAGATTCGGATTTTTTTATTTAACATTTGCTATATCCACACTGTGAGCATTTAAAACACCCCTCACTCATTATCATAGTTCCTTCCATGAAACATTCTGGACAAGCTTCTTTTACTTTACTAACATCCAAATATTTTTTCAAAGAACGAGCAATTGCCTTATTGAATGATATGACAATTCCTTTAGCTTTTAGTAGTTGTTCATAAATAAAATGTATATCTGCACCATGCCTCAGAGAAGTAGAAATCATTCTTGTTAATGCCTCTTCTTCATCCGACTCAAAATGTTCAGAAATGTTTTCTAAAGTAAATGTATCCTCTGGATCTGGTCCTAATTTCACAATTAAGCTATAACATCCGCTTCTAACTTTTGATAGTTTTCCTTCTTTCCATCTTGGAGAAAGTGCTAAATTTTTCTTTTTGAATGCAAATACCTCATATGGATCCTTGCCCATCAATCCAACAATAACGACCCAATTATTTCCTTGAACTGTTAGGTGGTGTATATCACAATCTAATGTTTTTGGTCTTTTTAAAGCAGTTGTCTTTTTAATAGAAGTCATTTCTTCCTTTGAGTCTATAGCAGACAATACAGAAGTCATGGTTCCAGCTCTATAAGTTGTTACACCTTTAATTACTCCTGTATTATAAGCATCTTTATATACCTTTTTGAAGTCTTCGAATGGATATTCATTTGGAAAGTTTAGTGTTTTACTCATTGCAGAGTCAATATATTTTGCAAATACAGCCATGGTGTTTACATGTTCATCTGTATTCAACTCTGATGTTGTGGCTGCCCAAGAAGCTGTTGAGTCCCACTCGTTAAGATCTTCTAAATATCTAACCGCGTAATCTTTGACAACAGTTTCTCTTAGAAGTCCTCTTGACTTATCAAATTTCCAATTATATCCTTCAAAAGTTGTTTTTAGAAGATTTTCATCACCTTCTTTAATCCATACCCATGCAGTATCACCATCCACCTGATAAGTTTTATTTTCCCAATCAATGTTTTTAGGTTTGTGTAGACCATCTGGTGCATATGGAAATATAGTTGTTCTTACATACATTGGCATAAACAATGGCTCTAGTCCACCAGATACATTGTTTGCAAAAACACTGGAATTTCCAGTAGGTTGAATAGATAAGAGATGAGAGTTTCTAAGTCCATATTTATTAATCATATCAACTGTTTCAGAAGATAGATTTTTAATGAAATTTCCAGCCATATATTTGACTTTATCAAACATTGGAAATACACCTTTTTCCTCAGCTAATTGTGCAGATGCTTGGTAAGCAGTATTTGCTATAAATGACATTAATTTTTCAGTTAAATTAATTCCATCCTTTGAGCCATATCTTGTTTTTAACATCATTAACGCAGATCCATATCCCATTACACCTAATCCAATTCTTCTTTTGTCTTTTAAATTTTTCTTTTGAGACTCTAGTGGAACATTTGTCTTATCATTGACATTATCCATAAATCGAACAGCAATTGGAATTATTTTAGATAATTTTTTGTAATCCCAATCTCTATTTTCAAAATCCACAAATTGTGTCAGATTTAGTGATCCAAGTAAACAAACTCCTCCGATTGGTAAAATTTGTTCTCCACATGGGTTGGTTGCATTAATATATTCACAATAATATAAATTATTTAAACGATTCATTAAATCAACAAATAGAATACCTGGCTCATTTCGATTGTAAGTGGATCTCATGATAATATCCCACAACTCGTTAGCATTTTGATAGGTTTTATAAATTATTGTTTTATATCCTTTTGATTTCCATTCTCTTATATTTCCGTTCCATTCTTTTTTATACTCTGTTGAATTGGTTTCATAATCTGGGAATTCTAAATTCCAAGATAGATTATTTTCTACAGCATTCATAAAATCATCTGTTACTAGAACAGACATATTAAATTTGGTTAGTCTTCCTGGAGTTTGTTTTGAAGTGATAAATTCTTCAATATCTGGGTGCCAAATACTCATGGTGACCATTTGAGCACCTTTTCTTATTTTTTGTTTTGACTTTTCTTTCTTGGTTTTTTGGCCAGATCCTTCTGTAATAACGGAAGATTGTGTGTCCCACATATCTAACATTCTGATTGATCCTGGACTTTCGTTCCCAATTCCACGGATAAAAGCTCCTCTGGGTCTCATCACATCTGCGCAAAATCCATACCCACCTTCTGACTTTAAAATCAAAGCTTGTCTTCTTAATGTGTCTAGAATTCCTTCCATTGAATCTTGATCTTCACCAACAAATCCATCGACAAAACAGTTGATATAGGTAGTTCCTTTCAATCCTGTTCCAGCATTGGAAGTAATTCTCCCACCAGGAACGAATTTAAAGTCTTCTAACAATTTTAGAAATTGTGTTGTCCAGTATTCTGGATCTTTTTCAATACTTGCTAAATCTTTAGCAACTCTTAATTGAGTATCATTGATGGTCTCATTACCAAATCGATAAGTTTGTTCATAAACCTCTTTAGAAAATTCATCGATAAATTTTGTGTTTGATCTATATTGATCTGTTTTTTGATCTATTACTTGCATTCATATTTGTTATTTTTTTATTATAGAAAATCTATATTATTTAGTTTGTTTAAGTTATATTTGAATTTTTCGTTGTTTAATATTCCAGTTACCACAGAGATATTTACCTCATAGATATTTTCATATGAATCAACTTTGAAAATGGAACTATCATAATCACATTCGATGACAACACCGGTTATTGATATGGTGTTTCCTTGAAAGTCCTCCCAATCAAATTCCAGTTCGGTTCCTGGGTAGATATTTCTATTTTTTATTTCTTTTGGATTACTTGTTTTACCAATGTGATCTTGAAGTTCATTAATAATCATATTTCTCCATTTATTATCTAGTAGTTTAAACATATTAAATAAATTATCGGAAAAATAAACAGATAGCTCATTGAATAGTTCTATATTTGTGAAACTTTCATTGGTTAAGTGAGTCTTTAATAAGAAGTAATAGGTATTGAAATCAACCCTAGATGGTTTTCTTCTGTTATTTAAAAAGTTTATGGTGGTGTTTTCAGTTAAAACCTTATACACTTTTTCCTTTACTAACTTGGATCTTAAATATTGCTCGTTATCGTTGGATTCTAGGAAAAATGGGGAAGACCTATCTAAATCAAACTTGTCATTAAAGTACATAAAAGAGGCATCTATTTCTTCCTCCTCTGTCTTTTCTTCTTTTTTGCCTTTAAATATAGAGTCATATTTAAGAGAGTGTTTACCTTCAACTTTATGTTTAGATAGAATAACTTCAGGATCAGTATCGTCCACCTCTCCTATTATTTCTTCTAAAATCTCATCTACATTCTTAGATTCGTCCTTTTTTGGTGACTCTTCTTCAAACAAATCATCATCCGATATTTCAATAACTATATCTATATCTTCGTCTTCATCTGAAATGGATGATCCAGATTCTGGCTCACATTGAGCCTCTTCTTCAATCTTTTCTTCTTTTTCAAAATCTTTAGGCTCTTCATCTAAAATTTCGTCATCTTTTTCAATTTCGTCATCTAATTCTTTTTTAATCATTAAGATTTTTATTATTTTTTATACGTCTATAAACGTATCATTTTCTAGCAAAAGATAAGTTGGATTTAAATTTATCTTAACTTGTGATTTTAGAAAATCACCATCTCTCTGCTTCAACAATTTGAATCTAAATACATTTTGTCTTTTCATTTCTTCGGTTCTTATTATAGCAAAGAAGGTGTCAGCAGTTTCAGCAATTGCTTTAGATTCTGGGACAGATTCCAAGGTAATATCATTGGAGTTCCATGCTCCTTTAGCAAGTTGTATTCCGGTAATCACCGGAATTTTATATTTAGCCCCCATGGCTCTAAGTCCTTCTGCCAAATGCTTACCATTGGAGTATAGAGAATCATTATTTCCCTTACTACCAGCAATAAGCGTAATATAATCCACTATTAATAGATCTATTTTTATATTTCTTTTTTCTTTTAATTTTTGTATATAATTATCAAAATCTTGGATATTTGCTGTACCAGCTGCCCAGAATTTAGTAATTATTTTACCCACTTTCTTCTCAAATAAATCATCATTTCCTAATGTAGATAGTGCTTTTATTTTTTTCTGAATAAGCGCTGTATCTTTAGATATTTTATCATAGTCATTGATGGGTATCTTTAAGCGCATAGCGCCAAGTCTCTTCATTACCTTTCTTTCACTCATTTCCAGAGTTACATATAAAACATTATATCCAAGATCTGCTGACTTTACTGCAAAGTTTTGCATCCAAAGGGATTTACCATTATTGGTCTCTGCCATTATAAGATTTAGTGTTTGAACATCCCATCCTCCACCTAACATATGATCAATGGATTCAAATCCGCAAGATACTTTAAATCTGGAGGTGTCTTGTAGGTGAGATTCTGCCTCATCAAAGTCAGAACCAAGGTCATCTTCATTAACGAAGTTAGTAGATGACATATCATCAACAATAGCTTTTATTTTATTGGCAGCTTCGATTGCTTTTTCAAAATTTGAAATTGAATCGAAATTTCTGGTTTCATCAATGATATCTACGGTTCCAGTTTTGAGACGATTAGTTAAAACCCAAGCGTTAAATTTTGGCTCTATGAAGTTTTTATCATCATACTCCGTTAAATTGACTTGTAAAATTGATTTTAAAATTTCCTTGGTGATAATTCCTTCTCTATCCTCCAGAGAAACCATTTCAAGAATTTGCCTTGGTGATGGAATTTCAGCATCTGGTTTATCAGTCATATACTTTCTAACAACACCATAAACAAATTGAATATCTGTATTTCTGAAAAAGTACGGTTTTACAATTTCGAAATATTTTTTATTTTTGAGTATATAATTAAAGAATACTTTTTCAAGTGTCGGGGTCATTTAAAGATTAAAACTAATTTATTATTATATTACTCGTATGAGCTAAGTTTACTATATATTACTTAGTCGATAGAAGGATTTTCTAATTCATTGGTTTCTTTAGATTTTTCTTGTTCTTGTTTTAAAATATTTTCATGTTTTTCCCAGAATCTATTAAACACCCAAATGATTCCGTCTCTTCCATTAGATCCATCTGTGTAGCACTCCTGTGATATAATGTCTCTATATTTAGAGAAAGTCTCGATAATTTTTACTATGTATCTTCCAAAATCACCAGAAACTTCTGAATAACAAAGGTGTCTTAGAAATTCTCTGTCTGATTTCAGGTCTTGTATTTCTTGGTCTTTAAATCTTAGATCATTTCCTCGATACTCCATAAGACTATTAAATGGACTATTTGAATCCTTATTCCCATTGATTATAGATACTAAAATATAAACAGCAATTCCTTTCCTGTATCTTTGTAGTGCTTCTTTCCACTCTTCAACGGAAGTTTCCTTTCCTTTTGGAGAAACTCTGTAATTACCATAGTTGCTATTTCTATAAAAAGCTCGTATATTATTAGATGTGGATTCTAGTTTTAAGAACCCCTCAAAATCATATCCATAGTAACTTGAATCATGCATGACTTCGGTAAATTTATTTATTACCCATTCTTTGATAGATACTATTCCACCAAGTTCAAACTTCATTTGAAGATTGTTGTAATCATTATAGTTATTTTTTAAATAATTATCAGCACTGCTAAACATACTAACCAAGGTATTAGATCCATCTATCTTATTGTTTATATCTTGAATTTCTTTATACAACATTCCTCTATATAAAATTTGCTGAAATTTATTAATTCCCATCCATCTGGTCTCTATTACTTCTAAATTAAAATAATCCACAATAGCTTTATCACAGAACAATTCGTCTCTATAATATAGTCCAAATGGGTAGTACCCACTATCCAATTTAATGCCTAAGATGTAATAACTTCCGTCTATGGAGATTAGTCTAATAAATTCCTTTACAATCATATCTCCATCAACTATTTCATATCGTTTTGGTACAGATTTTAGAGTATCTAAATTTTGTTGACCTGTGAGTGTTCGTATTTTAATACCATTTAGCTCAGTGGTTGAGTTTCCAACTTTGTAGAAATCGATGTAATTGGATCTTCTTCTCAAATTTTGTATTTTTGGTGTCCAGTAGTCTCCTTCTATAATTGGTGGAACACAATCTTCTTTTCTTAGATATATTTCACCATAATCATAAACATCTGCACAGGCATATAAACCTTCACCCTTTTGTAAAAGAATTCCAGGATATTTTCCATTATTTTCAACTCTTCTACCCTCGATTTTATAGACATCGTATAAATTATTTTTTGGAATCAATCCCCATTCAGTTTCAACTAAGCTGTTTTTTAAATAATTTTGTTTATATAGGTCTAAATAGGTTATTTCTTCTTTAAACCCATAGGTACCATTACCCTCAGCATATACTAATTGGTCTCTTGGAATCCAATCTTGAATGGTGTATATTCCAGCAGCATCTCTTCTTTCAATAAACTCACAATCTCTTTCTCTAACAATATCTTTAGCATAATAGGAAATAACGAATCCATTCATTCTTTCTGGTCGACCAGATGTATTTCTAACCTTAACATATGGTCCGTTCAATCCGCTATAATTACTTAAAATAGAGTCCTTTGGATATAAGTAGTAAATGCTATCCATGTATGGATATTTTTTAAAGATTGTTTTTTGTAACTTTACCTTAAATGTTCCTCCATTACCATTCCAATGTGAATTGACAAATTTTTGCCCACCAAGATCTATTCCTAGTTTTTCAGCAGCAAAGTCATACATTGTTCTTTGCATATGGTCGTGTGTGTAGTAAATTCTGTCTAGGTAAATATTTGATCCATTCACCGGAGTTTCTAATTTCCAAACAATTGCTCTTGCTACTAAATCATTATTGTCATCTACATAGATTAATAACCGACAAGATTCTGGATTTAAAGCATAAATGTCTAGAAAATCTTGAGTAGTCTCGTACCTCATACAAGAATTATTTAAGGTTCCACCACCTTTATTATAGTTTTTTTCATTATACCAGAATCGAATATCTTCTCCACTAACAAATCGCATTTTTTCATCCGATTTAGCATACTTTTTGTTCCAAGTGGCTTTGTATAGATTAACAAATTTTTCGATATCAGCATCTGATATATTTTCACCATTAGAAATTAATATTTGACGAACAATTCTACCGATTTTAGCTATATTTCCTTTCTTAGAAAATGGATCCTCACCAGCTTCCTTTGCTCTTTTACCTTGTCCATCATTTAGGAAGTTTAATTCATCATTTGATTCGGCTGGTCTAAGATAATTTTGTGATAATTTTAAATCTTTTCTATTGGTTATAATTTTAACCAATGAAGCCGCAATTGGAGAACTTGTTTCCATGTATTTCAATAATTGGAATAGCTCACTATCAACCTCCAAAAGAGATTCAAATAGTTTGAACATAGAAAATATATTATATCTACTTAATTTCATATTTTTTCCTTTATTAATTCAACATTTTTTGGATGCTTGTTATCCACTTCAACATCTTTTAAAGCTTTGTCCTTATTTACTTTTATTTTACCTTTTATTTTATCAATAATATATGATATTCCATTTTTTGCAATAATTGAACCTACTCCAACCCCTATAGCTAGGAAGTTTCCAGGAAGAGAATCTATGGTTAGGTTATATTTTCCAACAACAGCTCCCACAGCATTTAAAACCGGAATTAAAAATGAAGTATAAGTAAACATATCATATATATATTCTGCTATTTTTCCAGAATGTTTACCAATCAAATTAAATATTGATTGTATAGATTTAAAGCAACTAATTACTTTTTTTACAATATTATTTCCAATTCCATTTAATTTTAATTCTTCTAACATGGTTTTGGAATCTTTCTTTAAGCCAACATCTTTTTTAGGATCTTTTTGTTCTTCTAAATAAATAATAGTTAGAGCTGTTATAATTAATAGAACTATTTTTTCAGGATTCATATCGATATTTAATTTGCTGTTATTGACTAAATCGAATATGATTGGATATACTGCTGTTATTCCAGTTCCATAAGTTGTTAGAATGGTGAAATTTAACTTTAGATCTTTTTGAGTTTTCTTAACAACATCTTCAATGAAAGATTTTTCCACTTTGTCTTCTAAAATCTTTGATCTTAAGTTTTCAATAAAATAATCGGTCATATCCGACTCCAGTGACACTTCGTGGAATTTTTTTATTTTCATATCTATTATATATTAATATCTACAATCAAAAATGATATTTTAGAAAAAGAATAAAAAACGGCTTTTGGTTTTTTATATATAATTAAAAATCGGTAAAACTAAACATGAAACATTTAAAAAAATTTGAAAACTTCACAGAAGATAATTTCTCACATGCTGGATTTCCTAGTCCAAGTATGAACCCATCTACGGAACTAGAAACAGATCCATCAGAAAATGAATTTGATCAAGAAGAAGAGTTCTTCGATGATGAAAAAGATTTGCGTTATGATGATAACGGTGCTGAAGAATTAGATAGACTTGACTATGAAAATACAGAAGATTCTGACGATGAGTTCAATGACTTTGGTGATGATGAAGATGATTTTGATGATGAGTTTACCGATGGGGATGATGAATTTTCAGATGAAGGTGATATCGACTTTGAACCAGAAGATGAATTTGGTGTAGAAGATGGTCAAAATTCACGTGTTAAGGGGTTTGATGATTTTGCTTCAGAGGAGCCGGTTAGTGATGAGCTAGTTGATGATTCTGGACTAGAAGAAGATGATTTTGAAGATCATGGTGATTTTGATGATTTCCCTGTTGAAGAGCCTAAATTAGAAAGAAACAGTTATAGAAGACAATCTTCAAAAACTCCAAGAAGAGCAAGAAGAAGATAAAAATAAAAAAACCTCAGACTATTCTGAGGTTTTTTCATTTAAAATTTGTTCAAGTGTTTGATCTCGAATTAGTCCACGATTATGTTTATAATAATATTCAATAACCGTTTGTCCATTCTGTCCAGTCTGAATACAATAATCCTGCACCTCCTCCGATGTTAGTCCAATATCATATCCATTACAATATATTTTACCATTTTCTATCTTTATATTAGTATCATTAAGCATTTTGTTTAATATTCACTTTTTGTATAGATTCTTGAACCCATTCTGGTATTAAATGTCCTGAATGTCTCAGAACATCAGAAAATCCACCATCAATAATAATAGTATCTGCCCAATCATCTATTGATCTAACTGATCTTCCAATCATTTGTAATATCCCACAAACTGTCTTCCAAGAATACCATTCAGGATTGTATTTTTGTCTTAGTTTATTTTTTTGAGAAGCTATACTTGGATATGGTATTTTAGCAATGATCTGAAATCTTGCTTTATCATCATCAAAACTAACCCCTGTGTCCATACTTGGAGAAACTATAACACTTGCTTTATCGGTATCGAAGTGTGTTTTTAAAACTTCATCTTTATTGGATGAATCATGGAAAACCAATCTAGGATCATGTACATCTCTTTCAAACCACTTAGCTAATTCAAATGAATTGGTGTGTATAATTCCTTTTTTATCTGAATATTTCTTGAGTATTTTTCCAACATAAGGAACAAATTTTTTAAATGTTTCTTCTTTTGTTTTATAAGACATTTTACCAACCGGCATATAGTAAATTGGTCTTGATTTTAGTGGGAATGGTGATTTTATAGAATAGTAGGTTGCTTTAGAAACATCTAGTCCATTTAGTTGACAAAATAGACTTTTATCTAAAATTGTTCCAGACATCATGAAAACCATATCATATTTTGAAAATATGTATTTATCAAGGTAGTCAAATGCCCAAATTGGTTCTAATGACAATTCGTGTTTTTTAGTTTTTTCGTTGTAGTTGGATTCTAATACCCAATTGTTTGGATTAAGTTTATATTCCTTTAGAAATACTTCAATTTTTGTTTTATATTGAGTTAGATCGGTAATGATCTTCATCATTTTTATATCCTTATTCTTTGTTCCAAGAAGTCTTCCTAATTTATTCTCTCTTCTATCACCAAGTTCGGTTCTCTCTTCGGTAGATAGTCCCCTATCTATATCTCCAATTGTGCTTGTTATTTCTCCAGATAGATATCCAAGAAAATCAATATACTCTGTAATTGATTTTACCTTTTTTAACTTTTTTATAATTTCATTTTCATTGCTAAATTTTAATCTCTCAATAACCGTTTCTGTTATTTTAATAGAGATAAAATCAGACATCACATCATCAAATTCGTGTGCTTCATCTACGATTAAAACATTAGCTCCTCTTGATTCTAGAAGTTTTGGATTATAAAGAGCATATAAAATGTATAAATAGAAATTGGTGAGTGATATTCCACCAGCAATGTATCCATCCTTTGCATAATTATATGGACATGATTCACAAGTTGTTTTATTTAATCGATTAAACTCAGCTCCTTGGGCACATGAACATGAATATTTTTCACATTCATAGTTTTCTTTGCCTTTTAGATCGTTAATAGAATCATAAGTTTGACTATATTGATCTTGGAGAATTTTCGAATTGGTGATAATATCAATTTTGGAAAAATTAGATACATTTTTTCTGTACCAATCTACAATCATTAGTGAGAGGTGACTTTTTCCAACACCTGGTGGTAAATTCAGTAGAAAAAATTTTTTAGTTTTATCTTTTTTCCATTCTGAATCAATAAAGTTCATGGTCTCAAGTTGCTCTGGACGAGGCTTGAATTTTTGCAAATCTTTCTTTAAGGACATATTTTATTTATAGATAAAATGTTTGGAAAGTTAGAGTTCTTTAAATCTTTTTATTCCTTCAAATTTAACATCAGTGAATAGGTCTTTCATTTTCTTTTTTATCTCCCCATCTTTATCTTCAAGTGATTTATATAGATTTTTTAAATTTTTATCCGATTGATCCTTTTCATATTTTCTACATTTGAATGTAAAGTCTATGAACTGAATTATCGAATCATCTTCGGATGGGGTTGGTAGAATATCTTTTGATATCTGTAATTCACCAAGTGTTCTATATCTTTTATTTAAAATTTTATTCTTTTCAGAATAGCAATTTGAAATTACGGAAACTATTTCTTGCTTATCTGGAACTGATTTGAATTCCATTTCAGCACCAGTAGTCCTAAAATATATTTTTAATAATTTATACTCTTCGTCAATTCTGTCGTGTAGTTCTTCAATGTTTTCTAAAATTTCTGAATAATCGTTTATTGAAAATCCAGCCTTTCCGCTTTTTTTAAAATTTTTACTAATACTAAATCTAAATTGCTCCCTATCATCATATCGATATGCCTTATGATCTGGTAAACTACCATAGGAAACGATATAGTCTTTATCTTCTAAGTCTATAGCAAAGTTCCGTAAATCTTCTTGAGTGATCATAGGATATATATTAATCCTATTTTTCCATATATGGCTCGCAAATGTTCCAAATTTCAGACATTTCCATTTCCATCTCTTTGAATTTGAAGGAAATGTTTAATAGTTTTTTGGCCAACTGTTTACGATTTCTACCCATATCTCCCTCAGAGTCGGTTTCAAATTTTTTGGATAGAGCATTGAATAGTTCAATTAGTGAATCATATCGAAGATTGCCTATTTTTTCTGCAAGTTCTGGATTGGATATTCCATTAACTGTTTCTAGATGATGTGAACAAGTTTTCATAGTTAGTTTATTATTTCGGAAATTCGTTTATCTCTTCTAGTTTTAGTGGTTCCTTCAAATTTTGGAAACATATTCTCACCAACTTCAAGTAGTGTTTCTAATTTTCTTTTTATAGTATATCCATCTGGATGATCTGTTTTTTGTAGAAGTCTATTTTTATAAGAATAATAATAAAATCCATCTTCTTCTTCACATTTAATTTCTTTAAAAACAGCGCTGACCCAACAATCATAAAAATTCCAATTGACATCATTATCAGGAGCAATTATACCAACTATGAGTATAATGGCTAGACAAAATAGGGATATGGTTATACCAATTGTTGGTAAAGTGCTTAAATCAGTGTATACCAATTGATCATTTACTAATTTTTGTGGGGTTTTAAATTCTTTTACAGAATAAGAATTTTCAGATTGATAGACATAGGCAAATTTACCATTATTTTGGAAAGATGTAATTGGTTTTACACTGTAAATTTCATCTATATTTAGATAGCAAATATAGGACAGAATCGATAATGATGATATTAAAACTATCTTATATCTATTTGACTTGATTACGAGACTAATAAATCTAAATATTTTTTTCATGCTCTATTATTAATATATAAATATAAGATGTTTATTTTAAATTACAAAAGTTTCAGTGAAAATAGTTCTATTCTAGAAAGGGGTCGTATATACACAACCAATTTGACACAGGTTAGAAAGATGGATAAAATTGACAAAGAAGAAATTGAATATATTTTACAGGATATAAGGGATGATTTTCCGTATTTAAATTTTGAAATTCTTTATACACCAGAAAAAATTGTTGTCAATTCAAAGGATATAGAAGTCCCAATTCTTCAATATTTAATCGATAGAGATTTAAAACATATTCAGAAGGGTATTAGAAATTCTATTATTGGAAAATTTGCTCAAAAAATTAAATCAAGTAAAACAATATCAGATCTACATAAAAAATTGGATCCATATATTAATGAAATAGAGGACAGACTAAAAGATATCGGACTTTCTATTAGTTTTCAAATAAAGGATTTTGCTCCAGAGACTTCCTGGGCAGCCAACGGACCTGTTGATGTCATAAAAATTAGACTTCATATATGGTAATTAAAAAATTTAATGACTTTTTAGATGATGATACTTTATATATTTTTGATTTAGATGATACTCTAACAAAGAGTCCAAATTTTGAGGATTTAGCTATTGAATTGTTGAAAGAGTCAAAAAAAGTGGAAGAGCTTTTAGACAAATCTGTTAAATTGATTAATGTAAATAAAAAAGATTTGAAGTGGGAACATGGTAGAATCTATATTCCTGATCCAAATCATGAAATAAAACCAAAGGGAAACTGGGTTCGTAAAAAAACAAGAGTATATTTAACCTCACCAGATGGTTTTCATTATACCAATGATAGTTTGCCTGTTAGTCTAAAACCACTTTCAGAATTATATAGAAAGGTTAAAAATAAAGCAATTGTTACTGGAAGAGTGGATGTTATTAAGGAAAAGTTGGAAAAGAGATTAAAAGAACTTGGTCTGGAACTACCAAATTGTGGGTTTTATTGCTATCCTCAAAGAAATGAAATATCAGAAAGAGTGGCTGCTTGGAAATCTAGAGTGGTGGTGGATATAATAAAAAAAGGAAAATTTAAGTCAGCTAAATTTTTTGATGATAATAAAAGATGGGTTCGAGCTGTTGATCTTTCTGTAAAAGAACATCTTCCAAATATTGAATGGGAATCTAAGATTGTTCGTTGATGCTACAAATTTTAGTAAGTTCTTTGGATATATTCTCGTCTATACTTCTTATGGTCTCTGCGTATTCTAGTCTAATATTTAAGAGATCTTGTAAAGAGTTTACATCCTTATCCTTTAAATACAGAGATAGAAATTGATCATTTAAATAATTAAAATATTGATTGGTTTCACGAACATGATTATAGATATAATCAAATTGGTTCCTTACTATTTCATAATTGCTCATAATTCAGCTTCTAATTTTTTAATTTCATTTTGAATTTTCTTCAACTCATCTTTTTTCTGCATCATTATCTTTTTATTCTTCTTTCTATCTGCATAAACATCCTCCAACATTCTTAGTGTTGGTGATAATCTCTTTTCAAAAACTACACCATTTACACAAACCACATGCATAGTTGGATCAATAATTGTTCCATTGTCACACATATTTTTGTTTACTGGATGTTGAATTCCTACAAATGTTTCTGGAGCAATGAAAAATTGTCTTTGAGTGGTTGGATATAACGATGCAAAGTCGTAAGTTACACACCAACGATTCATTCCAACTACTGGATCTTTTACCCACCCACCAGCAATAGTTGAGTCACCATTTTGCCTTGTTTCATCTTTGAATAAAACGATATTTTCTTGTTCTCTAAATCTATTTCTCAAAACTCCTTCGGTGATTGCAAGAGATCCTAAAGCATTATTCATTTGAGAAACAACATCAGTTATTCTTATTCTAGCCAGTGATGAGATAGCGTATATAATAGAAATATAATTTCTAGACTCATGTATTTTTTGCACAAGTACTGAGTCAACTGCGTTATAGTACATGAAGGTCTCAAAATCATCTTCATATAATTTTTGTAAACTTCCTGTATATTTTATTTTCTCAACTCCAACTAATTTATTTGCCACATAGTCTAAAGATGATGACTCTTTTACTTTAATAGAAGTATCACACACTTCATATAGCTGCATATAGTCAAATATCATTCTGTGTGCTGGTATTTCAAATTTGGTCGACCAAATTTTATTTAATCTTTTTGTTAGTGATGAGACTGCTGGATCTATGGTGACTTGTCTACCATTTACCCATTTTGCAGGAAGTTTTCTAGATCTATTTACTAGGTATAGCCAGTCATATCCAAGGAAGTTCCATCCAGTAAGTAATGGCATTTTCGGAACCATTTTATTAAAAAAAGCATGAAGCATATCAAATTCATCATCATATTTAACATACTTAAATTTATAATTAGCATTGAATTTTTCGAAATATTTATTAGTATTCACCCGAATCCTTTCTTGCATATCTTCTGGCATATCTTTTAGTCCAAGAAGAATGATTTTATCTTCATAAACAATAGATATGGACAGAACTCTAGTTGGTGCAGATTCTGCGTCAGGAAACCCATCAATAATTTCAGTTTCGATATCTATAAAATAAATATCTGGGGTATTAAATTGAAAAATTTCACTTTTTTCATGTTCAGGAAGTTGATCTAAAAACTCATAAGTTGCATATCTATCTGGATGTGAAACTTCTACCTGTTTAACATGTTTGTTGTCCCAAGATTTATAGGTCGGGTGTTTTTGGGGATCATCATCTGGGCATGTTTCATATTTCATAGGATTTTCCCATGAAAAATGTTTCAATTTTATTCCACCAGTTGGATCCACATAGGAAACTACTAATTTTTTAGTATGACTTAAATATTGCGTATCAATGAGCACTTTTTTTATATTCTATAATAACTAGATAGTTTTTGTCTTAAAAATTTTAATATATAAAATATGATGCAATTGGACCGTTATTTTGATTTTTTAAATGAATCTAAAGTTGTTTATTCTAGTGAGTTTGTGGATATTTTGACGAAGATGAAAAAGCATTCTAAAGTGGCAAAAGATCTTTTAAATTTATCTGGAAGAGAAATGGATTTGGTTCATAACTATATTGATATTTGTCCTGGAAAGGATGATACTATCCTATACATTCCAGATAATAAAGTCAAACCAGAACAATTGGATAAATATGAAATTGTTAATAGGGGTAGATGTCATGTTAGATCAAATCGTATTTTTAGATTTGCTGGACTATCCGAAGACCATATACCTTGTCCTCCGCTTGGAACATTATGTGTTTTACACAAAATATTTAGCTTGACTGATTTAAGAACAGTGACTAGAGATATTGAAAGGCCCGTGGCTTGGTTTAAGACTTTAGAAGGATACAACTTTTTTATGAGTATCCATCCAACCAATAGAGATCAGGGGGTTGTTGGTGCATATGATTTGGAAGGTGCTGGTGTTCGGAAATTTCCATTTCCGGTGGGCATAAAACCTTCTGAATTTAAGGTGGGTAGATTTGCTAAAAGAATTCTAGCAACTGTTGGAATTGAAGTTTCTGATAAAGAGGTAGAATCATTTGTCAATCAATATAAATCTGAAATTGCTAAATTAAATGATGTATTTAGAAATTTAAAATTAGTGGAAGGTGAGGAAATTCGTAAATGGTATCATGAACTTAAATATAGACCAGGAACTGGGACATTAAATGGATCTTGTATGAGATATCCAAAGTGTCAGCCATTTTTTGATATCTATGTTTTAAATCCAGATAAATGTAAGATGTTGATTTTGTTAGATGATGTAAATCCAGAATTAATTGTAGGAAGAGCACTTATTTGGAAATTGGAAGACGGAACCACCTTTATGGATAGAATCTATTACATCAAAGATGCTACAGTGAATGTTTTTAAGGATTATGCTATTTCTATGGGATGGAAATACAAATTAGATCAAAATAACCAGGCAAATTCTCCAGTGATGTTGGGTGATAAAAAATGTGATGATCAAAAACTTGAAGTAAAGCTAAAACTAATTAATTATAGATATTTTCCTTATATGGATACAATTAAATTTTTAGATAGATTTAAGGACCATGTTTTAATAACAAATCATAAAGGTAGATATGTGTTAGAACAAACCAATGGTGGTGGTGCTGGTAGATGTGAGGAATGTGGAGGATCTGGAAGAGTGACCTGTGGGCACTGTGGTGGAGATTGTGATATTACTTGTTATGATTGTGATGGGGATGGTGAAACAACTTGTAGAAAATGTCGTGGAGGAGGAACAATAGATTGTGATAAATGCTCTGGTGATGGTGAAAGAGAATGTTCAACTTGTACAGGAACTGGAATACATGATGGTAAAGAATGTACTGATTGTGGTGCTAAGGGTGTTGTAAAATGTGAGGCTTGTGCTGGTAAAGGAAATATAGAGTGTTCTTCTTGTGATGGAAACGGAAATGTTTCTTGTAGAAGATGTCGTGGTAATGGAAGAATAGAATGTGACGAGTGTGAGGGAAATGGTGATGTTTCTTGTCCAGAATGTTCTTAAACTTTAATGTGTTTGACTACACCATTTTCATCTGGATTTCCCCATTTTCTGTTTTTAATTATTTCAAATTTTTCAGATATAGCATTGCAACAGTCAGTATAACTCATTCCATCAGCATTGGCTGCTCCAAATAGTAAAAGAAAACAATCTGCAAATTCTAATCTTCTTTCTGAATTTTTTGTTTCTAAATCCTGAATCAGTTCTCCTACCTCTTCTTTTAAGTGGTGTATTTTTGAAAGAGCATTTGCTTTTGGAAATGTCTTATCTTGCCAAATAGTAATTTCATTAAATTGTTTTTCTGTCATATATCTATATCAAAATATTCTATATTTTCATTTGTTCTTTGATTGGTGAATGTTAAATCACTTCTTTTTATAATTTCTTCTTCAAAATGAAAGGATGTTTTAAATAATTTTCTTAAAAATGGAATTTCGTTGGAATAGTTTACATAATCAGAATCTACCAATAGACAAATTATTTTTCTATCATCTTCCTGATTATATCCTACAATTTGACCTTCGTGATCTTTTTGTAATCCCTTTTTTCCATAACAAACAAATTTTGTGGTTATTTTTTCACCAGGTGCCCATTTATATTCCATCACCAAATCATCATTTGGTTCTATATTTAAAAATTCATTTTCTACATAAAGTCTAATCCAAAAATATACTTTCTGTTTTTCGGTTATTTCAATTGAAATTTCTTTACTAACATTGTTTGTTAGATTTTCAGTATTAATATCTTGTACCTGTTCTTTTATTCTTTCATATAAAGTATCACTCATTTTATTAAAATTATTTTTTAGTTAGATAGAGGCATTTTCACTGTTGGTGAAGATTCATATCCTTCTATTTTTATATCTTCATAAGTTATATCAAAAATTCCTTTTTTGTTAATAGAAATTTTCGGAAGTTTAAAAGTTTTTTGTTCTAATTGTTTTTTAACTCCTTCTATTTGATTTAGATAGATATGACAGTCTCCACCAGAAAATACTAAAGTTTCTGGGATCATGTTCACTTCCTGTGCAAGCAGATGTAAAAGTATTCCGTAAGAGGCTATATTGTAAGGCAATCCTAATGGAACATCAACACTTCGTTGAATCCATTTCAAACTTAATTTTCTTTTTGGATATCCTTGATTATCTAAAAATTCATCTGTAATATCCTCACCAAAAGAGATATGCTTTTTATGAAACTTACACCATTCTTTGATTCTTTCTTCTAAATCCATTTCTCTGGTGTAACATTGAAATCCATAATGACAGGGTGGTAAGGTCATTTGATCAATTTCAGAAACATTCCAAGCTAATACCATTAGTCTTCTTGAATCCGGATTGTTTTTTAAATCATTGATTAGATTTTTAATTTGATCAATTCCTTTTATTTTCCATTTTAACATACTTTGTCCTGAGAATTTTGGATCCTCGACCTCTGTTTTTTCCCAAACAAATTCATTCCATTCTCTCCATTGTTTTCCATAAACTGGTCCCAAATTTCCCCATTTTTTAGAAAATTTTTCATTTGTTTTTATCCTTTCTACAAATTCTTCTTTAGTAAGCGGTGTTAAATTTTCTGGACTAGAAAAATCCATATCCAGATGACTCTGCCAACCCATTATATCACCACATTTAAAACCTTCAATAAGCTTTCCTGTTTGCTTAAAATATTTTTTATAAGCATCCCCATCCCAAATATGACAATCGTTATCAATCAAGTATTTAATATTGGTGTCTCCTTTTAGAAACCATATAAGCTCAACAATAACTCCCTTTAAATACATTTTTTTGGATGTTAGAAGTGGAAATCCTTCTGACATATTAAATTTCATGGTATAGTCAAATATTGATTTGGTTCCGGTTCCGGTTCTATCTTTTTTTACAACACCGTTTGTTAAAATTTCATTAATTAGCTCAAAATATTGCTTATCTACATTATTCATTTTAAAATATCTTTTAATTTTTTATCTCTTTCAAATACAGGAAAGTCTTTGGTTATTCTTGAATATCCACAGTCATCACATTGTTCAATTTCAGCTTCATAGAAAGGTAGTTTCCTTTTATTTAGGTGTTGGCAATTTCTTTCTTTTAATATTTTGTAAAAATGATCGTAAATTATTTTCTTATCAGAAGAGGTAATGGATTCCCACCAAGATTCTATTTTTTTAGAGTCTTCTATTCTTGATTGTATTGATTCTTCTTGTGTTAAAACTCTCACCATATACGATTTTATGTCATATATGGTGATAAGTTTTAAAGTCCGTAGAACTTAATACAATCTAAAATGTATTTAGAGTGTTTAAGATTTTCATCATTTGGAAGACCAGTTTTATTGGCTTTTCCAAGAGTTAGGTGAAAATTAAAGTAGGGTGTTGGTGTTAGACCCATAGCAGAACGAATATTTTCTGCATCTTTTGAGTATATTTTGATCCACCAGTGATCACCGTTTGTCCGAATTTCAGATGGTTCGTAGTATAATTTAATTTCTTTTCCGTGGAAAAATTCACGAGCTTCTTTGTAGATATCATTATCCACAATATCTGAAATAATAGTGACATGTGCTCCTCTTAGAGGACGAACTAGTTCAAGTCCAAATCTTCTTTCTAAGAGCCATGCGTAGTATAAGTGCATATCACCATCTAATTTTGCAATAGCAACATGTTTCCATGACGAATGAGCTTTGTGCTTTTTCGTTACAATAGATGGATCAAAGTTTAGCTTTGCATTTATTTCAAACATAGATGCAAATATACTAAAAAATTTTTTTAATATATAAAACTATGAAACATTTGAGATATTTTGAAAGTTCCACATCAATGGAAGAAATTTCGGAAGATGATTTCTATTCTAATAGAAAAAGTTCAAATCCATCTATTTTAACAGAGAAAGAATCCTTGGATGTTACTAAAATATTCAATAAGTATGATGATGGTACTGGATATATAAGATATTTTTTAATTCCTGGTGTTGATCGACAAGAAGATGGGTATGAAACATCAAATAATATGGATATACAGTGTAGTGACGGTAGATATTGTATTGGTCAAATTGACATATATAAAATGAAACCAAAATATTTAAATGTATATTTTATTCATTTCAGTGGATCTTATCACCCAAATGGTGATTTATATTTCAGAACCACACACTTTGATGATATACTATCTTGTATGGATAAAGGATTGAAAATATCTAAAAAATATTGGAGTAAACAAAATTAAATTGTTATCTCACCAGTTGTTGGCTCAGCAGTTGGTACCACCGGTGTTGGTATATAGAAAATGCTTTCAAAACTACCATCACGAATTGGAGCCTCACCAACTGGATACCCACTAACATTTCCATTAGCTGCTCTCAAAACATGATAATTTCTTGTTTGTAGATTTGCTCCACAATGAAGAGTTTTCTTTTTTTTATCCATTAAATAGAATGAATCAACATATGGATAATTTGTGAAATCACATTTATCTAATTGTATTGTTTTTTCCTCACCGTGCATGTCTATTGTCTTATATCCGAGCTCTTTTATTTTATCGGTTAGGTAGTTAAATAACCATTCATGTGTAAAATAAACTCTATCGATAAATTTTTCTCCTTTTTTATCTATCCATACCAATCCCCTTGCTGCTATTTTATTATTTAAAGATATGGTGGCAAGTCCTATTTGCTTTGGATTTTCAGTGTATAGTTTAAGCCAATCTCCATGATTTGTCATGCAAGATTTGTGTAGAGTTCCAATTGGCGCTTCTAAATAGTTTTTTGGATCATATCCTTTCAAAATATCTTGTCCATATAAAAATTCAACTTTTAGTTGATCATTTGCTTGGAAAGAGACAAATTTATTGTGCATTTCCTCAATAAATTTGTCTGAATTTTCTATTGTTGAGGTAGATACGACTTCTTTAAATTTATCAGATACCCTTTTTAAGAATCTTCCAAACTTTAGTTCCATTTTTTTATTTGAATTGGAAAGTTGAATCATTCCAACCGATTTCGAGATAGAGAAGTCAGTAAATTCATCAAAAACACCAATTTTATGAATAAGGGCAGTGGATATAAAGTTCAAATCACTTATATTTAGAAATCTATCAAAGTCAGCTGATTTATTACAGGTTTCTTTTTTATCACAATTGATAAATTTACAAAGTCCTGTAACATTGTCAGTTAATTGACCATCTTTATAAAAAGAAACCCAAGAATAGACATATCCTAGTTTATCTGGTGAATGATCTCCATTGCACTGATTTTGACAAATATAAATTGTGTTTGGATTATCAGAAACATATATTCTAGCTGAATCAATATATTGACCACTTATAAAGCAGGTTATATAATCTCCCGTGGTGTATGTTTGTCCTTGTATATCTATACTTCGTGGCATTATTTATATTTTAAAATTAAAGATAAGAAAAATATTTTGATATATACTTAAAAATTATTTAAAATTTTATGGAACCAATCAAAAATCAAGTTCTTTCCAATGATGAAATGACTATGTTAAGAGAAAAATTTATTAATGAGTATGCTAAATCAAAAGGATGGAATCCGAAAGAATTAACAACTCAACAACTTCTTGAAATAACAACATCCAAACAATATAAGAACCCTGGACTAATTTTAGGTTAAGCGTAAATAATATCTACATCTTTCGAATAGACATCATCAATAGCTGGAATTACCTCACCAAGTGTTTTTCTAGCTGCTAGAAATTGTTTATCATCTCCAAACCAAATATAACATTCGTTTCCATTCCAAGAAAGTCCGGTAACATCCCAGTATTCTGATTTAGTGATTAACCAGTTGTAGATGAATTGTCTTTCCTCAGCAATTCTCTCATCTCTTAGATGACACTCATAAACATCCTTGTAATCTCTAACGAAAACATATATCGCATTTCTTGTTGGTTTATTACTATTATTGGAATAGTAAAGTGCCATAAATTCTTCCTCAGTCATTCTTGCTTCTGGAGTTCTTTCAGTTGGAAGTGATTCCCAATCAACCAAAACACTAGCTTTACATAATCGAACCAGGTGCTCCATATCTTGACATTCTTCGGTGGTATGTTCTTTGTAATATCCAACAGATATATTAGTACCTTCAGGCACGAGAGATACAAATTGTGCTGAATCAGTTACAATTCCAGTATCATCTGGCTTAAATTTAAAATTCTTTTCGTTTTTGTTAAATTGTTCAGACAAAGCATTTGCAAAGGAATCTGAACAACATCTTCCCCAAAGTTGATGTGTAATTACCGAATCAGTTCCCCTTCTATCAAAGGATATGCACCTTTTGATATTTTTATATTTAAAATTACTTGACAAAGCAGATGATCCTATACACCCACATTCTTCTCCTAAGAAGAAATAATATAATCCTGGAACCTTATTCTCTATCATATATAGAATAACAGTCATTCCTGATTTATCATCTGCTCCTAAAATTGTCTTACCGTCCGTAGCAATATATTTTCCATAGGTTCTATGTCTTACTGAATCTTGTTTAGAACAAGCAGTATCTAAATGACAAGTGAACATGGTTGTTGGGTCTGGATTTCCTATAATTAGGAAATAATTTCCGTGATCATCTTTTTGATATCCTTCTGGTAGGTAGTTTAATAATTGTGTCTCGGTTCTGTGTGGATAAGTTTTCCGAGTAAGTTGTAAAAATTTTCGTTTAATTCGCATTCGCAGAGTTTATTTAGCATACAAATATACGAATTAATTTAGAATTATCCTAATTTAAAATTTTCTTTTTTAACTTCAATTTCACCTAGTTCTGGATGCATAATAATTAGTCTAAGTCCAGAGGAATCTTCAATAGATTCACGATAGACTTTGAACTTATCACCTATTTTATAGGTATTTTTTCCATTTACATTAATTATTGAATCCTTGATTGCAATAATTTCATCACCTTGTTTAAATTTCGTCTCCATCTTCTTTAAATAGTTCTTCTAATTTTTTATCTCTTATGTATTCTAGTTTCAATTGCTTAATAGTTGTTTTCCAATTCTCAAATAAATTTGAAATTTCATATTCTTCCTCAGCTCTTGATCCAATGGTAATGCTACCATGCTTCATTCCAGCTACTGCTTTCCAAGCACTACTTGAATCTTTTGGCATCGATTTTGAAAAGATATAAAATGTGCAATTTTCTTTTTTCTTTAATCTACTTAAAAGAGAATCTCTGTTATCCGATAAGTCAATATCTGGAGTAATTTGTATGATAAATATAATTGGAATACTTGTTTGTTTTCTAACTCTTTGTTCATATTCTTTCATTCCTAAAAAAGTGCAAGATCTATAAATATCAATAATTAAATAGTCCACTCTAAATAGATTTTCAGATAATACTTTTTCAAAATCATCTATACCATGAAATTTCTTTTTAGCAGTTTGGGTCCAAGAATACAATCCAGAATCAAAACTATCATTGGATAATAAAAGAATATTTTTACCAGCAACATCTAGAAAACTAAATACTTTGGAACCACCAACTTGTATATCGTTTGGTGTTCCACTAATATAGTTTGTATCTTTAATATCTATCATGGCAAATTATATCAAATATACGAAACTTAGTTGAAATAGTGGAATATAAATAAAAATATTTCATAACAACTATGGCAGATACTGCTCAATCAACTCCAGTAAATTATCCAAAATCAAATACTAAAAATGGATTCTCTTTTACTTTTATAATTCCCTATCAACATAAAATGGATAGACTAATGAATCTAAAGAGAGTGGTGGAATGGGTGTCTGCTTTTCAAGGAGTGGAGATTATATTAGTTGAACAAGATAGAGTTCCAAGAATTAAAAACATATTTTTAAAAAACACACAATATTATTTTGTAAAATCGGAACTTCCTTTTAATAAAGCTCTTGCCATGAATGTTGGACTAAAGCATGCTCACTCACCGGTAATAGTTTTTGGAGATGCTGATATTATCATGGATCCTCAGCAATTTATAAATGGGTTGAGTTTAATTAATCAATACGAATGTGTTAGTCCATATAATAAAGTAATTGACCTTGAAGCAAATGAGGTTAATGGTGGTCTCGAATACTGGAAAACAATCAATAGACCTGGTCGTGGAGAAACAGATATTCAGAAAATTTGTTTGGCTGGGGGAATTATTATGTTTCGTAAAGATGCTGCTTTAAAGATTGGTGGGGCTTCACAAGAATTTCTTGGTTGGGGCGCAGAAGATGACCATTTAAGCTTTAAAATAAAAGGTCTTTTAAGTTGGTATGAGGCACCTGGAACTTGCTATCATTTGTATCATTCTAAGGTAGTGCCAGATATGACTTACTATCAAAGAAATTTACAACTTTTAAATAAGTTAGTTCAGATGAATAGAGATGAATTAATTAGATATGTTGCTGGAACTAGTAATAAAATTGGAATGTTGAACTATTATGATAGATAAATTATGTTGTTATAAAGAAATTGAACAGGATCATTCTGGACCTATGCAGATTCATTATGTAGAAACCCTGATGCAAAAAACAGTAAAAGAACTTAATGATATAAAATCAGAATTAAGAGGAGTAACTATTGGGTCTTTAATTGATGAGAATGATAAGTCTGAAATTTCTAAAATTTTAGAAAAACACGGATTTGATTCGATTGAAGAGTACCAAAGGGAAGTTGAGACTGGTGGTTGGGAAGAATCTTCTAATCCATTTTTAACACAACAAGGAATGCCAACAGGATCAACAATATCCGCTTTTTCTGGCAATGCTAGAACTATGGGGTTAAAGGTAAGAGCTCAAACTCTACATCCAAGAAAATTCAATAGTGTCAAGGATGTCGAAGATGAATTATTAAACATATTAATGTCCGAGTCTAAGAAAAATACCTTAAATCTATTTAAAAAAAATGGAGTTAATTTTGATATTGACTCATCTAAAATTCCAAATCAAATTGCAGGAATTCCATCTTCTTTGGAAAGAAAAGTGATGAGTAAAATAATCCATCTATCTAGCTTGATTGCTGTTGAAGGAAGAATTGGACCAGCTACACATATCTTAATTCATCCAAAATTAACTTTACAGTATAATAATATTAACACTGCTGGGTTTTCATTACTTACTTCTAGTAAAATTGAAAAAAATAGAGTTTATGTTTTTAGAAATTCGGACAATTCTAACAATAATCAAATATATGTTACCTATAATAAAACTTTAAATGAATATTATATTGGAATCACTAATGCAATTAAGAATAATTGTTTTACCTTTGAAATTATTTAATATATATTTGCATGATAAAGAACTATAAAATGTTTATAGAGTCATTGGAAATTGGAGATGATACCGATCACGGTAAAGTTTTGTGGGTAGATAAACCTTATAAAAATAAAGATGGATCCAATGCCGATCTTTTGGTTAAAATAAAACCATTTGACAATAAAGAATTTATTTGGGCAAGAGAATCAGAAATAACAAAATTAGAAAAAGATAAACCTATGGAAACACAAGAAATTACAAACAATTTAAAACCAGAAATCGAATTTTCTGATTTAATAAAATCCGACATACGAGCTTGTAGAGTCGAAAAAGTTGAAAGAGTTAAAGGAAAGGACAGACTTTTACTTTTAACGGTGGATACTGGATTTGACCAACGACCAATTGTTACCAATCTTGGTGGATCACATAAACCAGAAGAATTGGAAGGAAAAATATTTCCTTTTATTTTAAATTTAAAACCAACTAAAATTGCAGGGATTGAATCCAAAGGTATGATTTTTGCAGCTGATAAGGATGGTAAAACATTCCTCATGGAACTACAAATGCCTCTCGGATCAAGAATTATATGAAAAATTTAACACCATATATTGATTTTAATTCAGAGTTTTCTGATGAAGAGAAAATGAAAAGGATGTTAAGTGATGAAGATCATTATACCAACCTATTAAATATTCTAATGAATGATTTGAAAGGTAAATGGTATGAAAAAATTGGAAAATATTTGGTTGGTAAATTTGGAAAAAGACTACCAAATGATTACCATTGGGTAAAATGTGAAAAGAATGATGATTTTAGATTTGTTGGAATCGCTTTTATGACTGGTAGTTTAGGAAATCTCAGTTTAAATGCAGAAACCATGCAAAAACTATGGGGAAATCCAATATTTCATGATAATTTTGGAGAAGGTGGTTTGGAAGACTTTGAAGAAGATTCTAGTGGATATGCTTCTTATTTTAAAACCATTAATGGACTAAATTTCCATATTGGATATGATCATCGTGGAACTGGTGTCGAGGTAATGTCTATTTCTAATTTTTCACCAGCAACTCGTAAATATCCACCAGCAGAAGATGTTTTCAGTGCTTTAAAATTGTTGGTGGATGAGGTTGTTTATCTATATTAAAATTTAAAAATTAGTCTAAGTCCTTTATTTTCATATTGAAAATCCGACTCTTCAAATTTATATTCATCCAAAATTCGAATCATAAAATCTTTTAATAGTTCATAATTTTTTTCAGATTCTTCTGAATTGGTGGTGATATCATAGTCCTGATTTTCATAAAAAAGGAATTCGATTTCAAAGGTGGCTTCACATACTTCTAAATTCCACATTGAGTCAGGAATATTGTTTAATGATGTCACATTATTATAGTAATCATTTAGTATAAATTTATTATTTTCATCGATTAGTTTTAACATATATTCACCATGTCTATTCGCGTCTAGGTGTAACCAATATTCAATTCCCCCTGGTTTTCCTAATTCATCTGTAACAGAGTGCAAAGCATAGATAATATCTTCAACATCGGTTGTTTTTAGAAATTTATCAATTTTTTCTTTTAGAGATATTTTTGGATTAAGTATTTCTTTTTTCTTGAAAATATTTAAAAATTCTTCATAGGTTTTCATATTTTAAAAATTAATTTTACTAAAGAGTATCCATCATTATTATTTGGTTTCTCTATATCTAATTCAAATTTTTCAAAGTTTATCATATCACATATTCTTTCTCCACATTCTTTGATTATATTTGTTTTTTCCTTGTCTAGATGATTTGAAAGGAAATTTGTGGGTGAAAGATTGAAATTAACGGATTTTATTTTTTGAAAAAATGTCTGTCTATTGAATTCTTCGTTATATATATCTTTGGTTTTAAAGGAGATATTAAAGCTAAAGTCATCACCAACAAATATGTCTTGTGCCAGATCAACTAATTCTGATAATTTTTTAGGATCAGTACTCATTATTGAAATTGGTAGAAATCTATCATTTTTAATACTAAAATAGACAACACTATTATCAACCATTCCAGGAAAGGTGATATCATATTCAAATTGAAAATCTCTTTCCGGATCATTCATATCATTCATATTTTGTTGTTTCCTGCTAACCTTAATCTCATCTGTTATTTCTAACAAAACACTTTGTATATCCGAAACAGGAATTTCTAAAAGTTCAAGAAATTTTTTCCCATATTCTTTTTTTGGTTTTTCACCAACTCTAAACCCATATTCTCCCCTAAATCGATCTATGAACCCTTCATAGTGCTTATTAAATTTATTTTGAAGTGGCTTTCTTCTTATTTGTCTTGGCGTCATTTTTTCAAAAATTATAACCAATTTTCCCTGTCGTTTAACCTTTTTATATGTAAAGTAGTTATTCCTAACTAATATTTCTTCAATTCTATCAATATATTCTTTATATAAATCATTTTCTGTAAATTTATATAACCACATTTGAAAGGAAGAATTTTTTCTTTCTATTCTATCTGGATCTATTACAATTTCTATTTTTTTATCAAATTGGTATATTTCAACACCATATGACTCATCTTCTAAGATATAAGATAGTTCTTTTATTTCTTGAATAATATCAATAACTGATTCAAACATTTTAAATCTATCATATGTTTTAATTCTTGGCTCTGACCTTTCCATATTTAATTAAAAGTTTATAGAATTTTTCATATTCTTCTTCTGGATTTTCAACCTTTTTTGGAATCCACTTTTCGTTATTTAAATATTCTACAATCATTCCATTTTTTAAATCTTCTTTTTTTGAAATATTTTTGTAGGTATTAGCTTCTATAAAAGAGAAGGATTGAGCTCCTAAAATATAGGATGGTAAATTCGAATCTGTGTTGTAATTAATTAGAGTAAGTGGTTTTTCAGATCCATTTTTTGATATTTTTTTTACTAAACTATCTCCCATATATTTAACATTTAGACTATTTTCATTAAATACCTCCAATAGATGAATAGCATCTCTTCTAGTCTCATCATTTCCGGAATTTGGAAAAGCTATTATGCAATTTTCAAATTCTCCATTGTAATAGGATTTCATTTCTACAATATGATAATTCTTAGAATATAGATAGGATGAAATATTTCCAATGTTTTTGGAAGATATAATTAGATAAGATATACTTTTATCACCTAGGTTGAGCATATCTTATATATTAAGTTTATACTTCATTAAATTCCTCTAAAATAGCAGCATTGAAAATATCTTCAATATTTTTCTTGTGTGATCTTGGAACAATGATAGAGTCATGAACGGTTAATATTTTAACCTCTGGATATAAGTTCATAATTCTTCTGACAATGGTTCTAAAAATTAAATTAGATTCAGCTTTTTGTAGATGGTAGGCTAAAATTTTATAGTCATTATGCTCTTCTTTGTATAATTTAATAAAATTATGAATCGTTGGAAATAATTTTTTAAATTTCATATCTGCAGCAGAATTTTTCTGATTTCTGCCGAATAAAACTTTATAGGTAATTTCTTTTACTTCTTTTCTATCTTTTGTGTGCAAGTTATCCATTAAAAATTGATAATAATTTCCAGACAAAGTTAGTGTTTTAAATAAGTCATATTCCTCTTTAATAACCCAAGATGTTTTGGAATCCTTTATTAATTTAGTTAAAAATAATGGTTGTGAATTGTGTATATCAATTTCATCTGTTTCTTCTCCGTCAATTAAAAGGCAATTTTTACGAATAAATCCTTTTAAAATAGTAAAATTGGTATGCATTCTACCAAAGGTGTCAAAGTGGTAAAAAATATGATTCTCATTTATAGACTCAACTGAATATTTATTTCTGTTATAGATATCAATATCTTCTCTTTTTAGAGTGTCTAGATAGAAAATAGATCGTTCAAATTCTATTTGAACACTATATAAATCATCAATTAGCTTTTCACGAACATCTAGGGGTATGATATTTTTATCATCCATCTCGTATTCGGCTAGTTTATTTTTATATTTTTTAAGTAAAAATTTATCTTCATTTTTATATCGATAAATACTAGATCTTAAAATACTTGGATTGATGCCATATATTCTAGCATTTCTTCCCTTTTTATAGTTTTGTATGAGTTGAAATATATTATTTTCCACTAAATAATCGATATAGAAATTATATTGATATCCATATTTTTCTTTAAGGATGGTGGCTGATATGTTAAATCTATTTTCCTTTCTAAAATAATATCTAAGAAGCAGATTATGTACTATATCAATGATATAAGCTGATTTTAGCTTTTTTTCTTGGAAAATAAAGTGTTTTTCCTTAGAAAGTTGAACTAACTTTGCAGGCAAAAATTGTAAAGAAAATTTTTTGTCTTTATATTTTTTTACCTTTATAGGAGCTACAACAGTTTTGATCATGGAATAAATTAGTGTTCCATTTATATATTTTGAATCAAAATGGTTGGTAAGAATTTAAGGTTTTTTATTAATTTCTTCGAATGCAAAATACATTCTATTTCCAGTTCTAGAGACATATACATCTCTGTAACAGATGGCATACCCAAAACTACATATTCTCTCTAATAATTCATCCGTCATTTGAAAGATGTCAAACATGTCTGAATTTACATTTGGATCTTGTGACATACTTTCAGTTGATCTTGATATTCCTAACAGAAAATCACCTTTGGGTTTTGGATAAATCATTAAATGCGGCTTAATATGATTTCTATTAGAATCTCTATCCTTACTTAGTTCAATAGTATCGACACGAAACCCCTCAGAAATCAAATCAGCTGCCATATTTTTAAGATCATCTTCAATTTTTGAGTATTTGCTAGATTCATTAAATGGTTTGATATGTCTCATCTTTTACTAGTTGTATTTATTGTTACCTCCAGACAGTAATATAATTCACCATCTTCATAATCAGTACCATAGGTATCAAAGAAATTTTTGTCCCATTCTTTTAAATATTCCACACTTGGCAACTTATCTAATCTACACATTGGACTTGTGGATATATCAACAAATTGATAGATAATTTGGCTAATTTTATAATCTGTTTCTAAATGCTCATAGGCATCTTTAAAATCTTGTTCAATTTCTATGTATTGATTTAAATCTTTAAATTTTACTCTAACAGATTCAGCATCTTTTGCATAGGAACGATCTTCGACTTCTAATCCAAATTCATCCCCAATAGATTGGAAATAAATGGATAGTCCTTCGTGGACATTACTTTCGTTAAATTTCAATATTTTCATTAAACTATATATTAAATACCGAGAAGATATTTAATAGCAATCATTCTAATATATTTTGTTGGTGCTGGATATATTCTTCCTCTATTTGTTTTTTCAAATGTGGTAAAAATTCCTTCAAGGATATATTTTGAGGAGTTCTTCAATTTTTGATTTTCTGGATTTTTTGGCAACATACTTGTATATTGAGGAAATTTTATATTTTTGGATCAAATAATGATGATTCACTAATAGTTGGTGTTTTATGTGAGATTATATATGGCATCCAAACATATCCTGGATTATTTGGTTTGTTTCCAACTTTCATTTAAAAGCTCTTCTATTTTTTCTTTTCGACTGCGTAGATCTGGTGATTGATCACCTATAATCATAAAATTACCATATCCTTTTCTAGAAGATTTGTTAATATGTTTAGAAGCTTTAATTAGTTTACTGATTAGCCTCCTTTGATCCAAGCTTTTCATCTGGAATTTCCATTTTTTTATCAGGAATACCACCTTTCTTTTTCTTGTTAGATCCAGCATTTTCTAAATCTTGCAGAACATCCGGGTAGACCTCCCCAGCACCATCCTTATCATATTCAATGGAGAAAAATTCTCCAAAATCCACTAATCCAGATTTTGTTAGTTCCATTTCATGCATTTTTTTCAAATACATATCAATGGTTCTAGATATCTTATCCACAAAATCGTTAAATAGATTTAAAGTTCCCTCTGTAAATACCCCAACTGGCTTTTTCTTTTTCTTATTAAATGATCCAAGTATAATTTTAAAAATATATTCAATTTTTGGATCATCTCCAATAAATTCTTTAGTTAGTTTATTGGTAATTAATTCCCTATTGATTTTAAATTTATCTTTATCAAAAAATTCCGGAACAACAAAATCAAAAGCAATTAAATCATGTTTAACTTCAGAAACATAGATGTTAAATAATTTACAAATTAAGTAAATATAAATTTCATCTTTTTTAGTTCCTTTTAATTTTATATCTTCAAGTCCAATAGATTGGCAAAATGTTAAGAAATTAAATAATATTAAACTATAAATTTCAATAAATTCGGTTGAATTGGTATCGGATATTCTTTTGTAAAGTGGGTTTAATAGTTCGAAACTAATTTCCTTATCTTTTATTTTAACGACCAATTTTTCCAAATTATTTTGAAACTCATCATCTTTCATCAAAAATGAATTAGTGGATAGTGGATTTAAAATTTTGTAGAAAAAATAAGCAAAGGAAGATTCACCAAAAACATATTCTAGATCTTTTTCTGAAGTGTGTATAAAATACTTTATAGCCTCAATTGCTCTTTGATCTAATTTTCCCTGGAAAACAATGGGTAACATATCTACATTAAATAACCTTGAATATTCATCCAATTCTTCTGCTGAATAGTTATATTTATTTCCCTTGCAGATAGATGACAAGACTAGTCCATTTTTAGGCATTCTTGAGTAAGTAATATTTGCTGGTTGGTTATCCGGAAAATACTCAAAACAAAACCACCAGTTTTTATTTAATAGTCCTTTGACCCTAGTATCTAGTGTATTTAGATAGTTTATTGCTGGATTGTAATAGTTCTGCATAGCTAGGTCAATCATATTAATCTTTTCAGAAGATATAGATTTTGGTTTTATAGAAAATTCTTTTCCATTCCAGTTGACCCAAATTTTTGATCCCTGAACATCTTCATAAACTATAATATCACTCCCAAAGATTTCTTCTAAGGTTTTTTGATCGTCTAATCCGTTTAATGTAGCTAGTTTTCCCATGTCTTGACTATTATACTCCACCATCTTATTTTGTTTTTATGACACATATTTTAAAATGTGGTTTTAATATATATAAAAAAGTGTTTCTATAAAATGCGTTTAAAAAAATTCTTTGAATTTAAAGAATCTGACCTAGATCCAATCAAATCTTTTCATTTAAAAGATGAGTTAAATCCAAAACTATGGACAGACTTTGAATTGGATAGAGGAGTGCATAAAAATTTGGTAAAAATTGCTACTGACTTTTATGATTCTTTAGAATTGAAGGGAAAAATTAAAGATATTATTCTAACAGGATCACTTTGTAATTATAATTGGTCTGAAAAGTATTCAGATTATGATTTACACATTTTGGTGAACTTTTCTGATATTTCAGATGATTTGATTTTAGTTAAAAAGTTTGTAGATGCTGCAAAAACTATTTGGAATAAAGAACATAATATCAAACTAAAGGGATATGAGGTAGAAATTTATATTCAAGACGAAAAGGAAAAACATAGATCAACTGGTGTGTATTCTCTTTTAAATGATAAATGGAAAGTAAAACCAAATAAGGAAAAATTCGAAATTGATGAAGATTTAATTGCTAAAAAAGCAGAATCTATTATGTTATCTATTGATGATCTAGAAAAAGAGTCAAAAGAAGATTTGCCTTACACAACATTCAAAGGACATGTTAAAAAGGTTTGGGAAAAAATAAAGAAAATGCGTTTAGAAGCATTAGATGAAGGCGGTGAATATTCAACTGGTAATTTAGTTTTCAAATTATTAAGAAGAAATGGGTACATTGAAAAGATTATGATCATGAAGAAAAATGCCTATGAAAAGCAATTTACTTTGAATGAGGGAATTTTGGATTGGTTCAAAGATTCTGAGGAAGATGCAATGGGAAAACAAATACTGAAGAAGTTGGATGATGTTGATCCGGAAGATATTGAAATGACAAAGGATAATGGTAATTGGATCCTATTCGCAAAACTTGGTAATAATCTAATAAGAATAGAAAGATCTGTGCATTATGGTGCAAGACATATGCATTCAAATCACAATATTACCATAAATGATTCGGAATTACCTTGTTCATCATCTATAAAGGCAAAAATATATAGTAAGTTAGTAACCATGTATAATGATGAGAAAAAAAGACAAAATATCCAAAAAATATCAACTGACTTGAATATATGAAATATCTAAAAAAATATGATGAAGGCTTTATTGATTGGATCACTAATAAGTTCAAAAAAGAAGAACCAGAAGACACTGATACAGATGATAATAAAATAGCTAAAGGTATTATTAAAACTATTATTCCATCTATTGATCCGGATAATATTGAATTTGTTGAAGCAACCTATGATAATGGGAATAAGAATTCCATCAATGTTAAATTAGGAGGTGGTAGCAATTTATACTTAACGAAATATTATTCAAATTATGCTTTAAAAGTTGATGATGATGAAATTTTATGTGATGATGGTGATTATAAAGATAAGTCCGGTAAGGTTACAAGAACCAATTATAAAAGGGTTATCTATGAACAATTACTTAAAAAGTATAAAGACGAGCAAGCAAGAGTTCGTTTTCAAAGAATTAGTACCAATGTTGGATTATGAAACATTTAAGAAGAATAAATGAGGATGTCATTACAAGTGATGAGAAAGAGGAATTGAAAAACATCTCAACTGATTTAATTGATATGGGATTTAATATGCAAATTGTTGAGGAGGATCAAAATTTTGTCCAATCTGTTAGATCACATTCTATTTATTATAATAAAAGAGTAGATTTTAGAAAAAGATTTGGAAGTAAAAGCTCATTTAACTCTAGGTACCAATTTGTCCCAATTGATGATATGGTTAATAACATTGAGGAATATGGAGATTTTGTAAAGGAATTGTCTACCATTCTTCCAGAAATAATTTTAAGAATAAAAGATTTAGGATTTAATATTGTACATTTATCTTACTATTTAAATGATATACTTGGTGGAAGTGGTTTTAAGACAGACTATGTTATAACAATCAAAATCAAAAAAGAATATATATCTAAATGAGAAAATTTTCACAAATAAATGAAAAAACAAATCCTTGGTATGCCAAAGGGCAGATCATTGCTTGTTTCAAAAGTGATGTGGATGATAAAGTTGTTGATTATTTTCTAAAAAAACTAAAATTAAAAAGAAGAGATTACCATTTTTCTATTGAACCTGGAATGGAAATGACGGATTCCTATATCATTGATGTTCCCCAAGGAGAAGAAGATAAATATATTAAATTATTACAATCTAATTTAAAAGACGAAATTGAATGGGTAGATAGAAGAAATTTAAAATTTGAATTGAGAGCATATACTTCCTCATTTTGCGCTAAAGAACTTCAATCTCTATCAGAAGATACAGAAATTTCTGATCAAGAATGGAAAGAAAGAAGTGAAAAAGTAATTGATATTTTAAAAATGATTGCTGTTGAGGATTATACCTTGCTTCGAGGAACTTATAAAGAATTTGATAAGAAATTTAACGAATTGTAACTTTAATATATACTTATTATGATAAAACTATCTGAAATAGAACAAACATTTAAAGACATTTTTGAAGCTGAAGAGGGACTTGTCCAATCGGTTGAAACTACTTATGAGCAATCTAAAAATAAAGAATTTTTTAAATTAGTTATCTCTCTACACGGACTTCAATTAAGTGATAACACGATTATACATACTAAATTTATTTTTAAAACCGATTTGGGAAAAACACACATCACCAGTGATTCTTTTATTTACTTATATGATATCAATTGTATGTACCATAAAGTGGAATTTGATTCAGTAATTGATATGAAGAAAAAGGTTCAAGATATAGTGGAATCCATTGATTTTGGAACTGATATTCAAATTTTATCAGATTTTATTGAGGCACCAGCATCTTTTTTAAATTATTATATGAGAAAAAATGGAATTACAGATTATTCTGTATTTGATGTAAAATATGAACCTAAATTTAAAACCACTCCTTGTGATAAAACCACCTTTGATTTTGAAATAGATATTAATGATAATTATAAATTTGATTTATCTATAAGAAAGACTGAAAGTGATGAACCAGATGAGCCAAACGCTTATCAATTCCAATTCAAATTTATGGATGAGGTGGAAACTGTTGAAACGGACACTCTAAAGAATATTCACTATTTTATCGGTTCTAATATTGCTCGAATGTTGGATGAAAAATTAAAATCTTAATCTATGAAAATTAGGAAATTTAATGAGGGAATCGAGCCTGGTCATATGACTCTTCAATATTTATTTGATTCTGCCGATCAAATTGTTGGAATAAATTTGGATAACGAAAGAAGTTTAAAGTGGTTAGAAGAACATCATAATTTGGAAAATGATTTTACTTTTTCAGATCACTCATTACAAAAATTTGATGGTGGATATTTTATTTGGCCCGCAAATAATTTTAATTGGGGATTTTTATTTGTATATGTTGGTGATAGTGATACTCCAAAGGCAATTATATATGTTGGTGAGCTCTTTAATCCATTTGCTTTTAAGAACATGATAATTTGCCCTGGTAGAGATTATGTTGTTGCTTATGATTGGCAGACTGGAGAATACAAAAAACATGCAATTAGATGAGAATTTTGAAATTTAATGAAGGACTAGAACCACACCACGCAACTTATGGGTATTTATTTAACGCTTGTAAAGTGACAAATGTAGATCAAAAAGAGTATTTTGAAGGAAAATGGAAAACACATGATTATGATGACGAATTTGTTTTTAATGAGAAATATCAATTGCAGAAAATAAAAGACGGATATATTATTGAAAAGGATGGCTTAATTTTTGTTTTCAATGGGGATTCTGAAACTCCAGATGCCATATTTCATCAGCTTTACGAACAGCACGGACATACCGAATTTGAAAATATGTTAGTGTTTTATGGACATGAAAATATATTGATGTACAATAGAGAAGCCAATACTTTTAAAAAAATACGCACAAGATGAGAATTAAAAGATTCAATGAAAAGATAGAAACTGGACATGCTACTATTGGAGATGTTATTGGCGCTGCAGATTTAATTGTTGGGTTTTCCGAAAATGAATACAGAGATATATTTGATGATGATTTTACATTTGATAACACTAATCTATATACATTTGATGGTGGATATTGTATTTGGTTTTATGATCCAAATGTTGGGAGATATATGAATATTGATAAAACCCATCCACTAACTGATTTAGTTTTTATTTATAGAAATGATGACGAATTTCCAACAGCCATATTTAGAGTAAATGAATTAAGTGCAATTAATCATTTTAATAAAACACTAACCATGATTGGAAGAGAAGTTGCTAGATTCTATGATGTGAATACTTGGCAGAATAGAGATGAAATAACCTTTTAAACTATGAAATTAAAACTATTTGAAAGCTTTTATTCTTTAGATAAAGTAACCATTAGAGAACTTATTCAGGATATCATTGATGACTATGATTGTGAAGTTATTTTAAACGAATATGGAGGAAAAAACACATCTATTGATAAAGGAGTTAGATTAGATCTATATTGGGAATATAATTATCCAAAAGAATTTGGGCAAGAAATTATGGATGAAATAATTGAAAAGTTAGAAGACTGTGGTTATGAGTTGAATACTTGGTTCTGCTACCCAAGTGAATTGCATGGTAAATTTAAATGTGAGTATGCTACAATGGGTAAGATGTCATCTACACTTGCTATTTACGAGAAATAATATATAATCTATGCGATTAAAATTATTTGAAAATTTTGACCAAATATCGACCAAAGAAGATGTAAAGGAAATTTTACAAGATATCATTGATGATTATGATTGTGAAGTAATATTTACCGATGCTAATAGTTTTGGAAATTTATATGCATTTGATTTGGAACATATTTTTAGATACAAACCAATAAACGATACTCCAAGATATTTAAGAATTGATTCTATATTTAACAATGATGATGAGGGCAATTCTGGTTTAGATAATTTTAGGTTGGAGACAATAGAAAGGCTAAAGGATTATAATTTTAAAGTATTTAAAGATGAGAAAAATTATGATGTTTTTGAATATGGTTCGTCCATAGAAAGATTTGGAAAACTTGCAAATAAAATCTCTTCTTATATTGTTATAGAATTAAAAAATTGATATTTAAAAACCAATATATAGAATATGTCAAATTATAAACATAACACACCGACCTTTAATACCGATAGAAAAGTTGCTAATTTTAATGATTTTGTTTCTAATCTTCCAAGTGAATTAGAAGAACTTAAAAAAGTTAAAAGAAGTTTCCGTCATGAGCAAGGTGAAGTGGGAAATATTCCAAATAAATCAAAATATAAATACAATAAGGTAACTCATAAAAATGATGAACTTTCTAAGGATATGATTCAAGATAAAATTGATGCTATTGAGGAGGAGGAAATAAAAGAATCTGTTGAAAACTTAGTTGGTAAAAATTGCAAATTTGGTTTGAGAAGAGGCACGGATAAAATTTATCATGGAAAAATAACCAGTGTTAATGGTGATATTCTTACAATATGCCAAAATGAAAAATCCGTATGGGGACATAAAGGCGGTGGCGTTTTTAGAAAAAAAGAAGATGTTGAAATTTTAAATGATTAAAATAACTTTCCTCAAAAAGAAAATTGGTAAAAAATCTATAAAGTCTGTTAAGCAGGCTAAGTCTTCTAAATATAGATACATTAAGAAGTCTTAATAATCTCTCCTGTTTTTGGGTTATAGTTTAATATAAGCAATTCCATTCCTTTTGTTTGAACACCCTTATCTTTAGAATTATTACCACCTTGTGCTGAGCTTCTAAATACTTCTTTTTCTAACCATATATACTTATCTTTAGGGAGTAGCTCTTCTAATAATGGAAAATAATAATAACTCAAACTCCATTTTGATTTACAATTTTTAATCAGCTCCAATAATCTTCGGTGCGAGGCAGGTCCAAACATACCTTCTTTATCAGCACCATACCAAAATAATCTTTTTGCATCATCTTCACCATTAACATCTGGTCGAAAATATGGTGGATCTAAATAAATATATGTTGATTCTGAATCATATTTTTTAATTAATTCTTCAAAATCAATATTGCAAAATTCTTTTATGGATTTTAATTTGTTGGTATATATTCCTTTCTCTAATTTATTAATCAAAACCTCCAATTTTAGTCTATCTTTATCCTTTTTATACCCATTAAATCCGGCTCCTCTTGGATATACCGAGTTGTGTGATGAGGTTATCAAAAAGGCATAAATGGATGCTCTTTTAAAATCACCTATTTCAAAGTCCATGTTGTCTAGAAAATCATTTTTAATATATTTGTGGTATATGGATTTATAAAAATTCCATTTGTCGATAGGATCAACCAAATCTGTTTTTAGTATGGTTTCTTTTAATTTATATAAGACTTCAAGAAATTTTTCCGGCTCGGAGCAACATTTATATAGATTGGTTTGGTGTCTATTCTTATCATTATAAATAACGGTGTCGAAAATCATCCTATCATCGTCCATATAGGTGCCCATAGATCCACTAAATGGTTCTATATATGTTTTTATACCATCCTTTGGTATATTGGAATTTATTAACTCCATAAAAGCTTTACCAGATTTGCCACCAAAGTAAGAAATAACTGACATTATCTATTCTATTATTTTTTCTAATATAAAATCTCTTTTATATTTTTGTTTTAGTCTTCCTGGAACATTTTCATGTTCCATATCAATTGCTGTTATTAAATAATTATCTATTTGTTTTGGAGCTGAATAAGCTAATTTACTATTATACCAATAAAGCCCAATTTTTTTAAATTCTTCTTCTGAAATATAAGCATACCCGACTATTTTTCTGGATGATAATGGATTTGCAATTAACAAATATTGATATTCCGATCCATTACTAGGTAAGTTTAATAGCTTTCTTAGATTCAATTTCCATCAATTCTTTTCTTACTTGCATAAGAACCTTACCCAAGTTATTTTCTCCTGTTCCACAACATTTTGGACACTCACAAACTCCCCAATAGATATCGTGCCATGTATTCCCCTCAATTAATTCAGAATCCCCAGTTTCTAATAATAGTTGCTTTAAATCTTCATGTTCATAGAATTTTTTACGAACACCATAGAGCATGACATCATATTTTACGGAATTCCAATCTGCTCTTATAGATAACTCACGACCAAGTCTTTTAACATCACCCGCTGTTTTAATTTTTGAGATATACTCTCTAGCTTCTGCTACATCCATTTGTTTTAGTTGTTTGGATGTTCCTTCTCTGGTAGTTACTTTTACTTGAATAAATTGTGATTTGTTTATTTTCATAGCAACATAGAAGTGCTCCACACTTGGATATTTAATTCCTTGATGTGTTATTTCAGCTGGGTGGAAATTCGAAAGAAATCGATACCTACCATCAAATTTATCTATTATCATTTAAATTATATTTAAATATATTTTAAAGTTTTTACCAATACCAAGAACAATCTGAATAGTTATCTTCAAATTTCATTTCTTGTTCGGAGTCTTTTATCCACTTTTTAATTTCTTTTTTGGACAAATATCTTTGTTTTCTGTTTTTCATATTTCTATAATGGTGTGGAGCAGTGTGTATCCAACCACAATATTCATTGTAGAATTTTTTAACCAACCTTTCTTTTATTTTTATGTAATTTGATTTAAGTGAATCAAATTCGGATCCGCGATTAAATGTTTTCCATTGAGAAACATTTCCCTCCAATTTTCTCAAGTATTCTAACTCTTCTAAAAGAGAAAGGTATTCTTTTTCTCTTTTAAGATGTTTGTTTTCAAATTTTCTCATTTATTAAGAGACATTTTTAAACTAAAAAAGACACCTTTGTTTGGTGTCTTTTCTTTTGTGGAGGTGACCATGAACTGCCCATGGTGTCTTCCTTAGTTAATAACAAATATTCGTTTACAGGCTTGTTAAGTTTTTCTACTACTTACAAAATATTTGGTTGTTTCGTATTAAAAACACTCCAATAAAAAACTATCACTCTATTTATTCTGTTGTGATTCAGAGGAAAATTTTTAACAAGTGCTGTTAGGCAGTTGCTAGCTCATTTACCTTGAGTAAGTTGTTCTGGAGAGCGAAGATCATGTCTTCTCTGGTTCCAATTTCTGTTTTGCCGTTTACGACTTCGTTAGTTTAATTTATTAATCGGTTAAATTAACAATCCGATACCTGCATACTTACCATCACTCTACGAATCGATTCTATTACACCCCCGTATTATATGTAAATATAGGGATTATATATTCTATTTCCAAATAAATAAAAGTTTATGTGGATTAGTTAAAGAAGATATTAGATTTTTTTATATTTTCTTCGGCCCATAAAGGTTGAAAGTTTGTAAATTTATTTAATTCATATATTTCATCCTCATTTTTGGCCCAACTTATTGGAATTTTATGATCTAAATGCCATTTGCCATAATTTTCCCAAGACATTCCTTCTTTAAATTGTGATTCTAGATGTATTTTAAATTCTTCATAGGAACACCCTAATATTTTTTTTGTTTTGGAATTTTTAGAATATCCCATTTTTCTAATAGATATCATTATTAGATTTCTTATGTTTCCAGATAGTTTAAATAGTGGATCTTTCTTTCTCTTATTTTTAATTCTATTATTTATTTTTTCCTTATCTACATTTTTATAATATTTTTTATAATATTCCTTTCTTTTTTCTTTCTTGATAATACTTTCTGCAATATCTTGTTGATCTATAATTTCTTTATTCATTAGATAGAAATCTAATTTTTCCTTTTTCAGTTCATTTTTGATTATTATATTTTTTTCTCGTCTCTTTTCTACGAATTTTTTCTTCCCTATTTCATATGATTCGTATTGTTTTATACAATCTTTACAAACAGTATTATGTCCACCAGATCCATTTTTATTTACCCAAAATTCAGAAATATTTTTAGACAAATTGCATTTTTTACAAAGTCTTATATTTTTGACTTTAAATTTTTTATCATTTTTATATAAATAAAAGAAATCCATTATCTATATATTGGATTTTAAAACATACAAATTGTTCTTAAAATTGTGGATTTTTTATAGATTAATGTATTGGATATTCTTCGTCTTTGTGTAAAAGTTCAATAATATCAAATAATTTCTCATTACTTAGATTGGAGTCTCTAACCAATTTAATTATTTGTGATTTTAGAGATTTATTTTCCTCTAATTCTTCTTTAGTGTTTGTTTTTAGCTCATTAAATTTTCTTATATGTTTCATATTAAAATGGTAATTCACTATCTGAATCTATTTTGCTCAAATCAACTTCTTCATCATCTGCAAATAGACTTCCTTGTTTTTTTGTGGATCCGCCACTTATTGGTGTTGATTCACTACTTGCTGGTGGAAGTGCTTTTGTTTCTTTTTCTGATGAAGAAACCCCTCCATTATACTCAAATCTAAATTGCAAAATTGGAAATTTCTCTTTACTTTGATATAGCTCAACTCCCGAATCATATTGTGGTAGAATATCACTTTTCAATCTTGTTACCGCGTCAAAAATTTTAAGTAAGCTCTTTATTTTTTCTTTTGGGTGTAGATAAGTATAAATATCAATATCTAGACCATCATATATAACATCAGCTTCAATTCCAGTATTTTTAAATAACTGTCTAACTAGATAGGTTAAGTTTTCCATATCCGCATTCAAGTCATCTTCAGTATATCCTTCTTTAAATTCTATTTTGGACTTATCTGATTTAACTGTAATTAGATCTTCCTCGTCTTCTAATTCCTCTTCCTCATCTTCTTTTTTAAGAAGCGCTTCTATATCTTTTGAGGCATATTCTAATTCATCATCTGTTGGCTCGCGTTCAACATTTTCTTTTACATCAGGCTTTTTCTCAATGCTAGATGGCATATAATCATCATCACTCTCATCGATATGTCCGCCAAGTTCTCGTTTTCTATCATAATATCTTTTAGCTTTTAGAGTTTCTTCATCCTCTTTTTCTTTAAGATCACCATGATTTCTAGATTCCTTTTTCTTAAAAGGAACATTTTCATCACGAACAATATGTTCACCAATTAAGCCATCATTAAACTTTTCTAAATATTTCTTTATTCTCATTTTAGTTCTATTTTAATGTATTCGTCCTGGAAAACGATGTCTGGATCTATCTTATGTTTATTCATCATTACAGATATTTTTAATAAATCATTGTGTATTTCTACTAAGGGCTCATCTAATTCTATTCTCAGATATACTGCATCACTATCACCAATTAGTTTATTTGAACAAGCAATTCCAGATTTTCTAAATTCTTCAATAAATGGTTGATATTTTCTAAGAATTTCGCTATTAAATCCAATATTTCTTCTCAATACTAATTTTTCCCAATCAACCTGAACACACGACTGAGCTAGTCTTTCTAAGAAAGATATATTTTGAATCTCATCATGTGTATGCTCATTGAAATATCCGACAGATATGTTGGTACACTCTGGTATTAATTCAATAAATGCTGCTGAGTCTGTCCAAACACCTGTTGGATCTAGTGACATATTTAGTTTTCCGCTTTTATTTAATTCTTTACACAAATCTGTTCCAAATTCATTAGAGCAACAAACTCTACCACCTTGTGATGTAATAACCGATCCATATCTTTTCCTATCAAATGATACACATTTTTTAATGTGATGTAAATGAGTAGCATCTGTCCAGTTATTTGCTACTGCCCTTGATCCAATTCCACCTCTTTCTTCGCCAATAAAGAAATAATACATACCTGGTACATTATGTGCCATCATATATAACATAACAGTAACTCCTGCTTTATCATCTGCTCCCAATATAGACCCATCGGTTTGAAAAATATCATCATTTCCTTCTTTATAGGTGTGTATTTTGGTCTTTTTCTGTTCTCTATCTGCTGTATCTAGGTGTGAGGTAAACATAGTATTTGATTTACCAATAACCTTGTAATAGTTACCGTGTCTATCTTCTTCTAGTTTTGGTAAAAATTGTAAAACTTCCTTTTCGTGTGGGTTACCAGAAAAGTGTGGATAGGTTTTAGTGGTTAGTGATAAAAAAGTATTTCTAACATTTGTTGGATCATATTTAAATGCTGGAACTTCTACTCTTGTTCCTAGCTTTTTAGGTTCTCTATAATAAGAGCTATATCCACTACTGTAATTGCCACGACTATATCCATATTTGGACATTAAATCATCTCCGGTATTTTTAGTTGTGCCACTCCATTCTCCTCCATAACCATAATAGTCATCAAATTCACTATATGATGGTGTGGTGGTTGTTTTTGATGTAGTTCCCCCAGTATAAGTTGTTGTTTTCTTTGGTGTTGTTGTACCAGCACTTGATGTTGGTGTTGTTTTTCCAGCAGCATTATTATATTTCTTAATAAAATCAGAAACATGTTCATTTGGAAACATATCTGGTCCAAAAATAGATCGTATAATTCTTCCTATTTTCATACTCGACCATTTTCCACCTATTTTTACATTCCAATCAAATGGAACACCAGCAACATCAATATCAGTAATGTCTAAGTTATTATCGATGTCTGGGTTTTTTTCTAGTTCAAGAACCTTGTAGGTTATTTCGCTTTTATCCTTAGCCCAAATAGACTCTATAATGTCAAAAAATTTATCTGTAAAATTTATTTCTCCTCCCTGAGTCATAGTTGAATATTATTTATTTTTTTTTTCATAGACTATTCTTATAAAGTATTTTCTTCCAAGATTGGTTGACATGGCATAAAGTCCAGGTCCATGGCAAAAAAGCCCTTTACGATTGAAACCGATGTCTTCCATTCTGTCGTCAATTTCCTCTAACTCCTCACTATTTTTTATAATTTCCTCTATCTCATTTTCTCCTCCATTTATTATTTTATAATTTTCTCCATAATATTGTCTAATTAGGTAAAATGGGTCATTACTGATCTCAAACTCTACTAATATTTCTTTTTTCGGGTATTCATATACCTTAAATCTATTTATATTTGTCCCAGTCTCAAGTCTGTCAAATAGATCAATAAAAAATTCAAATATATTATATTTTTCTTTTGATTCTTTTTTACCAACATCATTGGTACTTGGATAATCTACTGCCATTTCAAGTGATTGTCTATTTCTTGACCAAAATTTTCCATTTTCTAGCCGATGCGATTTGCTGGCATCTTCTATGTATTTTTTTTTCTTATAGATGTTAATATATTTTTTTACTTTACCTTTTATAAAGTCGAAAGATTCGTATTCTCTAATATAATTCATACCATATATATTATTTTTTAAATTGCAATTTCGTACGCATTTTTATAATCAACCGAAACTTGTCCTGGATTCATATCTTTTGACTTTTTAACAAATTTTCTTTTACAATAAACAATTTTAGCTTGTTCGTCTTTCGGAGCCTTTGAGTTCTTTTTAGATATTGCTGCAATTTGTTTTAAAACTTGATCTGTTGGTAATTTATCCTTTATTTTGATGATTAAGTGACTGCCTGGGACACCTTTTGCGTGCATCCATATATCCTCATCATCAGCCATATTAAATGTTAGGTGGTCATTAGATTGAGCATCTTTGCCAAGAATAACGACAAAACCATCCACATCATATTTTTTGATATTTGGAAACTTATCTTTTTTTGATTCAAATAAGTTATATCTTTTTATAAATGTCATTAGATTATTAGTCTTTTATATAAGGTTCCCAGTTTCCAGCATTAAGTCCTTCTTCTCCTCTGGATTTTCTTCTTTCACTTTTTATTGGCTTTTTGAGAAGGGATATCAAGTCTTTTAGTTGAGATCCTGTTAGTTCCAATTCTATTTCATTTTCACCTTCTTTGGTATCTTGGTATATACAAAGCTTTTCAGATCTATCGATTTTATATTTTCTATTTCTTATTTTGAAAGTGATATTTTCACCATCATCTTCGAAATTTTTTAATTGTCTATCTTCTATTTGTCTTGTTAAGTATTTTAACAATCCTTCATAGTTCTTTTTCCAATTTTTAGAATCTTTAGCCATTGCTTTCTTATAAACATGTTCATTTAGACTGAAAGCTTCGAAATTGTTGATATGTTTCATTTTTAAAATGTTATTTTTTCTTTTGTATATATTAAATTTAAATAGAGTACTTTTGAAGGTGTTTGGTTAAAAATTCTTCTACTTTTTCATAATACGGGATTCTTATTAATATAGAGTTATTGTCCATACACCATTTGCTTTTTATTACATCATTTGTTCTATTTTTTAAAAAAGCTTCTTTTCCACCAAAATAGTCCACTGGTTTATAGTGTTGAATTCCATCAAATTCAATAAATATATTTAACTTAAACAAGTAAAAATCGAATCGATAGTCTATATCATCTATTTTTATCGAATGCTCTTTTATGTATGAGATATTATGATCATTTAGATAATTTTTAATTATCCTTTCTCCCTTTGATGAAGAGCAAATAGGACATCCACAATTATTGTATAAAATATTCCCAGGACTGCTTAACCATATATTATTACATAGTAAACATTGGTGTTTAATTTTTGTGTATGTGTTTGTAAATTCACCAATTAATTTTATGTCTGATGGTATTTTATTAATATAATCATTTTGAGTCATTCTTACTCCAGCACAAAATGGACATCCATGAATTGATTGTTTGAGTATTTTTGGGGATGTTTCAAATATATTATTACACACTTTACATTTATGTAATAGTTTAGTTTTATAGTTAGTGTATGCGTCAACTAATTCTGTGTTTTTCTCTACCAGAATTTTTTTATACTCTTCGTATCTTTTCTCACAACTACACTTTAGTCTAAAAAATTCTTTAGGAGACTTTTTAAAAATCTTATTACACTTTTTACATTTAAATTTAATAGGAGTTTTTGTATTTATGTAGTCGCTGACTCTTATAAATAAGGAATTTTTAATTCTTTCATCAAATTGTTCATTAGTTATTTTTATTCCTAGTTTACTATACATTTAGCAGGGGCTATTTTTGTTCTATATATAAAATATACTCTACTTCCTGAGCAAAAATAAACTCCTCTTTTTAGGGAGGAGTTTATGAAATTTGATATATTTCAAGATTAGTTCAAGTATTGAGCTGAATCTTTAACTACTAGAGTCATATATTGCTTTTGTGGGAAGAAACCTACTTCGGTTACTGCGTATCTACTTCTTAAAAGCATACGAGGTGCGAAAGTTGCTTCTGATATAACGGAAATACTCTGGGCCATAAGGTACGGCACAAATATTACACCTGGTTGATCAGGATTGTTCTTTCTTCCGATTAGGATTCTGTTGTCGTTATACTTCATATAAGGGTCAAC